AGGGTATTCCTCAAAGTGCTGCCATCCGTCACGGATGTTCTTAATGTAGAATTGCACAGTTGGTGAATATGCTAAACGGAAACACTCTTGTAGCAACTGATTATCCTTGTGAGATGAGAGAATAGACTCCTTCTCATTCTTACCACTAACATTGCTGATACTTTCTAAAATTTCATAAACTTTAATAAACGGCATAATCACTCCCCAATCTCGTAATGTTCAACACACGCAACCCAGCCTTTGTCGTAGCCTACTTCTTCGCCATCGTTGAAGCCCTCCTGTTTACCATCTTCATACCCTTCGTCGTATGTCTGTCTATCCTCATCAATAAGTCTTTCAGCATGGGTGTCTACGTAATCAGAGATTAACCCTTCAAGTAATTTCCACTCCTCTGGTGAAGATATGGTTATCTCACCTAAACTACCATAGTGTAGAATTTCGTCTAATGTCAAATTGTTAATTTTCATTTCATATTTCCTCCTAATAAAAAGCCCATAACGAATGTCATGGGCTGAGAATAACAAGCTGATTATTTGTTGTCAACATCATCAGTGAAATAATTTATTAATTTCTCACGTAACTTCTCAATACCAATATTGTGGACGTATTTGATATTGAAGTCATCAGCAATTTTCTTCAAGTAATCAATTTTATCGGTGGTGAGGATTTCGTCTACGTCGAGTTCATACGTGCCAAAGGAAGTATCCTCGAATCCAGCGGATTCATCCTCATCCTCACCGAAGATTGCACGAATGATTTCATCCTTGGACATAGATTCCATGTCCTCCTTGGTGAGTTCGAGTTCTATAGGGGCAGGATACTTTTCTGAGTAATATTCTTCCCGCTTGATTAAACGTTCCTTAATCTCATCAGAATCAAACCAGAACTCCTTACCATCCAAAGCCTGATTAATTTCCTCTTGAGTCATAAACCCTTCATAACAAGTTGATAGAATTTTACGTGCAGTCCGTCCATTCATAGCACTAAACTGTTCTAACCCCTGTGAAGATGAATAATAACTATTCTGACTCGTGTGGATCATCATCTCAGCATAATCACCAACCTCAACTGTATCACATGCCAGCATAATTGGGCCACCTGCTGAGAATGCAGTTCCTGCAAGCACGCAATGAAAGTGTGCGGGAGAGTGTTTGATGATGTGCAAGACTTCAGCCATTGTAGCAGCGTTACCACCCATAGTAGATACATGAAGTATTACATCGTCACCTTCCTTAGCCATACGAAGGGTGTCCAACTCCTCTTGCCAAAACTCAGGAGCTGTGATGTCACGGTCAAATTTAACAGTGTATGTGTAGTTCTTAGGGACACAATTCGTCCGAAGGGCGATGTAAGGTTCTGTGTGCATAAATTCTCCTTAAATAAAGCACATCCTTGTGCAAAGTTAATTACATAGCTTCTTCAAACAAGGCCACTACCAACTTAGAGAGTTCCGACCGCATATTATCAGCGGCTGACATCTCTACATAGCCTATATTTTCAATCTTACTGTAACGACCTTCGTCATCAATATCGGTAACAAGGTTGACAAAGAAAGAGAATCCATCTTCACGTTTTCTGTAGGCGTATCTCTGTCTTTTATCTCCAAGGACTACAACGCTCGACCCTTCACCAACTCGTTCCATAACTAACTTCAATATTGGCGGGGATAGTTGCTGACTTTCATCAATAATAATCAATGTATCGTCGAACGTGGCACCTTGTATAAAGTTAGGAATAGCAAAGTTAATCCTCCCTCGTTTCTCTTCCATTTCAAGCTTAGCTTCCGACATAAATTGTGAGAAAATACCCCTACTCGCCCGAAGGTGAATTTCCAGTTTCGAAGCAGCATCCCCTGTTAAATACCCGATTGCATCATCACTACTATCCGTGGGACTTTTTATAAATAATATACGTTTATACTTACCAGCTTTCAGGTCACGTAACCCCTGCCAAATTGCTGTGGTCGATTTACCACATCCAGACGAGGCCGATACTATTGTCAGTCCGTTCTCGACCATAGAATAGACAATCTCTTTTTGTTTCTCCGTAGGCTTAAACCAGTCTAGCTTATACTCCTCGTTATTCACAGCACGCTCAGACATAATCATTTCGGTGCCACGTTGAGTGCGAGATTCATGGCGGTCTTGGTGTGGAGACGCTTTACTTTTAGGTTTACGATTAGCATGTCTGGTAACAGTCATTAAACTCTCCTAGGTTATTTATCTTTCTTGATGGAATCAATATCTAACGAGATAAAACAATAGAACGCAATTATCAAACTGACGACAGCATTCTCTCCAGAGGAGAGGTTACCGTTTGGCATAATGTCAATGTACTGCCAAGCAAAACTAGATAAAAGGTTAGTTACACCGACTACCCAATACGCTACTGTCCAAAATGTGCTCATGTTCCCTCCTTATATTTTAGTTGTCACCCTGTGGAATTTATTATCTTCTTTTATTCTGTTTGCAATGTCTACCAATCTACTGGTAACTACATCACTTTGTCCTTCTGATAAACACATGATTCTATCAACAATAGCACATTGCCAAGCAGAATGAGCTTCCATTTCACTATTAAATACTCCAAGTCGCTTACCTGAGCAGGTGGCCATGTACCTCCCACCTTCTTTTCTACACACTCCCCTAGACAAACCTGACTTTGATGGTCTTGCGGCCAGTAGTGTATTTATTGCACCATTTATAAATATGCAAGTATTTTCACTATATACCTTGTTTCCTCCGACAAGTAAATCCTTATCTAGTTGTTTTCCTTCCCAGTCCTGAATTTCCATCCAAGACTTGAATCTGGAAAATATTTTCCAAGTTTCATCTACACTACATCCCACATATGTTGGATACTTTTTCTGATAAGGTTCATAATAGCATCTCCTAAGCATGTCGCTCCAAGTAGAATAATACGGACAATATCTTACGTCGTAATCGGCATCATTGATACCTACACCAAATACAGGTTTTCTCTTGGAGCAAATAGGACACTCACTAGGTCTCTTTAAGTAATTAGACAAATTATCCCACTCTACAAGTTTATGTACTGAGCATCTACCAAATACTTTAGTCCTACTTATCCCATTAAAACTAGAAGAGAATCCATGAAATACCTTACCTTTTGCATCACATCTCCGTTTTGCAACTACAGTAGCTTGCCTTTCGTCATAGTAAGGATGCGCAGAACAACTACAAGGAATAACACCTCTTTTCCAATGATTCTTCGGTTGTATGAAAGGTTCGTTATGTAGTTCTACATCTTTTGAGCATATACTACAACTTATTGTAAGATATATTATACCATCAACATTAAACTCATCTATTACGGATATAATACTTCCTTTCTTAGTCAACATTACTGGATACTTTATGTCTAATTGCATTTAAACCCTACCCTCTTCTGAATCCACCCGTATAAAAATTTTTCTTGGGACTCCTTCTTGATTGCCAGACTAATATAATGATACCCCTGCATAACATTGAGCATATTGTGCAGCACCTTCTCACCTTCCTTACCACGTTTGCTTAAGTATGCTCGCAATGCGGCACACGTCCCACTACCAATCTTCCCATCTTCGGCAATATCCTTGTAGAAGGTTTGCTGGTTGTTGAGAACATTCAGTAACTGTTGTAACCAAAGACTTGGCATTCGCGGCCCTATGTTTACAGAACTATCAAACATTTCCTGAGCTATCATCTGCGACACCTCTGCCACTAAGTTGAATTTCGGTGTAAGGTAATACTCATCTACATACAGATCCTGTGCGAATTGGAGTGGCATAGTTCGCATATTCCCATCCCAATTATATAAGTGCCATAATTCCTTCTTAGCTAATGCAGCTTTCTCCGTCACACCAAATTTTGTCTTGCCACCACTATCTTCCTTGATATTAGTGTATTCCTCACCTTCGTGGTCGATAGTGGTATCTACAAACTTGCGAACAAATTCTGGTGCGTTATTATAACTATTAAACATTAAAATTCCTCTAAGTAAAAGATATCGTCGTAAGTGTATTCTTTTGCTTCATCGGTGTCATGGTAATTGTCACCAACGAATTCATCACCATCCCAATAAATAGTGCGATAGTATCCCCCATTCAACAAATCTTCAATATCAAAGAACTTCCAGTATACACCAATATGCCGAATCTGCTCAGGTGTATGCTTACGTAAATCGAGGTAGTCACCTTCCTTGAATTCAATATCACGGCATGTTAGTAACGTTTCATCTTCGTCGTAAAGATAAACTTCTTTGAACCAGTGTTTACTGAAGGAAAATATCTCTCCTGTGTCACACTCTACATATATAAGTCTATCATTTTCTACTACTAAAGGACAACAGCCTCTCGCCTCATACACTTTCCCTTCAGTCAACCATTGGGAGATACTCTTGTGACCTTTCAAATCCGCAACATACACTTTCTTCGAACGTGGCGAAGGTTGTAGCAGTGGAGAGGTGTCTTCGTCATATACTAAAGTCCCGACCATTGCCGTAGGGTGCACATGACCTTCTAGGTGGATAACATAATTGTTAACCTTATTAAACTTTCTATGTAACATAAACCATCCTTTTGTTAATTAATATTTAGTGTAAGCAGGACACATCCTTGTGTCAAGTGGTTATAGGTCGAAATCTAAATTTAAGTCCTCAGTGTCGTCCTTAACAGCACCAACCTTGTAAGACGTAATTTGAATCTCTTGAGGTAGTGCCATCACCAGAGTGCTGTCAATATACTTGTCCATGTAAGGTAATGGGTTCTTGGTCACTACTTTGAAGTCGAATGGAATATTCAATGCATCATACACGGGTTTTGCCATGTAATAGACATAATCCTTTAGTAACGTAGCACCTAGTCCGATAACCTGACGACCTTCACTGAACAAATAATCTGTCCAATCTTCTTCCTGTCGAATAACACTATCCAAGATTTCCTTAAGTTGTTCCGTGAGGAAAATCATCTCAATCTTCCATTCGGGGTCTTGTTTAAGGATGTTCAACACCTCATAATCCATACGCCCGTGTAATACTTCATCCTTGCAGATTAATGTCACTAATTGCCCAATACCTTGGAACACGTCAGTCTCTGTAATGGCGAATGTTACCGCAAAACTGGACATGAACGAGATAGCTTCTAGTGCAAACAGTGCCGTCATTGTCTTAATGATTGCCTGTTTCTTCTGCTTCTGTGTAGCATTAGGTGATAAGTTTGTAATTTCATCGAACGCCTTCACAATAGGTTCAAGTCGTCGAATAACATTAGCTTCATTATACAAATCTTCCAACATATCGGACGGATCTGCAAACGTCTGCTTAATGATATGCGAATACGTCCGTGCATGAATCACTTCAAAGAACGTTTGTAATGTAACCAGATTCAACAACTCACTATTGGAGATATACTTACCAAGAATCTCTACAATACTACGACATGCACAACTATCGGCAGATGTCTGGAACATAATGGTCTTCACCATCAAATCCCGTGTATCTTTAGGGACATTGAGCATGTCCATTTTATCTTGCTCTAGACCAATTTCATATTCAGACCAAATCTGGGATAATTGTTTCTGATATAAATCCTCCAGTTTAGGATATTGTATGTTGATGGTATCAATAACACCCAACTGGTCACCTAAGAACAGCGGGTAACCTTTTTCATAACCTTTATTGTTTGCATTAAATTTAGTAAAACTTGTCACATTCCCTCCTACTTATAAAGAGGGGATTTCTCCCCCTCACAACGTATTATAATTTACAGCCACCACTGTCACATCCACCAACTTCTTCCACCACTTCAGCGGACTTAAGTGTATCTTGGTAACTACCACCGTTATAGTCACGAGTGTTGATGTAATACATACTCTTGTTACCAAGTTTAGCTTGAGCAACCCACTCTTTCATCAGCTCAGATAACGGTTTCTTCTCGTCTGCATATTGACTTGGGTCAAAGTAGTAGTCTGCGCTGATACCTTGGTCAGTCATGTCTTGGATAACAGAATAATACTTACTTAGGGTGATGTTGTCAACTTTCCAAGCAGACTTAAATTTACTATCATCAAACCATTCACAAATATACTGCACCAAGCCTTTACGCGATTTATTGTTAATCACTTTATTGCGTTGAGGGTATAACCCTGACGTTGCATTAGAGAATGTAGCAGAGCTTGCAGTGGGCATATGTGCAACTAACACACTATGCTTACGTTGCTTGCCACGTAGAGCTTCCCAATCTAACTTCAAGGGGTGCTGGTTGATACGTGTATCTACTGGTAACCAGTTTAAATCCACACCTTCAATCTCATACCCTTCTTCTGCTGCAATCTTCTGTGATGCCTTGAGTAAGTAGTAGTAATGACGTTCAGCCAGTTCACTCACTACTTCAAGTGATTTCTCACTACCGTCATAATCTAATCCCTGTTTGTATAGGTAGCCAGCCAACCCTGTAATACCCACACCAACACTCCTACGCATTTTAATTTTAGCTTCCAAACTCTTACTTGGCATTACAGCTTTGTCGATCATCACATCAACTGTGCGTAATACGGTTTCTGCAACATCTTCGTATTCAGACTTGTCTACGTTCTGCACATTGATTGCAGATAGCACACAGAATGCTGTCTCACCTACACTATTATCAGAGTATAAGTCCTTAATCCCTGTGTATGCTTTAGTTGGTAAGCAGATTTCTTGGCCTTTAGTTTTGAAGTCGCTACACTTCTTCCGTAGTTCCCTACGTTATCGGACTATATCATCAACCACTTGGGTTGCTTTGCGCTTCGAGGCATACTAATACCCCTACACCTATAAGGTTAGTCTCTACACCGAATTAACGGCTCTTGATTAGCTACATAGCTTCCCAAGAATTCACATAGTTTTCATTACATGTCGCCACATAATGCTGCACCATTTACAGATTTGATAAACTAATTCTATCTGAGAACGGGGTATGTTCATTAGCTCGTGATACGTTGAAACAATATACACGCCCAGTTTCGTTACGTGCAATTAAAAATGTCTTCAGTAAGTCCCTAGCCTTCACTACAACGTGAGGTAAGCGATTAGCCATGTCCTTGTAGTCAGCTAGTGTCGTTTGTGGCTTATAGAACGCCTCATGGGCTTCTGGTGCATTCTTAAGACTAAACAGATACCAGTCATCGCCTTTAACCACAGCTTCCAAGAATGCGTTATTGTAAGCCATACTGTAGTCAATCTTATCCAGACGAGTTTCTACGTCTACACGCTGTGTTTTCCACAAGCAGATTTGTTCAGCTTCTGGGTCAATGCACTTAAATGTAACCGTAGCACTTCCTCCACGTGTAATCTGTGTAAATAATTTTACTGCCGTGTCTACAGAGGCATACAGACTGTGCTTACCTAAGTGATCAACTGCCCCGCCTTTAACTGGGTCACCTTTGGAACGTGTATCCAACTCCACACCGATACCACTTTTCTTGCTAGTGAATAAAGCACTTAGGTGTGTTGCAGTAAGAATGCTATCAACACTATCGCCACCTGTGATTACACAACAACTGATGGTATTAAAGTCATTATTTCGCACACCGTTTAGTGCAGGTGTTGGCAGGTTAATCTTACCTTCAATGATACCTCTAGCCAACTTACGTGCTGTTTCCGTATCACCATGAAACCCTAGACCAATACCCATTGCACCGATATGAGGCGTCTCAATCACCTTACCGTCTAACTTACGAGAGTATTTATCTGACCACTGTTTAATTTGCCAATATTCAAGCTTATTGTTATAAATTTCCTTATACCACGCTTCCCACTCAGGGTTGTATGGAGGTAATGCCTCTTTACTCCAAACACCCTTTTCTAACATGAAGTTGTAGATATCCTTAAAGCTACCAGAGTCTCGGATACCATATGAATCTAAAGTTTTCCTGATACGTGCATGTTCAAGACGGGCAGCAACCCGAGAATATTCAATTTGTTCTTTATCCAAACAAACGTTAATCATTGTCTGGTGGATATCAGATGTCTTTACTTTATCGGGTAATCGCTTATATGTCTCAAGTGAGATTTCACTCCAGTTACCGCCAGTTTTAGTGGCATACTCAGCCCAACGATTTAACTTCTCAGGCGAAAATTCTTGTTCACTACCGTCACGTTTTACTACTGTTTTAATAATACTCAACTACTATTCTCCTTATTATAATTCTGTATCAAACTCTGTCCACTGACTCTCATAACCACTTTCATCCCACATAGCATTACCAATGTGTTCATTCTGCATCTTCAGTCGCCACTCTTCACCTTTATACCCTAACAATGTGTGTAACTCAAGCTGACTTGTGTCCACCCACTTATCTTCTGGAATACCCAGTTCCTGTGCGAAGGAACCCTCATACTTTTGTGGCTGCAATGGTTTTCTATTTTCAGCATAAATCATCTATACAATCACCTCTTATGTTAGTTGCCGAGATTGATATTATAGCGGATTGCCCTCCGACAAACAACCCACTATTCGTAGTATTTTAAGGAATTTGAGATTATAAAATTAACCTCATTTAACGTAATACTTTTAACTCCAGCGGTAAGGTTGGCGACTCGTTCTACTTCATTTGCTACAGAGTTTAGTAAGTTTACATCCCCCTTAACATATAAGCTGGAACTCTCAGTAAACTCTGTCAAAGTGATTACTTTACCCGCACGTCCTCCAACTCGTCGCATCACAAAATCGTGATCATCTGGCGCACCTTTTGTTAGGTAAGATTGGTACTCTAATTTATCCCTGTTGCCACATTTGTATACCTGAAACACGCAAGGTACTTTATAACTCTGTCCTTCAAGTAAGAAGGAGTCTAACGGTAATACTTCTTCGTGAACCAAACAAGCTGACTCGGTAAGATTACTATCAACAAATAGTTCCTTCATAAATGTTCTGGGTAATATGAATGCCACGTATTGAGCTCCTAAGTTGAAGCTGTGGTTTATGAACTTAACTGCCAAGCTACTTGCGAACCCAAATGGTGGATTACCTACCACAACCTTCCCAGATAAGTCTCCTTTATAGGACAACCAATCCTGTTTAGTAATAGCGCTACTCTTAGGTTCGATATCATACATTGTGATATTCTCTCTACCTATACCCCATACACCATTACCAGCCGAAGGTTCTACGTACTGATAGTCATGGCCTATTAGTTTGTCCAATACACTCCAACAATGTTTAACTACTTCTGGTTTTGTATAGTACTGGTCTAAGGCGTTCTTCTTACTCATGAAATACTACCACACCATCTTCGCGAACATCGATGTTTTCTAAACTGAGTACCAACAATTTCAGGTTAGTTGCATCTTCAAAGTCAACAAAAATGACCCCATCACAAATAGGTTCTAGGTATTCGTCCACAGTAAGTCCGTTCTTATTACGGGATGCACCTTTAGTAAATGATGGTGCCAAATCAAAACGTTTCCCTGCTGCACAACATACCTTCCACCGCTTACCCTCTATGTTCTGCAATACAACCATACCTTTATCAATGTGTAGCACACTCAGGTCTGGAAACTCATCAGCAAGAATAAAAGGTATCACTTGTGCCAGAGCTTGTTTGTTACAAACTAACCCCTTTCCAACTGCACCCGTTAAGTGGTGTTTAATATCCAAATCTAACCAATTTAATTTCATAACCCCTCCTTGCTCACAATTAACACCTCGTCAGTCTTATGCTCACTTTTTCTGAAACTACTATTAGAGTAATCGATATTCAAGTGGTACACATCATATCTCTCGTTACCCGCCAACCACTCTTGAATCTGAATATGTTCAACCCCTCGGTTGGAGAATATATTTGACATTACAATCTTAAACCCTAAGTCATGTAAATAATCAGCATACTCAAACAGTGTTTGGTTGTCGTTCTCTGTCCAGCCACCACACTCTTGGTAGACGGCTGTCGTGCCAAAATAGGGGCTATCGATGTAAATTACAACATCGCTTTCCTTACCTTCATATTCCTTCTTGACTAACTCTAACATGTCTGCGAAATCGTGATTGAAGAAATTAATGTCTTGGACAAGAGCATTGTGTCGTTTGATTCTTTCTAGGTCTAGCCTTTGTCTCTCGCCATAAGGGACGTTAAAACCTCTACTACTCCAACGCATCATATTACTGTTTGAGCGATATTGCAACAACAATAGTTTCAAAGCTGATGGCCTGTCATTGTAATCCTGTCGCAACCTTAAATAATCCTCCTTGGTTGCAGCATATGAGTTGTTGACACCCTCGATGTAGTCATATTCCAAATCGTCCCGTTGCAACCAACAATGTAATTCGTAAAGTGGTGTCAACTTATCGTTAGCTAATATCCCCTTGAACTCGCCTTTTGCAGCACAGTTGAGTGCTACTGTCCCTGAGCCTGTAAACAGATCTATCAAAGTGCTGCGACCTGACAGGTGTGGGTAGATATTGTCAAATAATTTACGTTTGTTACCTGCCAAGTAAATAGCACTTTGAATCGTCATCAATCCTCCTGCTGTCAATCACTTTCCATCAAACATCATGAAATAGGTATCAGAATCAGCCATGCTATCCACAATGTTACGGTCAGGCTTTTCTGCATCCACACGCCTATCTAATGCTGCCATACCTTTCTCGTAGAATTCCTTAATACCTATATCGTTAATGTTCTTCATAACACTTATATCTAACCCCGATAACGTGAGAATTTCATTCTCCACATACACACGTTCCATAAAATGTTTCTGTTTAGGGTTGAATACAATGTCACCATTACTATCTACGTGACTCACTTCATTACGCACGTTACCAGTGAACACAGTCGTCTCATACACCATATAAGGTCGGTCACGGTTACGCACTAGGGCATTCTTAGTCACGTAGCACATGTCTGTTGGTGACACTTGAAACCCTAACATAAATAACACTTTTCCAATGTGCGGATTACCATTTGCGTCCTGTAGGACATTTGGTATGAGTGAGGATACGAACTCAACTACTTCCATTGTTGTGCTGCACGTTTGGGAATTCTTACCTTTCATATTTTTAAAATAGCTCAATATACACCTCTTATTATAAATTGCAAATAAACACTTATATACTACTTGGTATGGTTGGATAACAACTGGCGGTGTTGAACCCAACCTTTCAGATTACCTGACCAGTAGTTCAAATCCCTGTCTAGGTGTGTTACGCCTTTTTCAGTGTGATTGTCGCCAAACACTTCATATCCAGCTTCATCACAATCTTCTGCAAAAGTCTTTCTCATTGGTGTTGCAGGATGTTCGAACGGTGAGGCATGGATCTTACTTCCACCAACACCCAATCGCTCATACACACTCATCGCCTTGTCATAAGTATTGTCAATATTACGGTAACTAACTTGAGCACAGCAGGACGATGATACCAAAATAGCTTCTTCTTTACTTAAATATTTTGCTACTGAGTTATCTTTCTCGTCACTACCTTGCACTTCTGATACGTAGTGTAAATCCCCTGTTACTTGGCATCTTTGGTGTTCGACATAAGGTGTATGCCATTCTCCCGCACTAAGTAACTCTGGCTCACTTTCCTTCATAGCTTCATACATACATTTTGCCAACTCTTGAATCTCTGGTTGCGCATCGGCATCTAACCGTAGCCAGAAGAAATTCTCAAACTCAGTTGCTGTCAGCACAGTTTTCATCATCTGAAATGGTTCGAGTAGTCGATTAACAATTTGCTTGTGGTAACCAGCAACCTCAAAGCTTTCTGCAAAATCTGCAACACATGAGGCTATATAAGACCAAGCTTCATCCCTCTCGTATTTATAAATAATACCATCACAATCCAATAGAACTAAGTTACTGCACTCCTCCTTAGCTTGCATACCCGACTGATTCTTACCCCAATGAATAGGTGTTGCAGGACTGTCCTTAACTTGCTTAATCATCTTCTTGATAGGAACAGCACGGCTACTCATAGCATTACGAGAGAATAATCTGTGAGTCATGATCTCTCCGTGAATGTAGCGATGGTATTCCAACTCAAAAGTTGTGATACGGTTACCAGCAGCGTTAATACTGTCTGCAACAATTCGTGCTACAATTCCACCTTTACCTTCTTTTACTACTTTATACAAATCAGACCCCTCCAATAAATTCAATAATCCAACCAACCGCTGTGAACATCATCATACCAACGCCTGTCATAAACATCAAGGATAGTTGTGTCATAAATGACAACCATTTCATTGATTCAGTAAGTTTCACTGCCACTGACAGAAATAGGTAGAATGTGATTAATACTTGAATTTCAATTGGTGTCAAAATCAATACCTCTAAATAAGTTCTCGGACAAATCTACTACTGCTGACAACTCCTCTTCCAGTTCGGAACATTCTTCCTCCTTTCCATCTTGATAGCAAATGGTGATTTCATTGTTGATATCGCGTGTTGCCCTGAACAATGAGTTACTTAACAACTCCATTTGTTCCCATGTCAATGTAACATTGAAACTATTGATCACTCTCATCCTCCTTCAAATCCAATGCCACACACAATTCCTTAATCAGTGAGAATGCGTCTACACACTCTAATTCAATTGGCTGACCATCAATCTCAGTGATGGTGCTGCTATTGTTAAAGTGTAGACACTCTGGGTCAGGTAATTGTTGGTAGCTATTATACTTCAGTAGCAAGTGTTTTACAAACGATTGTGTATCTTTATTCATACATTTTCCTCTTTCAACTTATTCAATACATCCTCAAGGAATTTAATCAACTCAGCCTGATTCTCTGCTGTGGCATATAGTTTGCCGCCTAGGAATTGAGCCGAATTTGAATCACCTTGTGTGAGGATGATTACCTGCCCCTTACGGGCGAATGTTAGGTTGTCTGGCATTTAATTCTCCTTAGTAGGCACGTCCTTGTGCTATGTAATACTACAGACCGTAACCTTTAACAATCTGAATACAGTGGATACCTACTACAGTTGATACGTTAGGTAAGTCAGTAGGCTCATGCACCAATACTGTTTGCATCGGGTTAGCATTAAACCCTAAGTTACCCGCATACTCAACGCCTTTCTGGCTAATACCGAAGAAACTGCCATTCAGAACATAATCACCACAACCATAAATCTCACTGTGATGGCGATCACCAATAACGATACGGTCAATCCACTTCTTAGTGTTATTCATGCGCTTCTCTTTCAAGTTCTGCATGGCACCTTCACCTTGACCTTTCAATTCGTAACCATGTTCATAGACAGTGGTCTTCCCATAGATTTCATAGGTTCCGAAAATACCTTCTGGCAAAGTAAATGTCACGTGGGTAAAGTTCATCGTCTCTGCTAAGAGTTTCCATGCACTATAGATGGCATAGTCCCAACCATACCGTCCTTCATAAAAATTACCCATACCTTTAATGGTGGATGATAAATGGTTACCCTGAACTCCGTGGAAGTCTACAGGAATGCCTAAACTAAAAATGGGCAATAGCACTGACTTCCATACCTCAGTAATGCAATTTACCATCTGTTCCGCATTACCTGTGTCTGTAGAGATAGCAGATTGGATACCATGCTTATCATTACATTCGCAGTTATCTCCGAGAGCAGTAAATATGAGGCGTTCTGGGTTTACCTGCTCAATCTTCTTCAGCACTTCCTGCCCGTAATATTTCAAAGTCCGTTTTGCTACCTCGGTATTATAGTGTTCGGTAATCTTCCCTATCTGCAAGTCTGAAAAAAGAATCTCTACTGTTCGTACCTTCTTTTCGCTTGGTAAAGTGATTACGGGCTCCACTTTGAAATTGACTAAATCCTTGACAACATCTTGCATAACTGAGGCGAAATCGTAATCTTCCGCACCTGCGGAGTCAAACAACTCCCGCTGAACCTTACGCAACTGATTATTACTACGCTGTGCAGCACGTAATCGCTTAGCTAAGTTAGATACCGACCAGTCAGGATTTTCGCATAGTAAGTCTAATTCTTGCTGAGTTAAGTCGGCCAAGTCATCGTCTGTGGGATTGGAATTAGTGTCACACACAACCTCACCCAACAATCCATTCTTCACCCACGACCTTATAGTACTCTCCCGTGACTCTCTCTCCAACACCAAACGTGCTGCCTCACGAACACTAACACCACTTTCTAATAGGCGCTTTACTTCCAACTGCTGTTCTGTGTAATTCAAATCAAATCTCCCCTTTCTGACTATTCATAATAATCCACATTATTGCGGCTGATACACTCTTCACACGCTTAACGATATTACCCGCCTCATTTACAATGCAGATTCGTCCAAATTGGTCACGTTTGCTTAATGTTTTAAATTTCATTTACTGCCTCTACCCTCCCATCTGTAAAATATATGTTTATCGACTCGTGCAACATGCTTCATATTCCCGTCAACCCAGTATGGTGTAACACTTGTTGCATGATAATGCGTTGCACCCTGAGACATCTCCTGCACCAATTCCTTGTTCATGAACGCATACTCAGCAATCTTATACAAACGTTGCCATTGTTCAACATTCTTCACTTCCTTGTAGATTAAATCTATCGTCCAAGAGAATTGCTTATGTTGAAACACCACCTCACACGCTTCATTAGGAAACCTACGGTCATCTATACGATTCAGCAAAACAGACATTACCATAAGGTTGGCGATCGATGACTCTGACCTGCTTTCTCGGTATAGATTCAACGTGGCACATTGCACGGAGGACAACCTCGCTGCCTCAATCAAATCAATGGGTGGTGGATTGAACCCACGATACTCCTCATTACTAGCGGCAACGTTAGCTGAGTAAATTCCAATCAAGAATGTTAGTAGCTTAACTGATGTAATGAGGATGTATTTCAATATTATTTCTCCTTGTTCAAAAGTTTAGTGTAGCATTCCCTACGAAGCTTCTCATTTGAGTATTCTGCTGGTGCGAACCCAGCTTTCTTCAACTCAGCTTTCTGTTTAGCTACAGTTTGCTTCATCTTAGAAATAACCCCCTTCTGGGTTCTGGCCTCTTCTAAAGTAACACCATAACGTTGAGAATATGTCAGAACTGAGTGGCAGTCAACACATAAACACTCAATATCATCATGTGTCACACCAAGAATACTCTGAGCAAATGGTAATACATCATCTAAAGTTTGTAAAGGGTTTTCTCCTTTTTTGTGGTTGATCTCAATCTCCGACAATTTGAATGGTAGAAGGCACATCTCGCACTCAACCAACCATTTAGTCCTTGTATTAGGATTAGTGTCTGGGAAAGTTCTGTCATACAGATATGATAACTTAGTTTTGTGCTTCATCCATACGCTTCGGATAGCGCTACGTAATTGTGTGCAGAGTTGCTTCTCTGTCATACTCCCGTCAGGATTCAAACCTTTCCACAACTCCTGTCGCTTCTTCTCACGTTTTGCAATTTCTTCTTTAGTCGCTACTACCAAGACATTCTCCCGTTGATTCACGTATCACTTGCACTTTACTCTCTACTGAAGAAAGTTCTTCTACTTGTATATCTGCATCTTTCGGTATGATCAGTGCCGCCCTACCTGTTTCGATATAGGTTTGGTATATACCATTAAAGGTTCCGTGTTCTATACAATTTTCCCACTCCCCATCACCGAGTCGAATAACTAATACTGACATTGAACCTCCTTAAGAATACTCGTTACTAACCCACTCTTCCCAATCAAAATCACAAGAGTCATCTGTTTTGCAGCAATCTACATCCTGTCCGCACTTAGGACAGCAGGGGAGAGATATTGTCACTTTAGCTCCTGCTGGAAACTGTAATGCGGTTAATGTCAGTTTGTTCATAAATTCTGAACCAGTGTCCCCATCAGAACTTACTTTCCACCTAGGCTTAACTTGGTCACAATCCTCTCCATCATATAAATCAGGAGACATCTCAGCCCACATAGTGTTTTTGTATTGTAAAACCATCCTGTACCCCCTTTTTTAATAAACATCCGCCATTCCTTTAAGTTTGGCTCCAACACCAGTGATCTTCTTGAACTCCTCCCCAAGAACCTTAATATTGTTATACCAGTCCGCGTCCATTTCCTTTACTGAGACATCCTTTACTTTGTAACCGATTGTCCAATATTCTGGCTCTGAGTCATACCAAGGTGACATAAACTCCATGCCTTGTTCCTCACACCATAATGCTACGTCTTCACCGCAGATTTCATAAACTGCCTCACCAAGACGATTGCCAACAATCATACCGCCGCTAATATCTACGCCCATAATTACCCTCCAAAACTAATGTGAACGAAACTAAATAACCACAATAATAACTCAATCACAGCCCAACCAACTACTCCACAAAATATCGCTGCTGCAATAAAGAAACTATCCCACCCTCCGCCTATGTATCCACGTTCTTTATTTCCAAAACTCATACCATCTCCTCTCTAGCTTAGTCATCTTAGTAGTCACCCAACCTTCTTCTTGACAACTTCTACAAGGTGAGAACGTTCCTATATTACAATTAAACACTGCATGGTTAACCTTACACACTGAACACGGCATATTATGTGTAGCAACCATTCCGCTATCACGCATGAACATGCGGATCTGAGGTAGTTCCCTACAGAAAACTTCCACATCGGAATAATCTACAAATCTCCTACCATTGGTGTGGTGGGCTATGTAATTACCTTTGTGGCACCAAGGCATATAGTTTGCAGATGTAATTGTATGAGTGACCTTAGCACTGGATATCACATCCTCAATCTCATTATTACAACTCATCGGGTTTAACCTCCTTATTTAAGGGGAAAAGGTAAGTAACTGTAACACTTCCAGTGTATAAGTTTACAACCTTATAACCTTCCCACTCTAACGAAGCACCACACATTACCTCCCCTGAGTATGTCTCCCCGTTCCCGTTATAAAGGTCTATCAGATTATCCTCGGTGTTCCATGTAATATCGTATTCAGTTTCTAACCAGACACAATCTTTTACTTCGATTAATGGTAAGCCTTCAGTTTCAAGTATAAACCGTTTAAGTATGTCAACTTTATTACCCATAGTTACTCTCCTATCAAATCAATTTTCCGCTGCTGCCACGCAGCCACCCCTTCCTTATCACGTGCATGTAACTTTTCCATATCCTTCAATAACTGGACAAGTTCAATGTTACGCTGGATAGCGTCACCACGCAATGCCTCCGACACTAATTCACGTATTGCAACACCCCCAGACGCTTCCGTAAATTCAGGGTGTTGCTTGACATACTCCCGTAATAACATTGTAGTGCTACGAGGAAGTCCTACCGTGAACCAGTCATAAATCTCTGCCACGTATCCTCCTGTTTAAATAAGCCACACTCAAGTTTAGCATGGCTATTGTGTATGTCAAGTAGTTATTGATAAAGTTTATCAAACTCACCAATCTGCTTTAACAAGTCCAAGGCTTCATCCTTACGTGCAGTCTTATCGGCAGCCTTACCAGAATTATCAGACAATAACTCAACCACCTTATCTACCAAATCCTTATATTCTACAACAGCTTCATCTACTTCTGGATGACCTTTTAGTTTGCGAATATGGTTGTTGGTTATCTTGGAGTAATCAACCTTGAATTTGTCTAATAAGTTAACTACCGTAGTTTTATCGTCTTTCCCTTCGAGCATATAAGCCAGTTGGAAATGTTTCTGCAAATATGACAAGGTGTCCTCGACCACTTCCGTCCCATCCCAAGCAGTGTATTTCAAACCTTTTGGAAACCACTCGTAGTATTTGTCAACTACTTTTTGCCACACTTCCTTGGAGGTTTTTAAAGGGGAGAAATCTTTGTAGAAACTTTCATCCCCATAACCTTTTCCGTAGTGGGTAAAATCATCAGGTAAATACTTACGTGGGCTGTACTCGTCTGCTGTGTCTGACATAAGGCATTGATAGGCAAAAAACTTACTACCAGCACCTTTTATACTACCTTTGTGCATTTCAAGCAAACCAACATCTTCATCAAAGTCCTTGATTAACCAACACTGCGGGTTGTTAAAATGGAATGACTTTTCCCAATCAAATAACACACCACGTTTAGACTTAGCATCTTTGTCAGTTGCAGCCTTGACTACCTTAATCTTAGTTCCTGTGGCACGTGCATGATCGTATGCTCTTGCTGCCACTGCATCAACCACTTCATCGGTTTCAAACAAGGGGGGTGCAATTACTGTATCATAGTTATCAATAATATGTTGTCGTGCCTCTTTAAGTAGAATAGGTCGGATGTCATTCCGATCACTTTTATACTGGTGAGGCACTAATACACTGTGTCTATGTGTTATACCACTACCCAACACTGGACGAACTTTCTTCAATCTTGTTTGCAATAAACAAGCTTCTATCCACTTATCAATGTAATACTTACAGACTTCCAAAGAGTTATCAAACTTGATGCCGTCAATAGTTGCACCATTTTCATGCTTTAACCTCTTGCAAGGTGTTACCTCAAAGTCTGCCATTGTATAAGGTGAAAGTCCCGCAATTTCACGTTCAATGTTCTTATCATACAGAACACTGCCGCTTCCAATCTTATCTCCCTTAGTGGCACCCTTGAACTCAGTCTTGTTTTTGTATTCCTGTGTTTCCTCAAACACTAGCTTCTTATCTGTAGTATCTTCTTTTTTAAGTAGCTTAACAACAATATAATCATCCTCTACACTTGATGCGCACTTAAATGGAATCCCGTCAAAGTCTCCCCACAAAACTGCATTTTCGTCAACTACGTCAAAGAAGTTGTCTTTTATTTGTAGCGGTAACAGAATATTATTGTCCTGCTTACTTCTAATGAACTTGTAACCTGAAGATGTGTCCTCATAATCATACTCATCTTTCGTGGTATTATTAGTATCCACTTGAAATTTAAATGTCATCTATTCCTCCACTAAATCTATAAAATAGTTAGCACCTTGTTTAATCTGGCAGAATTCTCCGATGAACCAGCCTTCCTCATCAACCTCGATATTTCTATTGCTGATAGCGTGTAGTAAAGTAGACACCGATTTCATTGACAATGTGTATACAAACCCTTCTTCGTCCACGAAGTCAAAGTTTGCGGCACTACGGCCACGTGAGAACGACTTTGGTTTCAATTTCAGTATCTGTATGATGTGTTCATCTATGTGGTAACAAGATGTTTTCCAACACTCATCCGTGTTTGTTGTGATATCTCCATCATACCCAGTGAACCATTTGTCATGTTGTGTTGTGAACCAAGCTGGGTATTTACGTTTAGCAATACTTTTACGCGACGTCATCACCGCCCTCCATAATTTCTCCTACCTTATTAAGCAATTCGCTCTTATACCGCATCATCTCGACTGTCTTAACACTACCTAAATCCAATTTATCACCGATCCACTCCACCAACTCATATTCCTCTTTGAGTCGTTTAAGTTCATGGTAGTTATCTTTGATTACTTGCATGTTATCACCTCCTTAAACACTTCATATTTAGCCTTCAACCAAAACTCATCCCCTTCTTTGAGCAGATAAAATCCTGTAGACGGACAATCTTCTTTATAATTTAAAGGGTAGAACACAACTACCTTACCTCTACACTGAGTGTAGAATTCCTGTAACACACCATAAACTTCTCTTTCCAATACTTTATGCACATCCTCCCACAAGCTAGTGTCGTCCATCATATAAGGATTGGAGCAGTTTACCATTGCATTAAATTCTTTGTCACTCATATCCAATTTAACATTTATCCCTCTGCATCTACGGGAATTATTGTACACGCTGCCAGATGCTAAGATATATCTAATCTCATGATGACGTGATGGTAACAGTTCCAACAACGGACTGTAGTCGAGTGACTCAGTCATATACTGGTAACTATTACCTTTTACATCTTCAGTCTTGGTGTCGAATCCTAAAGTCTGGTATATTCTACTTAACATTAATCACCTCGCATATCTCTCTAATTAACAGACTTTTGCCTCGCCTAAACAATAACCTCCTTAAAACAATAGGCACATGCCAACCACCATCGCATGTGCCACATAAACCTATTCTTCCACTAAACCACCCAGTTCTGCAACCAAATCATCCACCAACATAATCACTTCTGCAACACTTTTCAGCATCACACCTACAGTGTCATCAGCATCAATTCCTTCAAATAAATCCTTCGCATACTTGAATCCTGACATAGATAAATCATCTTTCAGTGTGAATAGTGTGTAGGAATTGAATTCCATCTGCAATGAAGTGACAACGCCACCTTCCTTCACTAAGTCACTTGCAGATGAGCCATACACCGAACCTTTAGTTTGTGTCACATTGAGCTCATCAGCAGTCACCAAACTCACTTTGTCACCTAATACAAAGTTGTCAGGAGTGATAGTCTCTACAACCATATCTGAGAGCCATTTAGACGCATCCTGAGACGTGTTAAGCAATTCAACCTGCAATGACCCTAGGATGTTGCGTAAGCTCTCCAGAATCGTTTCTGCTTGCTTATAATTGCCTTCCACATATACTTTAGTTGGTGAGATTACAACTAACGCATGTTTTTCTTCGTCAGCAGGAGTGCTAGGTAACAACTTCTCGGTTACTTCAGCCTCCATAGTTTTCAATTCTTGCTTGCTGGGAGAATCACCAAACTCCTCAATGTATTCTTCTACAGCAAGTGCAAGTTGACGCTTAACTTCAGCTTTCTTCGGCTTCTTGGTCTGTGTGGTGAATTTAATAATTTGCGTCTCACCACTACCATTGATGACGAAGTTATCTCCTTCTACTAGAGAATACCCGCTACGAGACGCATCATGTGCACCACACTGCTGGAATTGTTTAGCCGCCAACATTTCGTTGGTGATTGTTACTGGTGTTGCCAATTTATAAACTACTAATGATTTCACTATTACTTCTCCTTCAATTTAAAATTTAAACCATCGTATTCTAACTCAAGCTTATTATCGTTCATGTTCACAATCTTGTCAATAGTGCGGATATAGATACGACAAACTCTTTCAATATTAGGGTATTTGACCCACAACCAGTCACCATTAACTAAATGACCAAACCCTGAAGCGATGGCCTGTTTTCGTTTAGATTTAGTTATAGTGACTAATTCAAACTTACGCCACTCCCCTTCGTGAATAAATCCGTCAGGGTCTTCCCATGATTTGGTGAGGAGTTTATACGTAGATGAACTCATCCAGTCCTCCAAGGTCTTTCACATCCTTAAACAATGATGATTTGGCAATCTTACCCTTCTCAAAATACTTGCCTTCCTGCAAGTCTCGATGTGCACGTAAGATAATCCACTCACCATTAACTTCAGCAAATACCTCAGCGTAACGCCCTTGTGATTCGACAAGTGCAATCTCAGCCTCGATATCTACATTTGCCGAGATATGAATTGCCTTAGAGTAGTTTGATTCTAACACTCGATCAAACGCTGCACGAATATCCATATATTCACTTTCAGCACGTAGTAGATATGGCAACGTGGCTGCTAATTTATTGTGCATAAAAGTCATTTCGTCAATCCAAGAATGGATATTTCGCACTTCGTCGTTTAATTCAATTTCATGTCTACTGCAAACTATTTCTAACCAACGACGATCATTTTCAGTATAGTGGCACTCATTCAATGCTGCCAACATCATCCCTGTGAAAATCAAGTCACAGATACCGTCTGCACGCCCGACTAAATCGCCAGCAAGGTATGATTCATAATACTCACCTTTGCCACCCCATTCCTCACGGACAAGGTTCTCGTAGGTTGGGATTAGGCTCTTATCAGTAGATAAATTATTAAATACCCCATTCCACTTAGTCACCTCAGATTGCATGTAATAGATATCATCTGGTGTCAGAATCTTCTTAGTTTGTGTCATTATTCCCCCGTTATGCGAATTGAATTTGATGGTCTGTGCAAAGTAGCTTACGTTGTTTCTTACTATACTGCAAATGTGTAGTTTGCACAAGTTTAGAATCTACTGCACGTTGTAAATTACTCGGTTTTACACCAACTAACTTTGCAGCTTCCACAATGGTATCTTCCCCGTGCCAAGAATACAAACCACAACTACTGAAATCACCATTGTGCCAATTCTGCATAGTGTCCAATGAAACTCTGGTCATAGCAGAGTTATCATCCCATGTCGCGTAATTACCCTGTTCTTTATCCCAAGAGTAATATAAGTTAGCGGCAAATGACTCCAAGCTCGCCTTCTGCAACTTCATTGTATCTTTCAATTCCACATGTGTATCTGTGGATGCGAAATATTTAGTTGGCATTGTTTCCTCCTTTCTTAACCTCATCTTTCAATTTCTGGCAATGTGCATTAAAAACCATTCAACATTTTTACCACTTCTTCATTTGTTAGGTTAGCCACACCCATTGCACCATCGAAACCTACACCACCGCCTGGTGTTAAAATGAATTTATCTTTCATAAGTCCTCCTTATTCAAAAATTTTAAATGCTATGAATGCATCATAACCTAATCTCAGATTCTTGTAAACATAAGATTCGAAATTTAATATCTCATTCCAATGTTTAGCTCGGAAGTCTGGATTATCTTCCACCTTTCCATATTTATCGAGCAGCTTCTCGGCCACTCTGTTGAGTAGTCTCCTTGTCTTACTCCTGCTATGAGCCTTGGTTTTCTTGCGTTGGCACCACCCATACTTATACAACTTACCCTCAGGGTCAATCACATCCACCCACTGCTTATACTGCCGCACACGTTCTTGTCTTGCAACTTCGTATTTCTGGTAGATGTAACTATACAATTCATCACATTCCTTTGCAATAACTTTGTTATACACAGTGGACAATTTTCCATATTTATCATTCAACGAAGTTGCGATCTGCAATATCTCAGCACAATATTCCTCGTTCATTGATAGAATAAGCTCACGGTCAATCAGGCACATCCATGCCGCCAAGTCTACATTGTTGCTGCATTGTTTCAGATACCATCGCACACTGGCACGTGAAGGCATCCCCCTCTGTAGCACTGGTTTATGCATTTCATGCTTGGTGCCTACTTGGTAACGGGTATCCTTGATGCGCCCTAGTGCCTCGTGGTCTTTAGGTGTCGGTAATTTCCGAGGTGCCATATTATTCTCCTTTCATCAATTGTCGTGCACGTGTAGATTGCCCAATCATAGCATCCCACTCACGTGCCAAAGAGTTTTTATTCTTCGCCATACGTGACAGGGTTTTCAGATTGTGGAATGCAGCTCCTGTTTTATCTGCATCATTAATACCCCAAATTGTATTCACAAAATAAGGGTCAATCTTAATCTTACCAGCAGCAATATCCTCTGGTGTTAGAGTGTAATAATGGTCGTAGTGTTTATCTGTCCATTCTGACTTTGTTGGATCTTTAGGCTCAACAACGTCAGGCTTTACTAATTCCCCAACAGGTTCTAGTCCAGCACAACTATAGTGGCCGTAGTGTTTGTCTTTCCATTCAGATTTGGTGGGACTGGCGGTTTCGTCCTCTATAAATTCCAAGTCTTTATCATCCCATATGTTAGTTCTGGTGCCATATTTAAATTCAGCTCCATCTGGAGATTTCCACCATAGACAGCCTTGAATCATTCCGATATAAGTACCCTCTTTATGTTTCCACAGGGAGAACGCTATATTAGGTTCTTCTTCCCCTGCCCATTTAATCTTAGTCTCACCTACAATTAACTCTCTCACAATTTACCCTCCAATCTAGCTAATACCTTCGGCAGCACAATTGCTTCCGCATCAGACAAAATGATAACATCAGGTGGCTGCACATGTCCATATAATTTAAATGAAATTGTCTGATGCAAGCTGTGCTCATTGTAGCCAAGTTCACTGATACACCGCGAGATGAATAGGTCAATCTTCTCCAACGGGATGTCAACCTGTTGTCGCGTCATTCCAGACATTTGTAAATTTCTAATCACTTCTTCGTATGTCATAAACCCTCCACTTCGTCTGCTAATTTACGTAATATTGTTGCCATTTCTGCACCAGATTTAGCACCGTCTACATACAACGGGTATTTAGCATCGCCAAGATATTCGTCAGACGTCCCAGTATACCCGGCTGTCCTGGTCATTCGAGTTCACCAAACTGGTCTCTAATCACAGCAATACCTTCTTTGTTTACTCCATGACAATCACAGTCACCTGTCTTAACCTCTGCCAATATTTCGGCAAAGCCAGTCACTATATTAGTGTGACAATCTTTACTAACACCATACCCTTCAATAATGCGGCACTTTCTCATAATCTCTCCTTATAGATATTCTGAAACATACCCACCCCATTTACCATCCACATAGATGCAAACTTCACCAACACATTCGTGGTCTAACAACACCACCTTATCTGGTGACACTTGATATCTATCGCAGATTATGTCAACCACATCTGGATATACATGAGTGTAGTCACACTCTCCACCTTTATGGTAACCCTGCACATTATTCATGTAAATATTCAACTCTTCATAAACATCTAATGTGCTACGGCTGCCAATGTCTGTCCTGCTCATAAACCCCCTATTTGTTATCCACTCCACATACTTTACCATGCCAAATTCTCTTGTCAACTACTTAATGTGCAGAAAAGTGTATACTTCTCCTGAAATTTGCCGCAGATAAATGTGCAGATAATTTGATTTATTGTGTTGACAAGGGTGGTAGGTGTGTTACTATAGGTGCAGGAATTGGATTTCATGTAGGTGTAGGATGCTACACATTCTTGTAATTTAAGGTTAATTTCGATACAATAGTGTAGATGGTTACACTTTATATAGGAGGATGGTGCATGAACGTAGTAATATATAACCAATATTTTAGGAACTCTGACCAGAAGATTTTGTTTGGAGATGAGCCTTGTTATATGCTTGACAGTCAGGTTACACTATTACCCAATTTATTAGTAGCTCTTGGCCTATATAAGAACACTTCCGTAGCTAGACGTGCAGGAAGGTCAGGTGAGATCCCTAAAGGGTGGAGTGAAATCCAAGGCAACAAGTTAACTAAGGTTTGGATCTGGAATCCATCAATGTAAGTGGAGGCTAATATGAGAAGTGGTTGGATGCGTGGGTTGTTGGATGCTGAGGCAAAGGTAGTGGAGGTGGGCGTGTCTGTAACCTTGGAATATTATTTTTATAATACCCAAGCTTATGTTTGGTATAGTGATGATACCCCTTCGTGTGGAGAAAGGCGAGATTATTGGTCTGGATTTGCAGACTACTTACATAACTATGAATTACGTAACGGGGAGGGAGAAGTTTGAGTGAATTTAAACTAAATGCTGGGCAACAGAATGTGTATTCTTTAATAAAAGAAGGTCACAACGTGTTAGTGGTCGGAGAGGGCGGGGTTGGTAAGTCATTGTTAATACACACAATTAAATCAGAAATGGCGAATGACACCATCTTCTTATCTACTACAGGTATTAGTGCTGTGGCTATTGGGGGCAATACATTGCACTCTGGCATGTCTATTCCAGTAGGACACGTTACTAAGGAAGCACTTAAGAAGGTATCTTCTGATGTTCAGAAGTTATTCTCCAAAGGTGTTATTAAACGTATCGTAATCGACGAGATATCTATGATTACACCTAGCACTTGGTATGGATTCGTGCAGCGTCTTATCCGCTTCTCTAAGAAGACTAAGAATCGTGGCCCAATTAACTTCCAAGTGGTATTGTTTGGTGACCCGCTTCAACTTGGGGCAATTATGTCTCCTGTGGAGATGAAGCTGGCTAAACAAGAGTATGGTGTCACCAAGTTCTTTCTAATGAAGGAATTTATCGACATGAAGTTTAAGTTTGCTGAGTTGACTGAGGTAATGCGTCAAGATGATGTCGAGATGAAGAAGATGTTGTCACGCATACGGGAGGCTACTCCAGTATCTTACAATGGTAGCAAACCTGTGTATGGTGAGGATGTAATCGAAGCTATTGATTATTTCAACAAGCGTGTAGTTTACCCATTACCACGTAATTGTCCAGTTTTGGCATCTACTAATAAGTCTGTTGCAGAATACAACAAGATAGCTTATGATCAGAACCACAATCCAGCAGCGTTGTTTGAAGCTACATTTACAGGTTCGTTCAAACCAGCAGACTTGCCTTGTGATGAGAAGTTGTATCTGAAGGAAGGGCTGGATGTTATTATTGTCAAGAACTCACCTCGTGATGCTGAGGTTAAATATGTTAACGGCGATGTAGCTACTGTAGTGAATATGTCACCAGAGGGAGTTCGTGTTAGATTGAAGTCTAATGGTAAGGAGGTTCTTATTGAACCAGCAAGATGGGAGAAGTATGGTTATGACGTGATAACCAATGAAGATGGTCATGAAGAATTGGTTCAATATGTTGCAGGTAGTGCTACGCAAGCTCCGTTGAAACAGTGTGCTTCTATAAGTATCCATCGCAGCCAAGGGTCTTCACTAGCCAAGGCAATTATTGACTTAGGATTTGGTGGGGGCTGGGCAACTGGATTAACATATGTGGCATTATCTCGTATGAGGAGTATCGACGGTGTATTCTTGAAACGTAAGTTACGACCAGAGGATATTTCTGTTGATTTGGAAACTGTAGAGTGGCTTAAGAAGATGAGACTTGAGCACAACACTACAAATTAATTTTAACCCACCAAACGAGCACTCTCAGACACTTTATCACGAAGGTAATATGATGGGTGCTCTGTAAGGTGATTGTGCAATATAGAGCGATTTAGGAGGGTTTATGGAAATAAAAAGTGGCGGTGGGTATCCCGCATCTTCGCTATCTAACTTTGCACGTCATCCTTTCACAATAGACGGCATTACTTGCAATTCTATGGAGGGTTTCTTACAATCCTTAAAGTTCAAGAACCAAGATATGCAATTGTACGTTTGTTCCTTATCAGGAATGGCTGCGAAGGTTAAAGGAAGAAATAAGAGATGGAAGAAGCACCAGACACTGTACTGGCTTGGAATGCCCATAAAAAGATCTAGTCTTGAATATCAAATTCTTTTGGATATGGCGTTTGATTGTCTGAGTACCAATGACTCTTTTAGTAAAGCATTATTATCTACAGGTGAGTGTAGCTTTACTCACAGTATTGGGAAAAATAAAATACAAGAGACAGTCTTAACTGTAAATGAGTTTTGTAGTAGGTTATATAGGATTAGAGATAGATTACGAGGAGGTTTAAAATGATTGTTGAGTTTCAAAATGAATTTAGGTGGTTGTCTAATTTTTGGCACTTTGAAAGTCCACTGATTTATCAGGGACTGCATTACCTAACTAACGAACACTTTTATGTTGCAATGAAAACTAAAGATTTAAATACAAGGTATGCTGTGTCTAATCACCCAATAAAAGGACTTAAAAGATTTGGGAACACATTCCCTTTACGTGACGATTGGGATGATATCAAAATTAATGTGATGTTATTTGGATTAAGGTTTAAATTTTCAAAAGCTAATCCCACGTTAAGATACAATCTACTACAAACAGCGGATATGTATATTCAAGAAGGTAACAGGTGGGGCGATATGTTTTGGGGTGTTTGTATGAAAACTGGCGAAGGTGAGAATAATCTTGGTAGGCTATTGATGCAGGTCAGGGAGGAAATTAGAAATGAATCTTGACAAATACAGCTCCATCATGTCATCATTATCAACACAATCTGCTCGGCAGCAATTAATTAAGATTGTGTGTCAGGATATTCGCAGTGGTGATGTTGCTAATGCGGAGTATCTATTAGGAATTTACTTAGATTATTGGAGGAAGAATTGATATGAAACTAGATGATGAATCTGAAACCAAAGGGTTATCTAGCTTAGTATGCTTAATTATTGCACTAGCGATCATTCTTGGTTGGACATACGGCGTTCACTCTGGTATTGTTGGGAAAGTGATATTGTGGTTGAAGGAGGGAGTGTGATATGAAATTTGAAGTTATATCCGTTGCATCAAAGACTACTAGGTTTGGTGATGTGTATACAGCAGAGGTCAGGAGTTTAAACGGTAAATACTCAGCAACATTGTATGGTAAACATAATATTGGTGATGTCATCAACCACTATCATAGGTGTGCTACACAGAGGTTGTATGATAGGCTTAGTCTGATTGGTATTAAAATAGAATTAGGATGTAACCTACCTTGGATTTACTTGGAAAAGGTAAATGGTATGAAGGTAACTGAGAAGATAAACGCTCGACACGGATTTTGCATTGGGTATACAACTATCCCTTGTAATCTTTCGCATCGCAGGGATCTATTCCGTAAAATAAGAGAAATTGTAAGGAGGAAAATCTGATGTCTGACATCAACACATTATTCACCCAACACTTATCTACGATAACACAACACAACCAAGTGGACACATCCTTATTCAAGGCTAATGTAGTGTGTCCTAAGTGTAATGGATACGGTGTAGTGTTAAATAAAACTCCATTGTATTACTCTATTGACATTGAACATATAATGTGTAACAATTGCAATGGTAAAGGGTTAGTTGAGGTTAATGTTAAAGTGTGGAGGGAATGAGAATGAAGAATGGTGATATGCCAGCAATGCCAACAAGCCCTAATGACAGAGATCCAGAATGGGCGGCGGCAAGATCTGGAGGCTTAACTAAGCGTGAAATGTTTGCTATGCACATTATGGCAGGTATGGCCCACGGGTATAATGAATGGAAGTATATGGCCGAAGATGCGGTTGCTCAAGCAGATGCATTACTATTAGCTTTGGAGGGAGCTAAATGAAAACTATTTTATTATTGTTTATACACGACATACCAGCAATACTATGTGCAATTGCAGCAGGGACATTGGCTTATAATGGGATAGAAGGTTGGGGAGGTTTCTGGTGGTTACGGTGTTGACTTGTGCAATCAGGGTTAATATGGGGGAAGGGAAGTGAAGGCATTAGACGAATTAATCCAACACTATGAAGATAAGATGTGCCAGAATGGTAACACACAAGAGGCACTTAACTTATACACCAATACCTTTGGTGATCTTCTTACACTACAACAAATGTTAGAAGTAAGAGAGTTTGAGTATAAAGATACCATCAGGATGTTAGTTAGTTTTGTAGAGGAAAGAGATTATGATCCTTTTAACTTCTACCATACAGACATCTTAAGTGAAGCTAAGAGATTAAGTATTGATATGTAGAACATCAGTATGTCTTTAAAGTTCTACGATATTTATTACTTTTTAAAAGGTATAATTGTGATACCTTGATAGTCCTTTTAAGTTATTGAATTTAATAATATCTATTTGTAAGTTAGTAACTACATTTTATAAAATAACACTAAGAGATAACATAGTATAGTATTCTTTTTAATAGTATCATTAATTATACTAAAAGTATTTACTAAGTGTCATATATGAGCTATAATAAGATATGTTAATTAACTTGGAAACATTATGGAGAGATTTGAATTTGTTGTAGATACAACACCAACAGTAACTTTCGAGGTAGATGAAAGTAAAATAGAAGCTATAGTAGATAAGTATAGAATCTTATGTAGTAAGGAGATAGAGCAGGAGACATACAAACAAAAGGCAATAGACCTTAGATTAAAGAAGGGTTTAAAATTAAATAAAATAACCTCTTACGAACTTAGGTTAGTATTAGACCACTGGTTCAAAGGAGGAAGGGGTGTTATACAAAAATCCTTTAATTATGTATACGAAACTACAGGTAAAAGAAACAAAGAGGTAGATTGGTGTGTGACTATACCTAAAGCTAAGCATTTTGGTAGTGAACTCTATCAAGCACTTCTTAGGTCAGAACACCCTACTGCAATGCTTATCAGAAATAGCAAAGTGTTTAATAAATCAGACCTAAGTAAAAGAAAACCACTAACTTGGAGGATGAGAGAGATGGATGTAATTGCAAGATTTGAAGAAGAGTTAGAGAAACAAGCTAAGGAACTAGAAGCTGCGTTAGCTAGGATAGCTGAGTTGGAAGGTAAACGTAGTTGGAAAGATATTGCACTGGAAGCATTATCCTCTGGTAAGAAACAAAAAGAAGTAGCATTACTAGTAAACAAATCACTACCTACTATAAAAAGGTTAGTATCTGACAACAAATTAAATAAAGATAAAATACATGAGTAATTTAGAAAATTTAACAGACTTATTCTATAAAAAGGATTTCGAAGTATCTGTAGCTTATGATTATATAGAGGCTTTAATTTACTACGATGGTTATGACAAACAATATCTTTATGACTATCTATTAGATACTTATAACAAAGACAAAGGAAAAATATCTAGTAAGTTATTACAAGTGATTGATAAAATAAATCCTTGTAGATTTATGGTCTACGCACTTGTGTCTAAAGGTGTTATTGTCTATATAGGCAGTTCAACCAACATAAAAAGCAGACTAAAGACACATAAACTTTCTAAAGATTTTGATAGTGTCCTTTTCCAACAAGTTCCTAGTAATTCAGATATGTTAGAACTAGAAATGATGTTGATAGATAAATATAAACCAAAGTTAAATAGCTTACTTAATATGCAACTTGCAAAATCTTGTAAGGTTAAGGAACGTTTAGTTGAATATTCCCCAGAAAACAAACCAGTGTCTTGGGAAACATTCTACCTTAAACATTTAAGGAAGTTAAGATTATCTAATATTCGTAAGGAGAAATAAAATGTATTACGTATTGCAAAATAAACTAGGTAATAATATAATCGAATACGCTGTATTAACAGCGACCTCTATGTATTTCACTGGAGGTGAATATGGGTTATGGGAATCAGACTGGAGTGTTGCAACGACAGATGTTGTCGAGGATGCTACTAAGTTTTACTCTGAGCAGGAAGCATTTAACATGTTAGCTTGGATAGACGATCTTCCAGAAGATGTTTGGCACCCCGTCAAACTGGAGGCTACATTATGAAAGATTTTGACAAAAATATGGATACATTACTCGCTGAATATGAAGAAGATGGCTGTAATTTCACCCCAGAAAGTTGTGTAGAAACTCTAATGATCTACGTCTCTAGGGTGCAGGATAGTCACTTCAAATGTGCTTTATATAAACACCTGAAATATCTGGAGGAGAAATAACATGACCATCAAAACACAGATTGCCACAATCTCAGATAAATTAGCACAATTAAAGTTGACATTAAACCGTTACTCAGATAACCTATCGATCGAACAATATGATTGTATGTATGGTGATATTGAGAAGTTGCAATATCTGGTGTTGGAGTTGAGTGATAGTATAAAGGAACCTTCCTTAGATGGAGGGTTGGGTGTTGATTGGGTAAGAGTTTGCTGAGGAGGAAATAATGAACGAATATAGCCCAGATAATGTATCCCTATTTTGGTCTACAAAAGAAGATAGAGGTTACTCAGTATGTGATCCAATTACAATTCCTGAGTTAAACCATATTGACATTTCCAAGGCAGAGAGTGTATTCTATTCTGACTTAGGTGAGATTGTTAATTTTCAATGTAAACTAGCAACCTGTGAAATCAGCTTCAGTTTACACAAAGGGACTAAGAGTTACGACGTAATGATGGGTGTTGCTAAACCAAAGGAACCTTGTAATGCTTAAACTAATTAAGGTTATAAAATATAATGACACTTGCATTAAAGTCTATGACAATGGAACTGACTATTTCCGATACGAGTATTCTTTTGTGCAAGATGGCAAGGTTGTGAGGGATAGAACTTCACACTCAACTATTAAACAATGTATTAAAATGGCTAAAGTAGATTATGACATGGAGGAATTATGTCAGAAATGAGTGAATTCATAGTATACCCTAGTGTGCTAGACACCACCCCTATTGGGAAGGTGTTCAAATACTCAGCCAGTGGGGACTTACCAAGACAGTTCCGTATTGTCCAAGTTGCAGAGTATGAGTTTGAGATACATCAAACTGTATGTGAGGGATACCTAGGATTACCTAAATTATTGGGAGGAAACGGGCTTGTTCACTATAGATCTTACTGGGAGCACGGTTGCGATTATGATAGCGGTAGGCTAGTGTTCTCCACCTACGAAGATGCACTGGCTCACCTAAAACAGTATCTTCACGAAAGACGTGAGTGGTTGAGAAAACTAGATGAGTTGGAAAGTAAGAAAAAGATGTTTAATGTTATGTGTCAATTGGAGGAATAATGAGCACATTTATAATTCGTAACAAGGTTACAAAAGAACAGTGGTCAACAAAAAGTGGTAAGAATTCGTGGCGCAAGATCAATCATGCCAAGGCAGCATTTTCATATACTCAAGGGTATCTTAAACGTGATCCTTTACTTAAAGAATTTGTTGATAAACTTGACAAGTATAAGAGTCTGTATTTCGATGACCAAGATGTATATGAGATTGTGGAGTTATTATCCGAATCAGAAGATAAACTGAAACAGTTACGTGAGTTGCTGGAAAATAAATCTATCTTACTTTCTGCATACCCAGAAGGGAAAGAGTATGAAGATTGCATGGAACTACTTTCAGAGATTGCCAAGATTGTAGGATGTGAAGGGCTTGATTTATGATCTGGTTAATCTTCGGTGTAATCGGGATACTTGTATGGGGAGTTCTCTCATTACTTGACTGCTCCGAAGTAGACCGTGAAGTGTATGAGTTTGAGAAACGTAAGGCTCTCGCTCAGGTGGCTTATTGGGAGTATTATAGAACTGTTGTCCTGCCATTAATGAAGGATGACATAAATAAACAATGGGAGCTTACAGCTAAGGTTATGGAGGAGGGTAGATTATGAAAATTGAATTAGGTAAATACACTTACGTCTTCGACGAGAATACAGGTATGCAGGAAGTATTACGTCACGGAGAACCTTGGCGGAAGGATGATTTAGTTGGGGATAACCTTGTATTGGCTATGGCAATGAAAATTGAAGAACTACAACAAGGGTTGGACGATCTTATGGCGCAGAGTGCGGGGTGGCAATAATGGACAAACAAGGGTTTGAGAAACTAAAGAATAACTTAATCGACCATCACATTAACTGTGTGGGTAATGATGGAACATATGCACCAATATTCCTTGCCCGTGTAGAAGAAACTATATGGGGTTTTCAGGAGGACTATGCACAAGAACATACGTTAGGTTATTGTGATTGGGAAGGTGATGGTTATAACACTGTCCAAGAGTTTGTAGATTCTTATGACGAATCGGAATGGGAGTATACTTTTGGTTTATCAGATTATCCAACAAAGAAGTGTTTTATAGAAGATCATTCATCTCTTAGCGATGTAGAATATACCATGCAGCAATTACAACCCCACAATGGTTGGGAAGTTTATCATGGGAATAAACAATGGAAGACAATCAACTTCTTTTTGACACGGGAAGCTGCCGAAAACTTTGTTATTGGTAAGGGTGGCAATCCCGATGAGAACGTGTGGGTTGATAGTCTGTATCGTAGTAGCGAATTTCGTGGCTTACTAGAGGCTATCGCAAAAGGCGATTTAGTTTGGAAAGGAGATAAATAATGGAGATAACATTAATAGTATCAATAGCAAGTATAGTTATCGGCATTCTAGGAATGTGTGTTTTTGCATACATCATAAGAGTTTCGAAGGTTGATGCTACATTGAAATCTAAGGAGGACATCAGACGCGAACGTGAGTCTCTATTACTAAAGGATTTTGAGGATGTTCGTGTTCAGAGAGATGCTTCATCTGACCTGATTAATAGTGTAATTATGATTAAATCCTCTGGTAGAACACATGTTGCCAACTACACTAAATACCGTTATAATGGCTCAAGTATTCGTGATGTGGACGTGTGGCATAGTCCGACAAACATTTGGGTTCCATATTATCTTATGTTCAGCACACCATTTGAAGAGAGTTGTATTCGATATAATGGTGAGGATGTGACTAGCTGTGACAATACATCTACAACGCAACAGGAAGCATCAGATTCAACTTTATCACGTAGCCAATACGATGGTAGCAGAGATGATACTTAGTGCGATACAGTGCGTTCTAGGGGCTATTATGATGATAGTTATTCTAGTTCATCACCAAGCGATTCTTATGGTGATAGTGGAAGCAGTAGCTCGTCTAGCAGTAGCTACGATTAACACACCACACCGTGTAGAATGAATATTATACGCTTGAGCGTGTGAGGAGGAAATATGGAACCAGACTTATTTGAGCAACTATTGCAAAGTGCGCTAGAAGCTAATACGATTAAATTATCGAATGAAGCACGGGAGCAACTTAATGAGGTTTTATCTAACCCTAGGAAGTCAACCTACACATTGGAAGAACTATTATCTCAGTGTGATGAGGATGCGCCTATTCCAGAAGATTTTGAATTGTGGGATAAAATGAAACCAGTTGGTAATGAGCTTATTCAAGATTAGTAGTTGACACAATTACCTGCGGCTGGTATCATATGTGTATGTAAACAAGGCACTGTAGCTTAAGGTATACGCAACATTAGCTCAGTAGGTAGAGCGTCTGGCTTCCAACCAGAAGGTCATCAGTTCGAAACTGATATGTTGCTCCAAATCTCCTAAGCCAGCTTGGAGACTGTGCCGAATCGGTTCCACGTAAACGTTACCCGCACCCACTGCGATAGTATGGGACACATTATGAAAGTGTTTACTGGCATGTAGATGGTAGCTCAGCCAGCAAGCAATTCGAGACTGCATAGACACTTCCATAATGTGTAAAGTTAGTTTCTTAGATTGCTTAGGCACCTTTGGACGTGTAGTGATTGGCAACTACACCAACTAGCAGCCAACACATTACCTACTTAAACGTGCAGGCCGTTTAAGCATCAGTCTCTTGTAGGAAGATGAAGCGTCTGTAAACATGTTATTACCTTAAACTACTTAATCCCTCATGTGCAGGGTAAGGAAATTATATGAAAAATGAAGATTTGTTGCCAGTAATTGATGAGTTATCTAAGGCACTGCAACGATTAAACTGTTCCAACTACAATTGTGCTGAAACAGTGAGTGTGATGATGACTAAATTGTCAATGGCTGCGTTCAATTTAAATGTTGGTGATGAAACAAACGCCCGTAAAATCTTAGGCATAAAAGATTTACCAAAATAGAGTGTTCAGGTTTTACATATACAAGAAAGAACTTAGCCTTCTTATCACTATGGTATCAGTAATTTGGAGTAGTGGAGCAGTCCTGCCATTGGTAACAAGAGTCAGTAACTTGTAAAAAGGTCGGCACGTTGAGATGCGTGTGCAAGAGGTGATTGATGGGTATAACCCCTACGGTGAACACCTTATAAAAAGAGAAACCAGTTATCGTCCTGTTAGTTTACGACTATGCACAACCACTACGTTAAGGTGGTTACTTATTCTGATATGTTTATTTTAATACTAAATTTAAATATATTAAAAGAATATGTTGATTGTATCGACACGTCATCCTCAGAAGATGTAAAACTCATGAGGTTGGTAGTGTCAATCACACCAAGACAATCAGGTCTGAAATGTCATACACTACCACAACACCTCAGATGTGTTTAAACTCATGACGATACTCCTGACCCGTCTCAATGAAAATTGGTTGGAGTCCCCGCCTGTGATAAGGCCAAGCGCAATGCTGGAAGTGGTTTTAATTCTGGGGTCTGTTGTGCCATTCTACTGTATGCTTGCCGATAGCTTAAGGTAGTCTTAGCGTAAAGCACTTTATCGGTACGGAAACGTAGGTGAGCACGTTCGGATCACTCAACATATTTAGTTGAGGTATTCCCGAAAAGAACGCAAAACACTTTTCCGCTAGGTGTATAAATTAGCAAGGGCTTGGGAGAAATCCCGCAGACCTCTTTAGAGGCCAGAAGTAAGGCACTGTGATAGCCTAGAGGGACGCCTCGAAACACTAGGACAACTTCAGCCTAGTATAAAACGGTTTAGAGGGCATGATTATGCACATGCATAAAGAGCATACTGCAATAATAGCGTAGGCTTCTTCCGCTGGAAACAGTATTGATACCTATTAGCGAGCACAAGTGCCCCTCACACGAGGGGTTTTTCATACCTGAAATTTGACCACTATTCTTCTACATGGTATCATAATTGCATATAACATTAACCAACAAACTTGGATATTGTTCCCGACAAACAAACGAATATGGGAATATTGTCCTATAAGGATATGACCTATGCAATGCCAATGTGGAAATTTCTTCACTCCTCGATACACCAAACTCACCTACAACCGTGAAGATGATATGTGTGATAGCTGTCGTGGGTTTGAAACATTTGAAATCCCGTTAACAGGTGAAGAAATTATTAAAATTAACTTAGATGAATATAACAAAGAATTATTAGGTGATGAATATGAATGAAGAAAAGAGTAAGGGTGGTCGTCCTACGACAGACCAAGTGGCTGAGAGAAGTTGGAAAGGGGTATCTAACACAATGAAGGTGAGAGTCCCTAAACTTGTGGAACTATCATTGAAGAGAATGGAGGATATTTTAAACGACGATAATGCAGCAGACAACAGTGTCCTCCGTGCGGCAGCACAAACTATTGACCTCTATCACAAGTTAAAAGCTGCTGAAGCCGAAGACCTTGCTGCTGAACTAAAAGAGGAAGCTGAGGCACAAGGTGTATTGGCTGCTGTCACAGCAGAGAAAGGGCATTCACCCCTGATCAGCTTAGTGCCACCACCTTCAAAAGTGGGATAATCATCTAAATAACAATCATTCTCATTGACTATAATGTTATGTAGCTGATATAATTCATGTATAGGGAATAAAGCTGGCGGGATTAACATTCCTCCTCCTTGTGTTGTCTGGCCGAGTTAATTCCCTCCCTCCTAGAAGTAGAGCAATTCAATTGTCCAATATTGTTGTCTCATGGCAACCTTCCCTCCTTCACCCGCCTCACCGTCATGTGTGAGTGCGGGTTTTATTTTACCTTAAATTTAATGTTGACATAGCGATTGTGTGAGTTTATAGTATACGGGAAATACGGTGGTTATTGCCGTGAATGTTTAAATAGGCAAGCTAAAACTTCACTTTTATCCATATTGTGAAAGTGTAGTTTCATTTAAGGAGGTATAGTGATTTTAGTAAACAAGCGATTGACATACCCACGTGGACTTGTTGGGAATAATATTTACATGTTCACGGCCAATTCTGTGGTGAATGGTAGCGGTAAACTTGTTATGGGCAGAGGTTGCGCTAAAACTGTCCGAGATACATACCTAGGAATTGATAAACTGTTTGGGGATGTTATTGACGACATGGATAAGTTTGGTGTTAAATTTGTCAAGCACGATTACCAATGGATTGGGGCATTCCAGACAAAATATAGTTGGCAAGACCCTAGTCCTCTTGAGTTAGTGGAATATAGTGTATTCAGACTTGCCAAGATTGCAAGTGCTCGACCAGAATATACATTCCATTTACCATTTCCTGCAATTAGCAACGGCGGGCAGAGTGTGGATGATGTGCTGCCATTACTGCAATGTCTACCAGACAACGTGATTGTGTATTTAGATAAGTAGGAGGAGTCATGGATAACTATTACTGGTCTACAGAGCATTACCACCCAGATAACACATTTAAAATGAATGAATACTTGGATTATCATTTACCAGAGGGGTTTGAGGTAGTATATTTTGATGGGACGTATTCTGAGGTTGTGGACATAAAAACTAACAAACTGTATGGATTACATGCTTCAGGGAACGGCGATTCATTTAACCACAAGATCACATGGGAGGATTTATGCCAAACATTGGATATATAACATTATCAGACATAGATAACATTATGTCGCAAGAGGACTTCGATCCGAGATGGATGGGGCGCGAGATTAATTACTTATTATCAATGCAAGGATTCAAGGTGACAAAACGTTGCCTAGAGTTGCAAGGGACAGTGATAAGTAAACGGGATGAAAATGGTTGGGTATATGTGCAACATTTGGAGGAGAAATAATATGACACATCCAGATAATTGGGTTCAGAAGCAGATTGATGAGGTGAATACTATTTCTGGCCAACACGAAGCAGACTTGCACATGGGAGTTAAATATGTTAGTAAGAATTGGTTGGAGGAACTAGCTAGATTAGACCAAGAACATGGTCTGCACGAACATCAAGTAGTTCCAGTATTCAAACTCCACTACGACAAGACTTTACGTATGTCAGAAGGTAAACTCGCTGCACAAGTGGGTCATGTTGTGGCACATTTGACGTTGAAACAAGGTAATGTGCCTAGTAAGATTATTGTGCTAGAAGCTAGCCACACTAAGTTCGAATCATATTGTGAATCAGCAGATTATGTGCAGCGTGATATGGGGCTGACAGAGGTGGAGGAGGGAACGGCTACAGTGTGTGGAAGTGTAGAATTTGAGTAAGTATGTGAAAGTATGGTAGAATAAGGTGTGGGATGATTAAGGAGGAAATATGAAACCAGTAGCAATTGAGTTACACAATGAATTATTGAGTGGGAGACTACTTGATCCTGAGTACGTAGGAGTTGTGTTTGCTCCCGTGGAGGAGCATGGGGAGTTGATTAAGATAGTCAAATCAACTTTGAATGGAACTTTCAATGAGCAACGAAAGGAGTTCAAGACTCAGGAAGGTGCTAGACTTCAGATTGCTGACGTTGTAGGTGATAATCCACATTATGATTATACAGGGCTGCAACTAAGTACAGTAATCATATCTGAAGATATTCGGTACGATAATGACTATAATCACAAGATGGATAATTTTACTGAATTCGTTATGTATATGAACAGTAGATTACGCACGAAGGCAAACATGCACACACGTTTAGTGTTGTGTTAAAAGGAGGAATAATGATTAAACTAGAAGATTGCTCAGATGAAACACTCTCAATGTTAGAGTGGCTACAGAAGGTGCCGCACATGATGGCATTCTCCGTCCACTTGGACGAATACGGGGATGAGGCGATATGTTTATCATTCATGCAATATCATGAAGTGTTCCATGCACGTATAGTTCCAGAGACGGGATTTACGGAACTTTATTATGAGGGTGATACGGATGTATCGGAATATGGAGAAAGTGTCTCAGAGAGCGAATTAGAGGGCTTAGCGGAGGAAAATAATTTGAGGTATTATGGATGTGCGTGGATTAAGGATATCGTCACGGTATTGGAGAGCATCCCGCATGTAGGGCATGTGTTGATGGATGTGAAGAGTGAGGGGAGGGTGCATTAGTGTTTGAGGTGATTAATGAAAGATAATAGTGTTAGTTTGGAATATTTAGATTCAATACGGATTGATAAGTATAGTAACAGGGAACCTTTACCTACTGAAAAATCTTATAACAGATTAACCCCTCTATTTAAAGTTCAGGGTGTAGGCCAATGGGCTTTTAGATGCCTGTGTGGTAAACATTGTAAGGCCACACTAACTCAAGTAATACGTGGTGTTACAACATCCTGTGGATGTTATGCTACATGTAAAGGGAATCTACAAGGGGTGTTCAGGTCGTTAAGGTTATTGAATGACGCCGCAACAATAACTTTAACAAGTATAGGAACTGATTATAATAAATCTCGCAACTGGGGGTTTGCTTGTAAAATATGCGGAATTGAGAAGCTTACCTGTAACCCTTTCGAAGTTTTGACTCAGGGGAGAAAATTTTGCAAGTGTAGTAACCGCTACCAAATGGATGAGGGTGAAGTCAAGACCGATGTTATAGAGAAGATAAAGCATACGACTTGGATTAACCCTGTTTTTCCCATTAGCTACCAGACAAAGAGGGATTACAGGATAGGTGTTACCTGTTCTGTGTGTAGCCACTATGTGGATATGTTATATGGTAATCTGGTAAGAGGGAAGGGCTGTAATAACTGTGCTGGTATGAGGACATCAAAAAGACTACTAAAGGATACAGACTGGTTTTTAAAGCAAGCCAATGATGTGCACTCATATAAGTATGACTACTCTAATGTAGTCTACACCAAAGCCAGAGAAAAGGTTCATATTGTATGCCATGAACACGAAGAACCTTTTCATTTCTGGCAATCTCCAGATAATCATGTAAATAAGGCTAAAGGTTGCCCCGAGTGTAAAAGGTTGAGACTTAGGTATGTAAGTTTTCACAGGAGCAGGGTTGAGGAAAATAAGGGTGCCTATCTGCAAATTCCATCTGGTGTGTATCTTTTACAAATGAGGGATTCGCTTTTTAAGATAGGTATAAGTGGTGTACTAGACCAAAGGGTGGCCGATATCAAAAGAGTCACCAAATGTCCTGTAGAAGTTATCCACTACAAAGCTTATAATCTTTACGACAGTTTCAACCTAGAGCACTACCTCCACAAGAAATACTCGTATTGTAATCACATTGATTTAAAAAGTTCGTGGGCAGGACATACTGAGTGCTTTATATTAAGTAGTGCAGAGATAAACGATATAATACTAGAGATAGACAACTATGTCAGATGAACCATTTGTATTGCGACCCCAAGCGGGGCCGCAATGCCAATTTGTAAACTTGTGGGACGATGTACCACTTGTATTTTATGGGGGTGAAAGTTGCGCCCCGTTACCACTCGGTAACTAGAATTTATCTAATTCGGTGGAGGCGATATTCGTTAATACCGAGCTAACATAATAGTGTAGAGATCAACCTGAAAAGGTGTAGGGTATCAAGTGGTGCTCGAAACGGTAAACACATTTGTGAAGATATGATCCGATACCCATAGTAATATGGGAGATTTGTAACGAAATCAAACACTTACGGCAGCGGGCGGCGGGAAAAGTTGGGCCATACTATTTGATGCCCTAAAGTATGTGGATTGTCCTCATGCGTATTTAGTATTCTTCCGTAACACAGTTAAACAGATAGAACGCACCTTATGGCCTGAAGCTAAAGAAATGTATGACCCCTTCCTTAAGCATCAATCTGGCCCAAACAAAGGTAAGTTTATAGGTAAGGCTCAGATCAGGGAAAAGGATAAAGTAATCATATTCCCTAGTGGAGCTAAAGTTGAGTTTTCCTTTTTAGATATAGAAGCGGAGATTAAGAAGAACTGGCAGGGGGCACAGCTTACTGGGGCATATTTCGAAGAGTTCGGTAACCACTCAGAATTTGCCTTTAACTACATTCGTACACGTATGCGAAGTAAGAGTAAGTATCAATCTTTTATCCGATGCACATTAAACCCAGAGCCTAATCACTTCTGTCTTAAATATTTAGCTAGGTTTATCGACCAAAAGACTGGATTTGCTATCAAAGAATACTCTGGTCGTATGGCGTATTATGTGGTGGACAAAGGGCAAACTATCACTTCTTGGGATGAAAATGAGTTGATAGAAATGTTCCCAAACAAGAAGCCACGTAAATATACGATGGTGCCAAGTTCGCTTGCAGATAACCCAGCAATGTTGTTAAACAACAGTGAATACGAGGATGACCTTCGGGCAAACGACCCAGCTAACGCAGCATTGTTGTTAGAAGGTAACTGGCTTTGGAAACCTGCATCAAATGGCGTATGGGATAGGAACACCATACAGGTTGTCGAGAGAGAACCTATGGGTTGTACATATCTACGTGCTTGGGATAAAGCATCCTCTAAACCTTCCACGGAGGGAGGAGATTCTTCGCAGTTAGATCCTGACTATACAGCCAGTATTAAGTTTGCAAAAGATAAATACAACAATATATATGTCATGGGAGATTATGTTGAAGATAAAGATGGTGTCCAAATAGCAAGGATACGTGAAAAGCCCGGTCAAAGGGATGAACATATAGAACGTCAGGCATTTTTAGACGGTGTTGATACTGTAGTTGTCTTCCCAAAAGATTTAGGCCAAGCAGGGGTTGTTGAATTTCAAGAGAGTGCTAAGAAGCTTGCAGCAGAGGGTTTTATAGTTAAACAGGATGCTTCTGTCAGTAACCGTTCTAAGCGACTTAGGTTTGAACCTTTTGCAGCAGCGTGTTATCGGGGGGATGTGTTCTGGGTCAAGTCCAGTTTCCATCCTTCTGTGTGGGACTACATGCTGCTTGAGCTAGAAAACTTCGACGGTAAGAAAAATAACGGATACCATGACGATCTAGTTGACTGTTTTTCAAGTGCGTATGCTTCTTGTCAAAAGATAAAAGTCCACAAAGCCGTCGCCCTCCCCGAAATCAACGCCCCCACACTCCTCGCTGGGCACCGTAAACAAATCCGCTAGGATTCCCACATCAGTCACCCACGGTGATACCACTCTCCTACCCCAACATTCCATCCTCTCGGCCACTTACATCCTCTGTAGGTGGCTTTTCTTTATCTGCATGATAATTTCTTTATTACTTGAAAAATAATTGTTGACACGCCATCTCCACAATGCTAATCTTCTCTGCATAGAATGAATATAGGAGATAATTAATGTCTACAGTTACAAAACTTTATCGTAACAAAAGTGAAAGTTCCGTAAAACGTGGTATCAACTTTGAACTTACTTTTGAACAATTCCTTGTCTACCGTAACGAAATGAAAGAAGGTTACTGTGATTATACTGGCGTGAAACTAAGTTTGAATACAGGAAGTCTTGAGCGTATAGATAGAACCAAAGGTTACACTGTGGATAATTGCTGTGTGGTCACTCAACGCATTAATCACCTCAAAGACAGAATCATTGATGAAGGTGGTGATTATGTTGGTATCACGGAAACTGAACGAGAGCAACTGAAGGCTCTTAGACGTAAGCTTGAGTCTGGTTTCGATTTCACACTTAAGTATAAACAACGTTTAGGTTTGCTAGGTAACGAGTATTCAAATACATCTGTATCGGAGGATAAAGTTATGATGGAAAATAATGAAATTAATTGTGATGTTGAAATTGCTAAGAGTTACCTAAAATTCTGCGAGAATAACAATGTCAGCTTCAATGCTTATAAGAAAGCTTATACTCGATCAACCTGTGCTATTACTAAGCGTAAGTTTGAAGATAACGGTTACTTCTCTAAGGTGATCACCTCTCGCGATGGTGGTGTTGTCACTGACAAGAATATTACTGCTGTGGTATCAGTAGTTGCACATGTGTTGAAGTCAGGGTTGTCAGCTAAAGAAATTGCAAATATTGTGGTATAGGTCTTGACACCTTCCTCCACATCAAATACACTTAGTTCAATTAAATAACACAAGGAGAAATATTATGTCTGTAGACGCTAAATTGTTCGTTACCTGCGGCAAGGATAAATTATTTGAAGTAGTGAATGCTGTTGTCGCACAATTAAATGTTTGGGTTCGTGCTGAACTAGATGCCTATTGGAAAACTCACACGGATGCTGTGTCACGCCTCCATTTCTTAATGTGTGAGGATTACACAGCACAAGCCAAAATGTTCACCAACGGTGTGAGCATTTCTGCGTATGATATGAAAGTGTTGAATATTCATTTCGGATGTGGTGATGTCAACCACCGTATGTTAGGAATTTTCCCAGATTGCAACTCCGACTACCGAGATACTTATGCTGGTGACAAAATCATATTCTCTCTAGGTTGTTGGGGTAAGTCTGATGAAATCATGCAGCAAGTTGCTATTGCAGTTGCTCAGTTTGGTGATGTATACTACGACCACAACGATTGTGATGACGAAGGTTTTGTATTGATCGGTAAATAAGGAGAAATATTATGCTATTTGGCTATACTGTCGAAATCGAACAACGGTGTGTCCGTTCCCATCGCGATGAAGGAGAGTGGTCATCTTGGAGTGAGGTATTTGACAATCGATTTCGATCAATATGTAAGGTTAATGAATACCCTGATATTGTTTCATCCATCTCAATTCCAGCAGGAGATCGTTGTTATGTAGTGTGGGCTGAATGGTCTAGCGGTGATAGTTTTGGGCGTGGACAGAATTCTTCGTTCGAAGCAATGGGCGTATTCTTAGATGAAGCTGCCGCACGTGAATTTCGTGATGTACTAGAGAAGAAAGGTAAATGTTATGAAACGCTAAAATTCACCACAAGTGATGATCAAGACCATGTAATTAATCGCGGATGGGATGGGTATTTTGAAACACTTGAACATATCCATATTGAATATACTATTATGAAATAAGGGGAAATATTATGAAAATTTTACACTCTGCTACACAACACACTTACAACATTATCCACGATAACGGGATGCAGACCTCGATTAAGCTTAGTCCGTCAGGTTTCTTTACCTCTGAGCAATTGGATCGTGATAATCCTATTCTATGTGATAAAAACAAATACACCGTGATTATTTCATCCTCTCACGGATGTCAGATGTCATGTTCATTCTGTCACCTTACTCAGCTTGGTAAAGAATTTAAAGCTGTGTCAAAGGATACCATTGTCACTAATGTTATAGAGGCCATCGAAGCGGTGAATGAGTTAGACCCTTCAATCAGCACACGTTACATCAAACTGTGTTATATGGGTGAAGGTGAAGCTATTCTGAATATGAACAACACATGTGACTCAGCATATGAGATTATTTATAAAGTATTGAAGCAAGGGCTGGCCGTAGGTTTAGATGGTGTAGATATTGCCACCTCTATGCCAAACATCCCTAGCAGATTAATGGGCAGTATTATTACTATGAATGCTGCATTAACTGTACATGGTTTTAACTTAAACCCATACAACCACTCTGATGTCAACCGTAGTATTGTGCGTTTGTTCTACTCTATGCACCACTACAACCAGAATTACCGTGATATTATTATTCCAAACAGTAAATCTATTGAGAAAACTTTAGAGTTGCTGGAAGATGTATCAGCCCAAGGTGTCAATGTGGTCGTTCATTATATGTTTATTACTGGGGTAAATGACGACAGTGATTCAGTAGAAAGCTTGATTTCATTTGTAAATAGTAATAAAGTGTTTGAGGGTTTTGAGTTCCGTGTTCTACGATACAATGGATTCTCAGAGGATAAAGAGTCCCCACATATGTCTGAAATTATTCAAATGTTAGAGAGTGATTTGAGAGTTGGAAAACTAAAGGTGCAATTCTCCGCTGGGGAGGATGTTAGTGCCGCTTGTGGTATGTTTATTTAATAAGGAGAATACACTATGTCACGCAAACTACTCCATCGTGCCAACCACGAGGCACGTAAATCCCGTCTGGCACAAACCACATGGGTGGTTGCCTACAGCGGCAACGATCATACATTCCGCACACTGAAGAAAGCTTTGTGCCACTTCCACATGTTGCCAGAGGAATTACCTTTCGCCACATTAGAGGAACGTAACACAGATCAGTATCTACTTGAATATGAGTGTGGTATGGTGTATGTTATTGACCAAGGGAATATCCCACACAAACGTAAATTGTCGGCCAGACACATTGGTCGTGTGCAGAATTATAAATGTTGGAGGAAGAAATGATGAACGTATTAAAATATTTAGAAACAAAAACACTACAGGATTTATCTGATGAACTTAGTATCAAAGTTTCACAGAACGAGCTTTATCCAGACCTTTATGTGCTTAACTATGACCAGATAGATAGTCCTAAGACGCACCCAATCGTGCTAGAATGCCGTAGTTTGGTGTTGGGTAGTGTAGACAAAGGTAAAACGTTTTTCGTTGTAAGCAGGGCGTTTGACCGTTTCTTTAACCACTCAGAAAACGGGTATAGTCCTAATATTGGCAGTTTAGTGTGTTACGAGAAACTAGATGGTAGTTTGGTAAGTGTATTTAATTATAAAGGTGAGTGGCTATATCGAACTAAGTCTATGACCATGCCCACGACTACAATCAACGGTTACGACAGGACTTGGAAAGATTTAATCGAAAGTTCTCTCAACTGGACTGCTGGATTCAAAGGTGACAAGGATTTTACATACATATTCGAAGTTGTCAGTAGAGAGAACCGTGTTGTTGTCCGTTACGAAGATGATGCAGCTTACCTACTTGCAATTCGCAATAACCAGTTTGGGTTCTACAACAAGATTGTAACACACAAGTTCCACAGCCCAAGGATTTACAAGTTTAAATCCACTGAAGATTGTATCAACTCAGTTAAAGATTTACCAAACCTAGAGGAAGGGTATGTTGCATACAATAGTGAAGGTATTCCAGTTTGTAAAATAAAGTCTCCTTCATACTTGGTGGCTCATCGAATTAAAGGCGAAGGTCTTACGCCTAAACGTATTCGTGAGTTAGTGGTTATCAACGAACAGGATGAGTATTTGGCGGTATTCCCAGAAGATGAGAAGTATTTCACGGAATACGTCAATGCATGGGAAACTGTAAAAGAGGGATGTAAGACGGCTATGGTATCAACTAAAGATATTGCAGACCAAAAGGAGTTTGCTTTGGCTGTAAAGCACTTACCTTTTTGTGGGGTTTTGTTTACCGCAAGAAAATCTGGAGTTGATGTAACAAAGGTATTGACAGAGCAAAATACATCATATAAAGTTAAGCTTATTGAAACAATTATGGAGAAAGATAATGTATAAACCACAAGCTATTTTAACAGTAGGGATATCTTCAAGTGGTAAAACAACTTGGGCTGAAAAGTTTGTATCTGAAAACCCTTCGTGGGTAAACATCAATCGTGATGATGTTCGATTTACATTATTCTCTGATGGTGTTCGCGATTGGGGAAAGTATAAGTTTAGCAAGGGAAATGAAAACCGTGTCACAGAGGTTTGCAACCAGAAGATCTATGATGCGGCAGCGGAGCTAAAAGATATTATCATTAGTGATACAAATTTAAATAGTAATACTCGTAATCGTCTGACCGAGATTCTTTATGATTTAGGGTATGAGGTATCCTTCAAAGTATTCGACATTTCCTTTGAAGAAGCTTGTAAAAGAAATAATCAACGTCAAGGTGGTATTAGTCAGACAATCATATATACGCAGTATCAAAACTACCTGAAATATATTGGACGTAAAACTTACACACCAGACGTTAACAAACCAAAGTGTGTGATACTGGACGTAGATGGGACAGTTGCTAAGGTAAATGGTCGTGGGTTTTTCGATTGGGACAAGGTATCAACTGACCTACCACATCAGCACGTAATTGATATAGTTAAGGGCATACAAGACGATACCTATATAGTCTGTATGTCTGGACGAGATGAAGTTTGCCGTCAAGATACTGAAGATTGGTTACTTCAACATGGAATTTATGTTGATGAACTTCACATGAGAAAGCAAGGTGATATGCGGAAAGACACTATTGTGAAGGAGGAGTTATTCTGGGAACATGTCGCTGATAACTGGAATGTTCAATTTGCAGTAGATGACCGCCCAAGTGTTCTGCGCCTGTGGGTAGAACTCGGCATTCCGATTATATCCGTTGGTAATCCATTTATTGAATTCTAAGGAGAAACACAATGCCACATACTGAAGAGGATGTAGAATTCGATCTACTTGAATCGCGGATTAAATTGCAACAAATAGTTGACCTTCGATCTGCAATACATTATGCTATTGAGAATGGAGTTGATATCGCAGAGTATTTAGTTAACCTTGGATACAGAAAATAGCTCAACCCGCCTAGTGCGGGTTTATTTTTGCCCATAATTCCTCAATTTGCTTGACATTTACAAAAGTGTTATAATTCCCTTATATCACAAGGGAGACATTGACATGGCTAGACCGCCTACTAAGGCCAAACCATCTAATTCAACGAGGGAAAGCCGACAATCTAAAAAGAGTTTGGCTACCCCTGCAATAGAAACAATTCGCACGATAGTTAATATCCTCAAACCATATGAATTATCTCAAACCCAAAGGTTTAGAACATATCAGCAAATGTTACTTGATGATGCTGTTGGAAATGCTTTCGCAGCCAACTGTATTTTAGTCGAGAAAGCGTTTGCTAATTACGAGATAGGTTATAATACCTACTCAGAAGATTCTAAACAAGCCGCAGAGTTCTTACGTTACTGTTATGAAAACATGCGGGGTCAAACACTTCGTAGCTTTGCTAGATGTGCTGCTGAATTCAAACGAGATGGATTAGCACCATTTGAGAAGACATTTCGTAAAGGGGCAGGTAAATGGGAAGATTATTGGACATTAGATAAGTTACTCTATGTTCACCCACTATCGTTGCAACCAACCACGCCATTTACAGTGACTAACGGTGGCCGTGATATTCTTGAGATGCGACAGAGTATAAACGCTTTCAGGAATACTACGGATGTCCTACCAATTGAAGTGATTAACAGTGGATTAGGTTATGTAGGTATTCCTCGTAACAAACTCACACTGGTTACTTACAATGGGACGGATGCTCAACCATTTGGTGTTTCAGCGTTTGATACTTGTTATACTGCTTGGCGAGAGAAAACATTACTCCAAGAATATACACTTATTGGTGTAACGAAAGACTTCTCAGGAACACCGATATTATATCTACCTTCTGACATATTAGATCGTGCCGCCACTGACCCAACTAGCCCAGAAGGGATTATGGTTGAGCAGCTTAAAATTAACATGGCTAATATGCACACAGGTGACCAGAACTATACAATATTACCTTCTGACACACAAAGTGAGTCTGGTAATGGTATGCGTAGTTTTGAGCTAAAATTCCTTGGAATCGATGGTGGTCATGGTTACATAGCCTCCGTAAAATTCATTTAATTGCTGGAAAAACTTTACACTCTTCATACAATATTACACAGTGATGTGTAACGACCTGTAAAAATTGCAGAGTTTAGTTAATCAGCAGGAAAAGATCTAAAAGTAAATCCACATGAACAAAATTTGATACACCTCGTGGTTTTAGATTTATCTCCAACGACTAATTCGTAAGAATGTAGGGGTGGTAGCCCACCTCGAAAAAGTGAAAGCATTTATTGCTAAGATATAGTCTGGTCTTCTGTGGTAACACAGAGTGCTAATAAGCATAATGGTATAGCGAGCCATTAAAACATAACGGGTAAAAACTTTGACACTGTAGCTCTCATCGAGCAACGAAAACGTGCCATATACAACGCATTCGGTGCTGGTAACCTTATCGCTGGTGATGGTGCAGGTGGTAGCTATAACATGCTTGAGGGTATGAATAGCATCCACAGTTTCTACATTGAGCGCGACATTGCAGTAATTGAAGAAGCATTAAACACTGACATTAATCCTCAGTTATTTAGATTAAATGGTTGGGAACTTTCACCAGAAGATATGCCGAAGGTTAAGGCTGGTGACATTGAACCTATCAGTATTGATGAGTTTGGTAAGATGTTGCAACGTGTGGCAGCAGTTGGATTAGCCCCAGCACGTGACCCTAAGTTCCTGAATGAAATATATAGTAAGTTAGGATTGAATTACCGCTTCGATAAGGATGCTACGCCTGAGAGTATTCAGCAATATATGTCTGATAACACCAGCAGAAGTTCTGAAGCTATGGAGAGCGGGTTGCCAAATGGAATAGGTGAGTCAACTTCTAAGGGTGGAGACCGCTCAGTCGGTAACAAAGAAAGTGCATAATAACACTTGACAAACTATCAACAATATAATAAAGGGTTGATTAAATAACCTTTAAATGGTAATATACTTCATAAGGTGATAATTCAACCTCTAAAGGAGATATAATGGCACATAAATTGCCTAGACTCTCCAAATCTATCTTAGACCTACCTCAGTTAATCACAGCAGAAAAGTTTGAAGAAATCGCCTCTGTTCTCGAAGACCGTAATAACGGTTTATACGAGGCGGCTTCCAATGTAGCTAATTTGTCTAATGATTACATGGAGTATTCCTCTGGTGATTTGGTAGAAGGTTCCGTAGGGATCTTACGAGTAGAAGGCCCAACAACTTATAAAACTACAGGGTGGGAATCTCTTTGTGGTGGGTGTAGTTACCAAGGGTTGCTTGAACAAATGGATGAGATTGTATCCATGAGGGAAGTAACTAAGGTGCTTATGCTGGTAGATAGCCAAGGTGGTGAAGCCTATCGTGCATTTGAGACAGCAAGAGAGCTACGTAAAAAGGCCGACGCTGCTGGTATTAAGATTTACGCATATGTAGATGGAATGGCCGCTTCTGCTGGATATGCTCTAGCCAGTGCTGCACACGAAGTGATTATGAATCCCTCAGCGGAGTGTGGTTCTATAGGTGTGGTGGTGCGATTGGTTAATCAGAATAAACGTCTGGATAACGAAGGTATCACTGTTAAATATATCACTGCTGGTGCGAGTAAAGTCCCCTTTGATGACAATGGTGAGTTCCGTGAGGGATTCATTGCAGATTTGCAGTCTAAAGTGGATACATTATATGGCGAGTTCGTAGACCATGTTTCAAACATGCGTGGAATTGCCTCTACTGTAGTTCGTGACACTGAAGCTAAGATGTTCACTGCTCCTGATTGTTTACGATTAGGGTTGGTTGATAAGGTGATGGAAGGTGAGGAGTTCTATACATACCTTGCTGACATTGATGAACTCGAAGCTAACGAGGATGTGACTGTTCCGCCAAAAGAAGACCCTATTGAAATAAAGCCCTATAAAAAGGATAAGAATTGCATGACTGATTTATCAATCGACCCATCTGCATTTGCTGAGTTGCAAGCACAGATGAAACAGCAAGCAGAAATGCTAGCCGCATACCAAGCTAAGGAACTTCAATTAGAAAAAGAAGCACTCTTAGCTAAATTTGATACTACCCCTTTCTTAGCAGAATGTAAAGAACAGCTTGCTGGTTTCTTTATGTCTAAAGATGTTGGTGCTGAATACAAAGAGTTAATGAATTCTGTTATCGCATCTGCACAAGCTTCTAATGAGTCAATTCTCACTGAAGCTGCTAACCAAGTTACTGCTGCACAAGAGAAAGTAACCGCTGCCGAAGCTGAAGCTGAGAAAGTTAAAGCTGAGTTTAGCACCACGGTTCATTCAGTGCAAGCAGAATTAAAAGAACCCGCTTCTGGTAAAAATATCCTAGAAGAAAAGATCGCCCGTTTAAAAGCTACTCAACAAACTAAATAAAAACTAGGAGATACTAGATGTCTGATTTAAATCTTGGTGCAAGCCAAATCGTATTGAACGCTGTTACTTCTGACCTGCCGTCATTCACTCATGATGATGTAGCAGTTACTTGGACAGCTACCATGAAGAATGGTTCTATCGTTAATGCTGCTGGTGTTGAAGTTGCTGTAGCGGATGCTGCAACCGCTGCTGGTGTTATTGATGACCTCACAGTGCGTGATTATGGTGACACCCTTACTGTTGGTGATTCGCTGGTAGTTGCTGTTGCTAAACGTGGTTGTGTATTCAAAGAAGCTAACTTGAAGTTCACTGACGCCGCCATTAACGCTGCTGGTAAAACTGCACTAGCTGCCCAATTAAACCAATTTGCTTAATCTTAGAAGGACAATAATATAATGAATGCTCGTAATGGCGATTTTGGTGTATTAGACTTTACCCCGTTAGTACAACTTTTACCACGTGTTCCTAAACTCTTATCCAGCTTAGGTTTGGTTCAAAACACAGTGATGGGTACTTCTACCGTTGCTCAAGTAGAACGTGTAACTGAAGCTTTAGATGCTATCCAAGCCCGTGCTCGTGGTGGTGACCGTAACTACGCTGGCCGTGAGAAGGCAATCGTACGTAACTTTAACGTACCTTTCTTCCCATTAGATACTCGCTTCACTGCTCAAGAAATTCAAGACCTGCGTGAGTACGGTACTTCCGACACCCCTGCTACTGTAGAAGCACGTGTAATGCGCTCTATGCAGCGTATTGTTAACTCTCACACCAATGGTTTTGAGAAGGCATTGTATGCTGCTGTAAAAGGTTCTTCATACTCCCCATCATGGACTCAAGGTCAGTATGACTACTACACTGAGTTTGGTGTGACAGCCCTGAAGAAAACCTTCCCAATTGACTTCACTGATAATACTAAAGACCCACGTATTACTGTTGAAAAAGAAGCTCGTAAGCACATTATCACTAATGCTGCTGACAATGGTGATAGCTACAAAGTTATCGCATTAGTTGGTTCTGGTTTCTTCAACTCATTAATCACTCATCCTTTGGTTCAAGCTGCATATGATAGCTACCCAAGTGAAAGTGAACCTCTGCGTCGTCGTTTAGGTGGTGAGTTAATCAACCGTTCATTTGATACCTCTGGTGTAACTTACATCGAAGATATCTCTGGTGAGATTGCTGATGGTGATGCATACTTCATGCCAATGGGTATTAGCACAATGTTCATGGCGCAATATGCTCCTGCTGACAGTGTGTTATATGCTAACCAACCTGCTCAAGAAATGTATGTGTTCTTAGATGAGTCTAGTCACCGTGTTTCTAAAGTTGAAACTGAGACTGGTTTCATCGTCGTCAACACTCGTCCAGAGTTAGTTGTTAAAGCCACTGGTAACACCCTGCGTGTATAATGTAGCTTAATATACCTAGGGAGCCGTGAGGCTCCCTTTTTATTTTAGGAGGATATGTGAAAGACTCTCAATATTTTATTAGGAAACCTCTATTCACGGCATATGTTCAATCACTCAAACCTAAGTTTGATGCTAAGATTACAGACGGCTTACCACAGTTCACCTTCGCTGATGTGGAGGGTAATAAGTATGTGACTCGGTGTGCGTTAGAGTATTTTGAAAAGCTGAACGAAGTCTTTGGCTACTTCATCGACACTAATCAATCTATTGTCTGTAGAGACCGATGGATTGTAGTGTTTACCGATGAAAAACCTAAACAAGAAGCTGTTGTTGCTACTCCATTAATCCAATTAGAATCTGTAGTAGAAACATCGTCTGAGGCTCCACAGGAAGCACCAGAATCGACGATTGAATCTACTGAATATCTTTCTTACGATTTGATTGATTGGCCTCGTGTAGAAGCATTCAAGAACACTAAGGGTGATAAGGCAGAACTAGCCACGTATGCGTCTAAGTATGGTGTCACTTTGTTGAAAACAAAGACTATCACCAACATGATTGAAGATTTCAAATCAGCAGTTGGTGCATAACAATAACAATTAGTAATAATATTAACCCACTTTGACTTGTTCTTAGTGGGTTTTATTTTATATAATAGGTGAAAGTATGTATGTGTCGTTACAGGATATAGCAGCTAGAGTTGAAGGATATAATGGGATGTTAGATTTACCTTTATAGCAACTAAGCGTAAAACAAAGCCCACCTGAAAAGGTGGGCTTATTTATTAACCATTCTTTACTCTGTCGATTACTTCACTAATCTTCCCTTTATTAAACGGACGCTGTGCTGGATTACCTAAATATCCACTTACACGTCTGACAGCGTACAATGTAGTAGCGTCATTGTTACCACACCTAGGGCAAACGAATCCCTTACTTTTATTGAGAAGTTCTCCCTCAAACCCGCATTCTAGACATTTGTCCGACGGACAATTAATTGCATAATAAGGGGTTACATTGTAACTAAAATCCCATAGGTTTTCAAGTGCCTCAATATTCCTTGTCATATCAGGTAGCTCACTATAGGAGATAAACCCTCCTGCACTATATTGAATGAATTTGGCCTCAAATAACATACGTGTATATGGGTCTGTTTGCTTACCTGCCTCTAGATGGAAACTATTAGTTAGATATTCCTTATCTGTCACACCATCAATAATACCGAACTTGTTATAAATTGCATTACGTAGTCTGTAACATTGTGACTCGCTTGGTGTTGCGTAAACAGAGTATCCTATACCTGTATCTCTCTTAATTTTATTTACATAATTATTGATATACTGTACTACACTGAGTGCAAAATCCGTCTTAGTTTCACTGTCTAAAATGTGGCTTTCCCCACCAAATAAAGCATTTACCATTTCATTAAGACCAATGTACCCAATGCTGATACTACTACCCCTTTTTAATAGGTGTGGTAGCACGTATTCATCTGGTTGCAGTCTCATCAACGCACCTTCCATGTATAGCGTAGGTGCATTTTTAGCTTGAGTTTTTGATAGTACCTCTAGTCTGAAATCACAACACTGTTTACAGAGGTCTAACCCGATATCTAACATCTTCCAGAACTTATTTAAATCTCCTCCAGACTCAACTGCAATCATTGGCAAGTTTAGCGTTTGAACCCCTAAGTTGGTTCTCCCAGAATGCTGCAATTCTCCTTCCTCATTATTCCAAGCCGATAAGAAACTTCTGCAACTCATACTAGACTTAAAGCTACCAGTTTTCTCCACAACTTGATCGTAGTTCAAGATGTCTGGATACATACGCTTAGCTGAACATTTTAACGCTAGTTGTTTAATGTCGTAGTTTGGGTCATGTCTCTTGTGGTTCACACCGTCCCTGATACTATAGATAAGTTTAGGGAAGATTGCGGTAATTTTATCCTCACCAATGCCTTCATATCTTACTTGGAGAATCATCTCTTGAATTAGTTTAGCTTCCCACGACAAACCAAGTCCAAAATTGACTGACACGAAAGGAACTTGAGCACTTGTGCATGTCATACTGTTAAGCTGGTACTCAAGGGTTTGACACGCATCGTATACATCTTTACGGATTCTTTGTCTAGCAAAATCATCTATATCTTCAACACCAATCTCTCTACCCAAGGCACACCATTTAGCATATGATTTAGTTACATACGGTGCCATAACCTCATCAAACCTGTTGAAGCTCATACCGCCATACTGAGATGACCCAACCGACATTACTATTTGACTTGTCAGCGTCATTGCCGTCTGAATACCTTTAGGGGTTGATATTTTAACCCCATTCATGTGGAAACCATTATCTAGCATATCCTTAAGGTTGATAAGGCAGCAATTTGTATACCCCATCAACGGAAAGTAATCTAAGTCATGAATGTGGATCAAGCCTTGTTCGTGTGCTTCATATAGGTGATGAGGTAATAGGCGTTCTTTTGCTATATGTTTAGCTACCGATCCAGCGATCAAATCCCTCTGTGTAGAGAATGTAACAGCAGACTTGTTTGCGTTCTCTGTCATTACCTCTGAATCTACCCCATTAATGATGTTTAAAATTTTATCTGCTAACAATTATAATCTCCTTGTTTTAAAGTGTAGGAGTATTATACCAACTATAGTAAACACCTTATTTGATCTTAGTCAATAATACTGTTAGTCAAGATAAACAAAAGCCCAACCAAGAGGAAGGGCTTTATTCTTATCATACTTCAAATAATCCAATCTCAATCAAATCTACATTGTATTTTGCCAATACGTAGGTGTAGATGAATGTAAATGGATTTAAGCAGCACTTATGTTGCACAACATCCCACGCCATCATAGCTTGATCTACCATGTTAAAGTCACGGAAGCATACCTTCGTATAGGTGAAGTGGTGAAAGCTCCCAGAATCGCCATTTAGGTGCCTTGGTGAAGGTAATCCGTTAGTGTTGTGTTGAATAATGTAATACTCTGGAATGCCCTCTGCGCCATCCTTGGTAGCCAATGTCAACTTAGGAAAGAAAACATCTCCTTTGCTAATTTGGATAGTGGCTACAACATTCAACACCTCACGTGGTGATGCTGACATTGTGAATTCTGATTCTTGTATCATTTAAGTTTTCCCTCCACTAATTCAATAATATCGCCAACCTTCTGACACTCAAACCATTCACTATTTGAAATCTCAATGTCCCACTCATCCTCAACTTCGCAAACTAGGTTAACAATGTCAAGGGAATCAAACCATAAATCCTGAAATGTAGTCTCCTCAGTGAATTCAACTCCAGCGGGAATACCACATACGTCCTTGATTATAAATTTGAGTTGGTTAAATGTTTGTTTTCTTGCCATATATCCTCCAATTAAGCCGCTAACAAGAAGGATTCTTCTTTAAGCTTCTTATGTAACCAAACTTCACCTTTTCCTGTAACCATAGTCACATTATGCAGGAAGCTATGTTTAGTTACTTGGTTAACTTTGAAGTAACCGCGATCAATGTATGTCTGATACGGTGCATTCTTAATATCCAGAATACCTAAGTCACGCATCTTCGCAAACATCTTATTTCGACCTACACCAAATGCCTTAGCAACTTCATTCATGGAACGTAAGTTCACGACATCTGCCACATCATCAGCGAAGTCAATCTTATGCTGGTTATTCTTCTGGAAGTTTAAACCAGCACGAATAACTTCCTTAATGTGTGGAGCTTCGTTCTTGTAGAATGTCTCGATGATCTGGTCAACATCTGATACGAAGCCACCAGTCTTACGTAGAGAAGGTAACACTTCTTCCATTACCCAGTCTTGGAATTGTTCAGCATTGGGTAAGTTACTACGCATGATTAAACGGTAGACGTCACTCTCTGGGATGATTTGAATTCCAGTAGGTTTTGCCTCCATTTTCAATTCTAGCATTTTGCTATAATCTAATTTAATCACAGACTTACAGTGATATTGTAAGGTTTCACTCTTGTTCTTATATCCAAGGATATTTACAACCTCGTTAGCAATGAAGTGCGGTTTATCCTCATACATAATCACGCTCAACTGCCCAAATAACTCATGGTCAAACTTCTTTACTTCGTTCATAATATTTCTCCTTTGTTAAAATTACCTTCGTTAACCACCTATTTAGTTAACTTGGGATAAATGGTATAATGCTGATTAAGAGATGTCAATAGATTATTTGAAATTATTTTAGGAGATACTATGTCAGGGTTTCCAACAACACTCCCTCCAGATTTGAACGAAATAGAAAGTTACATAAGATTTTTTCTTGGTAACATTAGTACAAGCTTAATATCATCTGCTGATATGCAAATCCTCATCGCAATGAACATCGGTAAGTATGGAGAAGATTTATGTAAAATTACTTATTACTCTACCTTAGATGTTCTTAGGTGGTTAATCCGTAACGAAGCTAAAGGTTCCTCTGGTGCTGTGGGTACAGGTGAGGTTAAGAAGCGGATCGAAAAAGTGGGCCAGCGCCAAGTTACCGTCGAGTGGGATGTTGGTACTTCCTCTGGGACAGCTTCTGGCTGGGACAAGGTTCTCGAAGACCTTTTAGCAGACCCTTCCACTATAGGATGCAATCCTATTGATCAATATACCACCAACAACTCTGGCTCCGTCATCATCGGTGGTGTTTCACAGAAACAATATGACAAGGTTGCCACCAATTCAGACTCACGTAATGGCTGGTCTATAGGTAGTATCTGCGATCGTCGTAAATATAGAGGATGGCCGTAAAATGACATTCAAAGAGTTTGCACAATTATACATCGCCCCAGTCAGTGTGAGTCTGAGTGTAATATTGCTAGTTGGTACTGTATCTTTATACAGTGAAGTTCAGGCTAACACTAAATTCAGGGAGACATCTGAGGCTAAGCTAGATTTACTCCTTGAGCAGAGTATTATTATGTCACAGGATGTAAAGTATCTGAAGGAAGGTGTTACAGAGCTAAAACTAGAGGTCAAAGAAGCACGTAATCGCGAGTTATACCCTTGGAGATACCAGAGTAGCCCTGAGTAGAGAAAAGCCCTTAGAATCACTTCTAAGGGCTTTGTGCTATCCATTCAACTCTGCCATCACGTCAATACATTCATCGTCTTGAACGTCACTATCTTCGTTATCCTCAATTGTTTGTAACAACTCATGAACCTCCTTAAACCCTTCAACACAATCAAGGTATCTAGTCCAACACATGTTTTCTTCCATGTCATCTAACATTTCACGTATTTGTTTAATAGTGTATGTTTTATTACTCATCCCACAACCTCCCATTTGTAATCCAACCCTGCAACCCCATAAAACACAGTTTGCTCATGGATATACTTACTTGCCTCAACTTTAATCTTATCGTTCGTCAGGACACCATTACTTTGGAACATGAATGGTGCTGAAACAGTCTCCATTGTATGTGGATCTACGATAATGTCAAGTGTTCCTTTGTATTCGATGATCATGCTACATTCTCCTTGAGGTATTGCACTAATTCTTTATTATCATCTCCCCAGTTGAAATTAGCAAGTAACCAACGAACATAATTATCGTCATTCTTAACCACCCACTCCCAAGTCTTTTCTTGGTCACGATACTTCTTCATGAAGCAATGTGTTAGTTCAATAGGTTGATTAAGTAACGCATATGCGGTATCTAAGTTCAATCCTTTATCCTTGAGCATATACTCCAATACAGCAGATGTCACTTGAACATCATAACCAGCGGAATGGAAGTCACCTTTGAAACTAAATTTCTCATTCAAACCAAACTGATAGAACAACACACCAAGTTTGTGAGACTCTACTACACCTTTTGGATACAATGCTCTTGCTAACTCCAGTGTGCATAATACCTTCTGGTTTGGGAGTACAAAGTCTGATGGCAACATCTTAAGGTCAAATGCTGCATTGTGTGCAATGATGTATCCATCACCTTTCAACTGGTGTTTGTTATATACTTGATCAATTGGTGGACAATTCTCAACATCAGACTGGGTTATGTTATGGACTGCCATCGCCTCGAAGCTAATCTGACACTCTGGATTAACTCTATCAACCTTTAGTGAATTAGGTTTAAGTTTACCATCCATCCCAATTTCAACACTTGCCAACTCGCAAATACCACCTTTAAGGCTAGCAGTTTCTACGTCTACGATTTTAGATTTATTTAACATCAGAACCTCCAATTTTATATTTATTTAATATACTACACGCAACGTGTATATTTTCAGGTAAATACGCCAATTCTTTTGCTAACTCAAATTTTCTTAGTTTGTATGCATAGTGAGCATCTTCCTCATTATCAAACTGACCTAGATATTCTTGTTTCAGTAAAAATGGATTATTACAATATGCCAGAAATACACCAGACCTTCCCGTTCTTTCACAAACCCCTATTTTAAAATCCCCTCTACAGTTCTGCCTCTCTGTCATAAAAGAATTTAAACTTGCAGATATAATAGAACAATTATTAGGGGAGTATACCTTACCTTCACAAGACGATAGCAAATCTTTATCTAACTCCCATTTAATATCGTAAAGACCTGAAGGTTTATTTGATGTCCACCACTCTGCAAAACTCTGAAAATTATACCAATCTTTACATATAGTACAGTCAGAGTATGTTGGGCGGTTCTTTAAGGCTAGTACACTATGGCATCTCCTAATCATACTGTACCACTTTACATAAGGTTCTGTTGTTTTACCTTTGACGGTCGAAGTGAACCTCCCTTCACCTAAGTAACCTACACCGAATACTGTTTTGGAATAAGGGTCTTTTACTTCCCCTAGTCGTATACACCTAGACGTAGTGTATTTCATATGCCCAGATTCTATGAATTTTATCCGTACATTTTTGTTATTTATATAGTTAATAACTTCGATGTCACCACAAAAGTTTGTTTTATAAATATCACCAGTATCCATATCAACCCTCCTTACTGTGATTTAATAATCACGTTCCCAAATAATAACCAGCGGTTCACCAATAATTTGCGGCTCCCAGCGATACTTCACACTATACCCTTGTGCAATCATATTTGCAATAAGTTTGTTGCGATTACTATCACCCCATTTGTAGTGTGATGTGAATGTGCGCTTCATTTACCCTCCTCATAGTCTATAGGACGCTCTACAATCGATTATAATACATCCAAGCCACCATCATATTACCTTGTGTAGAAAGTGGCTCAGAATGATTCCTATTGCGTTTAAATTGGTATATTACTGTTACTTCTTGCTATCATATTCAGATTTACATTTGAAGTAGTAATCAATAGCACTACCTGCAATGAGTGGTAACCACATAAACGCCAGAAGTATGTTCCCTGCTATATCATTTCCAACATAACCCTGCAACAGCGAACACACCCCAATACCAATTGTTAATAATACTAACATATGTTTCTCCTTATTTATAAACCCGAACTACGCTATCTTTAATCAAGTGCACACTCTTATCTTCGTAGCAATCTAGATACATACTACCTACGTGATTACCACACTCGCACATCAATGGTTCTCCCATACTATAATTACAGCAGCCATATCCTGATTTGAACAGAGGGATCACACCATCACACATACTAGCTTCAGCTACTACAAATTCACTCTTAATCTTACGGATGATTTGTGCTGGTTTATCATCGTGCCACTTGTTATTCTCTTTAGGACGATTCCGTGTTTCATAGAATAGCCCAGATTTAATATCACTTCTGGGATAATCACACCCAGTATCTTTGTGCCAAATATCATTAATATTAAGCACAACACCATTTAATCGGCTCACTGACACTTTATACAAGTCATGTGTGAGTTGCTTGTTACACTTTGCACAATGTAGTTTCATGTTATTCTCCTTTAAATAGTTTAATAGACAATATCGGCTCTAGTGTCTTTGTGTAAATTATTTCCACCACATACGCTGCTGCAAACAATACCACAACAATCAGCACTAATGGTAGGATTGTCAGGAGTAGTAGCAGAAACCCTACGTCCATCTCCTTCTTAGGATTTATATATATAGTTTAACAATTTTATGTAGGAGATCACCATTACCGACAGTAGCGAGTAGCACAAACATTAGCACTACCACAGAAATACCACCCCACAGTATCAACCCACCTATCAATGTTTCCATGTTATTCTCCTAAACAAATTGATAAAGGTATCTAAGGTTGTTGGTGTATTTTACAATCAACCTATCGTTACCGTCCCGAAGACTATAGTTCAAGTTGGAAGTAGAGTCTGCAATCTTAACTAGCAACGCATCCCTGTCATACACTAAATCCGACAAGTATTTGTGATTAGGTACACCTTTCTTCTTGGTAAGTTTAAGTAATGAAGATATCGAATCCTCACTCAACCCCATCTCTAGTAATTCCTGCACTGTAGCATCTGTGTCCTCAAGTATATCGTGACAGTAGACCAACATAAATGTCTGTTCGTCAGGTTCACCAAACAAATAACAGTACGTTTGATATACGTTATCTAAGTGATGGAAGTATTCTTTGTCGCCATACTTTTGTCCATGATGTTTTGCTACAGCAAAGTTTAATACCTGTACCATGTTGCGTGATAGTGTCATGTTGTCCTCCTTAAATTAAAATACCAGACAAGAGTAGCCTCATCTGGTATCTGTGTCAAGCGTTATTTATGTTTACATCTATCGGAATATGTAAGTTTTACATCACTGGAATTTTTAGTGAGTATCACAGCACCCACAGGGAATCCGAAAGGGAATCCAATCTGCCTACCACTTCCTATATAATGTATATGGTTTATATAAAAACCAGAGCGTTTTATATCCATCAGTCTTGGCATACTGGAAAGTATCTTATTGACAGGTATCAACAAGATCATATTATTGGTGACTTCCATCATCTTTCGTAGCATCTCATCAAAAGTAGAATATGGTGGGTTAGTTACAACCCATTCAACATTTCCACTAAAGTCTAAGAAATCTACACCATCATCTATTTCACACCACAAGGAACCTACAGGAAGTTTATCCAAGAAAGCCCCTCCTCCTGCAAATGGCTCTAATATAGTACCTCCATTGTAGTACTGTTTGAAAATATCAATAACTTCATCTACTATGTGATGCGGTGTATACACCTTATCGTTAATATTAGTCATATACCCCCTTAAATTGTAATCTTAGAATTGGATCGAGTGTTATTTTAGAATTCTTTGCTTAGGTGTGTCAACACTTCCTTGGTGAAACACTCAAACACGCCTCCTTTAAATGATATTAGTGGTGTGTAGTGATATACTGCATATTTCTCATGTAACATTGATTCTTTCAGCCATATATCTTTATGCATACCAAATTCCAGATGTAATTCTTCGATCTCATATTTCTTTCTAAGAACTTGGAACCTTCTAGTTGGTGAAAAACTTCTACCAATCTTTATGAAGCTCTCATTTTCGTTATACATCTTTATGACATAAAGATAGTCTAGATCTAATTCTCTACCTTCGTAAAAACCGTAATTATTACAGACTGCTGAGTTTTTATATCTACACTCAGGAAACGAGCATCTTCTACCCTTAAGGAAATTATTAACACTTGTAGAATTTTCATGACCTTTATTACAATACCATTTGAACTTCTTAGAAGGATTGCCAATACCTTCTTGGTTTGTTCCCCATCCTCCCCAAAAGCACCCCTCCTTTTCAATTAAGTTTTTAAGCCTAACTTCGTTCTCCTCTACGGAATAGCGGTATTGTTTGGTACACCTACAAGACCTCATGCCACTTTTAAGACTATTATAATTAGAAGGAAACCAACCACTACAACCAAATTCAGAGAGTGCTATATCATCATTAGCGCAAGTAGGGCACCAGTATACCCACCTATCAAATCTCCCACTTCCGCCTACTACGTCTTCACATCTTTTGAATATAGTACCTTTCGCGAAGCATCCATTACTGTTGAAAAGTTCCGTGTAATAACTGTCATCCTTGAGTTTACTTTTCCTGATCTTATTAGATGTTCTTTCATTACTATCCTCTCCTGCGAGGAATTTAGTTGCCGACCTAATGATCACCTCTTTACCGACCAAAGTATCGTAAGCTATGAAACCTGTTTTAGAGAGGTTTTTATATTCACCATCCCACCTAGTGAAAATATAACCCCTATTTTTACACTCTCTTTTTACCCTGATTATGTTTTGATTTTCAGTATATTTGGCACTATTGGAGCAGGAGCAAGGAAGACTACCTCCTGTAAGACTTCCTATCTTAATCACCATCGAACCATAAGACCATAACTCCGAATCCTCAGAACACTTTGAACAGGTAACTATCCAGTCCCTGCCCGTCAATTTCTCTTCTAGCTTTATAGTAGAACCTTTTATCTCAAAACACATACCTTTTAAATATTTCAAAACTTACATTCCTTTAAAACTTTAATCTACAATTAACCTTACTACCCATTACATGCTCAAAAGCGTCCTCCATACACTTCACACCGAAGTCTGTTAAACTCTTCTTAACTATAATACTGTCATGCACTGGTAACAGTACTTGATTTTTAGAAATAAACTGCTCAACACAGTAGGTAATCATCTTGCTATCTAGGTTTTGAAATCTAATCCCCACACCTGTATTGAAATATGCAGCAACATCTTGGTTGTGTTGGATAACAGCTTCAACCAGTTTAGTTACTGGAATGTTCTTTAACCCAACATACTTACGAGTACTTTTGTTCCTACGCCTATAGTCCTTACGAATAGAATCTGAGATGCCTCTGATAGCGGATGTCTTGTCAATCGCATTAAACATAGTTAACAAGGCTGTCTTTTTAATATTACGTATCGGATCGTAATCTTCGATACCATATTGACTTTTCCAAGTAATCAGTTCCTCTTGGTCTATCGGTATGTCAAAGGGAAAGTCATAAGGGTCTTTGTCCTTCAGGTCTAACCCAAGCTCCTCTGCGGCAATAGAGTAGTGTAGGGATTTATAATCTATTTCTATCGTGTCTTCAAAGTCGATCTGTATTGTAGAACGGACTTTAGAGTTCTCTCCTTGCACTTCACTCCTGTCATGATAGCGGCCAGCAAGGTGCATATTGTCACGGAATATCCTTGTAAGAAAATATTCTGGTATGGCTACATTACCAATAGTGATGTATGTGTTTCTAAAAAGATCGTTTAACTGACTCATGATATTGTCTGCTAACGTATACATATCTACCTCCACCTTCTTTGGTTTTACAACATCATATGAATTCTTACCCTTCTTGACCCTAATCTCACAGTTAGCACGAACCTCTGGTAACAGCTCTTCGTCCATGTGTAAGTTAGTCCCAAAACCATTACATTTATCTATAAATTGTGGTAACACTAACAACATACTCATTATGTTGTCTTTACCATCATCGGAAGAGAATCCTGTAAAATCCTTGACGACACCTAACGACACTAGGTAGTTTACTAGCTCCTCAAAGTAGTTATGGGAGTAGTGGTTACCTACACCGACCCAGTTAGCTTCTTTCTTACTGTAAAGAAGGGCATATTTCTTATGGAACTTTAACCTACTAATATTCTTAAGCAGTAGCCTTACAGTGCATCTCATCTTAACCTTACTAACCCTGCTACGAACACTGGTAAGATGTGTGTAAAAGTCATCACAAAGTTCATTAAAGAAGTCATTACAACGCTTAGGTATTTCCTTAGACTTAAAATCAAAGTTTAAGTAGATGTGGCAATTATTCTCATAATAAAGTGTTCGTAATATTGTATCAGTAAACCATAATACAGGGTAAGATTTAAAAGTATATTCTATAACATTATCAATCATAAAATTATCAAATAATTCACAGGTTTCCAATTTATACCACTGTAGAAAGTTTTTAGCTGGAAATGTATGAATTTCAAAGGATTTTTGGTGCTCTGTTTTTGTGTTCATCGATAGCCCTCTTAGCTTCTTCTTTTGTTGTATTAGACAGTATGGAAATTATGACTTGGTCAGGTTTCATATCAAACTCCCTTGCAGTTTGCATCACTAAATCCATCACGCTTTCAGGTAGGTGATTAAGCTTTATCATCAATATCACCCCACAACACATCGGTTACTACAAACCCTAAATTCCTCATACCTTCCTCCATCTTCTCAATAGATACCTTACGAGCATTATGATTGAGGATATTGTTCAGTTGTGTCTGGGTGAGGAGGGACCAATCGCAAACCTCTTTGTATGTCCACCCATTCTCCTGCATCATAGTTTTGTAGGCTAAAATTAATTCTTGCTTTAACATATTATACCTCCTTAAGAATATTATAGCACTATTATATCTTATAGTAAAGACTACTTCCCACTCCAAATCCCATCATCATACTTCCCATCAACCGTATAACTCTCAACCTTCGGTTGCACACTTGGAGCTTCCATCATCCCATTAGCCACCAAATATTCATTCACCATAGCTTCCTCAGATAACTAAATGTGCAACAAGTGCAACATATTCACACCTAAGTGTGCATTTTATAGTGACGCTGTTATCTGTCGCCACTGTGAAACAACTATAATTGTTTCAAGCCTTCTATCAAGATATTTCTTGCAGCGTTCAAATCCCTGTTCATGGATAAACCACAATCGCAAGTATATACTCTATCTGAAAGTTTTAAATCTTGTTTGATATTACCGCAACATGAACACATTTTACTTGAAGGGAAGTATTGGTCAACAAATAATACTCTTCCTCCACGCAAGAAAGACTTGTAGATACACTGTCGTTTTAGTTCATACATACCTACATCAGAAACCATCCGAGATAGTGAAGTAGTCCCTTTCTCAATCATACCTTTGACATCTAAGTCTTCCATACATATTACATTGTATGCTGAAGTAAGTTTATCACTTACACAGTGTAGCAATGCTTTTCTTTGTTGCCCAACATAGAAATGTAGTTTACTGATCTTACGCTTGGTTTTCGCTCTACGATTACTACCTTTCTTTTGTTTGGCAAGTCTTTGTTGTAATTTAGCTAGTTTACCTAATTGTATAGATAATTTGTTGGATTTACCTATAGATTCTCCCTCAGAGGTAGTTACCAGTGTTTTAATACCTAAGTCCACACCAACACTTTTACATGTAGGTTGCTTAAGTTTATATCCAGATTCAACTTCCACTAATACCGAAGCAAACCACTTCCCGCCTGTTTTACTGACAGTTACTTGTTTAGTTTTTCCTGTAAATCTCAACTTTTCTCTTAATAGGATAGGTCTCGTGTTCTTAGTCTTGTTAAACTTCTCAAGACGAAGTTCCCTTCCAATAATAGAAAATTTAAGGGATTGTGTAATACGGAAGGAGTCTTTAATCCCTTTCTTTTTAAACTTAGGAAATCCCTTTCCCGATTTAAAGAAGCCCTTAAAAGCTGATTCTAAATTATCTATAGTAGACTGGAAAATTTCAGCACTGATGCCATTATACCATTCAAAATCTTCACGACTCTTGTAATATAAATTTCTTGCAGCCTTCTTAGAAAATTTGTTTTCTTTATTGGAAAAATGTCCAACTAAGTTATTCCACAGGTGGCGAGAACTCCCACATGCTTGTTCAAAGAATTGTTCTTGTTCCTTAGTTGGTCTTATCTCTATTTTGTGTGCTAATAACACTGTTAAACTCCCCGCTTAAATATATCTGCAAGTCTTCTTCTGTATAATACCTTCGATTTGTCGGTGTGCGATGTGCCTTAAAAATACCTTCATTATCCCAACGTTGAAGGGTTTTTACACTCTTTCCTATCTTCTCTGCGAATTGCTTTGGTGAATACATATATCCTCCTTTGTCTATGTTATACTACATATTACCACGTATATCAAGTTGTGTCAATACTTTGGTATAAAGTGTTGCAGATGTTGATTTATTTCTTAGCAGCATCTACACGTTGTCGGATCATCATTTGAACCATAGGTTCTAGTTTTAGTAGTTTAGTGTTAGTCATTGTTGGTCTCCTAGTTAATTAAGTATGTGCATCATATATCACGACACACAGGGTGTCAAGCATTTTATTTCTACAAATTTACCACTATCACCAAACCTCCTGTAACGCACCACATTTAATTATTTTCACTACAGGCTACGATGGTATCACCTTGGTGAGAACTTTAATTGTGGTGAGATTTAGAGGGATTCTAATCAATAATAGTAACTATCTCCTTCATCAATTAAGTAAGCTAATCATAGAACACAAGGGTAACTGTGTCAACTATTATTTTAAAATAAAATAAAACCCTCGTGACATGAGCCAGAGGGTTGTTGTTAGAAAGAAATCACTCCAGACCTTTCCTGCTGGTGTAACTCCACCACACGTTGATTCAAAGTATCCCTATTACGTAGTAGATATTGAAAGCCTTTCTGAGTCCATCTCCAAGCCATATCCTGTTGCGTCTTGCCAACACGTTTATGTTCAAGGTAATTTTTATCCATGAAAGCTTTGAGCACATGCTCCCGACCTTTCAAATATTTCATGAATAGGCGTGGACGTTCGATACCAGCAGACTGTGCACCGAGTTCTTGCGGTAGGTAGTTCTTACCATTAATGACCTGCCAAACGATACCCTGCAAGACTCGGTTTTCTTCTTCGAGACGGTTGAACTCCTTAATGAAAGCTTCCTTCCAAGCATAAGCCTCTTTACCTGTCATCGACATTGCGACCATAGAAAAACCGTCCTTTGTTAAATTATAGTATTCAGTATCTCGGTTTGCCAAATCGTTGAATTTCTTGGTAAACGCAAAATTGCGCTGAGCAAAATCAGAGCTAATATTAGGTAATACCTGCTTATTAATAGAGCGTAAAATATCAGCATGACGCTTGCCGAACTTTTCAGCCATTAGTAATGTGGTAGTCGTTTGTGTCTCAGAATCCAAAAGACCGAAGACTGTGATTTCATTTTGCATAAATTTCTCCTTTAAATTATAACCAACATTGGTTATCGGCAATAGTAATCCAACATCTGTGAGCATGTCAACAACTATTTTGAGTTAAAATAGCATAAGTGGTAAAATGTTGGTAACACAGAGAGAAGGAGAAATAATGTGATACGTATAAAGAAAAATTTCATACCACACCTTGTAGAAAGATTGAGACAGTTGGAGAAACAGTCTGCACAAATCGGCTATTTCGCCGAGAATGGTATTCACCCATCAGGTTTATCGTTTGCAAATTTGTATGCGATACATTCATTTTCGGCTCCATCAGTTAACATACCTAGACGAGACCCGTTAGGGGACACCTTTGAAATTTGGGAGCCTCTGAATAAGGATATTAAACTAAAGATGGACTTGAAGACTTACTTCTCAAACATTAAATCTAAGACACCTAGGATAAAGGCACAGCAGATTATGGAGAACTTGATGGGTAGGTATGTGGTTAAAGTCAGGGGTGTATTTGGTGACACTGGTAAGCTAGAGTCTAACAGTGCATTCACTCAATGGTTGAAGGAACGTGCAGGTGTTAACCCACCCAATAACCCTTTAGTGTGGACATCCTCATTAAAAAATAACCTCTCCTACAAAATCAACGGCCAGCATCTAGTCACACCATAATCTACATAACATAGATTGCTGCCTTAGTCTAGTCTTAAGCATTGAGTGTGAATGAGAATTATGTTATTATTACCTATGACACGCAACTAGGATACTTATGTTTACATTAATACAAGACGATCCTCTGTGGGTGTTGCGATACGCAGGTAGCACAATAGTCAACCGTGTTCCAGTGGAAAATCCCCGAACTGTGATACCAAGTAACGGATTAGTTGAACCATATCAGATGGATGAGACTTCTTTGATACTACCATCTGGTGTGTCATCAGATAAAGCAATTCTTATCTACACAGAGAAGGAATTTGTCTCAGATAACAATCTCACTGGCACGGAAACTAAAGCAGACTTTATCACATTCCAAAATCCAACGCTGTTTCCAAACACACCAAGGTTTAAGGTGATGGCAAAGGAAGATTGGGATGCTAATTCATCATTCACACTAATCCTTCCATCATTTGTATACCTTGCAGTAAGGGAGGCACAGAAATGAGTTGGGAATTTGACCATCATAAAGTGATGATAGTGTTGGCTGAGATTATTGAAGATATGGTTGGAGAACACCTGTCAGATATGCCAGAAGGCGGTGGGATGAAAAGTGTGTTCCTATCTCACTATGGGAATATACAGCCACCACTTCCGTTTATCACACTAACCTATAATGGTAGTAATGATAATGACGGGTATACTATCGACAGTGGATTGGTGGATGTTCAGATTGAAGACCCTGATAATCCTTCAGCGTTGATTACAGTAACCACACCATATGAAGATAAAGTGACAAACTTTAATATCTCATTACGTGCTGAGAGCCTACCTGCTCAAACAATTGATGATAAGGGTAATGCTAATCGTTTGCTACGTGAGATACGTAAAGGGTTAATGTTACCTAAGTATCGTAAACGTCTACACGAAGAAGTGTTTACGGCAATAGAGTTTATCAATACTATAAGGTCTACCCCTGATCTGATAGCTACAGATTACCACGATATCTGCACAATGCAACTAAAACTTTCATCTATTGATAGACTGATTGATTACGATGCATTGAGCTTCGATACAGTGAAGTGGGATGCTGAAATCAAGTTGGATGCACAAGATCCAAATCCATTAATCATCCAAGGTTCTACTACTAGCTCCGTCCCTTAACACCATTATAAAGAGGCCATATGCCATACCAAGATTCAGTATCGAGTAGCATTACTCGTAATACCACATCTGCTGCTGGGATTTCATTTGATTTCTCACTGTTTGCAGCAGCACATAATTATTTTAACACACGCACTCGTTCATATGGTTCATGGGATGAAGTTCGTGATGATGATGCAATCCCGTCAGATTCTGACACATATAAAGCATTACGTCTAGCATTCAGTCAAAACCCAGCACCATCGCGTGTGTATGTTGGTCGCCGTGAAACAGACAAAGTTATTGTTACACCAACTGATGCAGTAATCGGAAAGACTTACAGCTTCAATGTCGTAGTTTACGATGCAACAGGTGCTGTTGTTTCAACAACTCCAATCACATTTACTGCCGCTGTAGCAACAAAAGCATCTATCGTAACAGCATGGCAACTCTTAGAACCTGCCAACACTACAATGACTGTAGTAAGTGATACATTAGAAATTACTGCTGATGCTACATATAGTGTTGTAGTTAAAAACTTTGTTAACTCAGACGACAGTTATGTCACTACTGAAACAGCAGCGGAGCTTCTAGCAGCAATCCAAGAAGAAGATAATGATTGGTATTGCTTCATGTGTAATGACCACACTGATACCTTCGTTAAAGCAATGGCTGCTGAGATTGAAGCTACTGGTGGTGGAAATTCGCCCAAGATTTACTGGACTTCAACTAAAGATGCAGACACGTTAACCCCTGTCGCCGATCCAGCAACGGATTTAATTGGTGAACTCAAAGCACTCAAATACCTACGCACAGTGTGTGATTGGAGTCATGTAGCTGATACAGTGTTCCCAGAAATGGCACCATTTAGTGCTAACTCAGTATACCAAGCTGGTGCAGTAAACTATAAGTTCTTACAGCTTGCAGGTGTACCAGTTGCAGCAAACTTAGTTACTGGTAAGAAGCTGACTACTCAACTCCAAGGATATATCAAAGACCGCAACGGTAACTGGATGGGTGAGGAACGTAAGATTCCATTCTACCGTGAAGGTAAGGTAGTTGGTGGTGAGTACATTGATATTGTAGTTGGAAGTGACTGGCTCAATGACCAAATTGAAGTTGCAGTTCTCAACCTGTTACTAAATCAACGTGGTGACAAGATTGCATTCACTGAGATTTCAGCAGTGTTGAGTGTAATCAATAGTGTGTTAGATCGTGCAGTAGACGTAGGATTCCTCAGTGGGTATATCCCAGCATCAGCACCAGATTATTTAACACAAATTCCATTCAGCGAGAAAGTAGACCGTATCCTTGATAATGTGAAATGGACTGGGTATTTATCTGGCGCAATCAACACAATCATCATCAACGGCAACTTAACTTACGAATCTGCCGAACTGGTTTAATTAGAAGGACAATAATAAATGTCGTTATTATACGAAGCAAAATCCATCGACGCAGCATGGGAGGGTATTGTCCTCAATCATGGTCGTGTAGGTGATGGCGCATTTTTGGAATTTACACCAGTAGGTGATTTATCTGAGATTGGCTGGTCATCTGACGGTGAGATGGGTATTAGTAAACTATCGCCACAAGGTGCTGTAATCACCCTAACACTCAAGCAACCTGCACCATTGAACGCTAAACTGGCAGAAATTGCAGCAGAGCAGACTAAGCGTGGTGTGCGACCAAAGATAGGTACATTCTACTGTATCGATTTGTTTGGTAACTCAGCAAACTTCGTGGCACGTAATGCTACCCTCACTGGACAGCCAACCCATACATTCGCTGGAACTATGAGTGAATTAACTTGGACTTGGACTTGTGAATCATTCATTTCTACAAGCGATGTTAACAAAGTATTAGCAACAATCAACTTGTGGTTGTAATTACAATTTAATGTTCGATAGGGAGGCGTGGCTTGTGGTCAGAGCCTCCCTTTTTATTTTAGGAGAAAGTATGTCAGTAAGATATAACAAGAAAGTTATTAGTAAGCTAATCATAGGCTCAGACGGCGTAGAACGCATGTACAAGGCTAGAAAGCTAGCCACCTACGATAGTATTAAGGAAGGATTTAAATTGCTCACAGCGTTAACACCAGCGTTAGGGAGTGGTATGGATGCTATGATGGAGCACCAGTATCGTGAGGAGCAATTACTGGAACCACATTCTAATATGTTTGGTAAAATGCTGAACATGCTAACAGTGCACATTTCAGAAGATCATTTCGATGACATCAGCCGTAAGATGTTAGGTAGCTTGATGGTTAAAGATAAAGAAATGACAATGGAGGAGGTTGAAGATTACTTTGACGATAACCAAGGTGATTACTTAACAGTATTGTGTTGGTTGTTCGTGGAGAACTTCAAGGATTTTTTGTGGGGCAACGCTACACTTCGTACTTTGATCGAGAAGCTGATGGTGTTGCTCACTCCGAAAATGAAAGAAGTGCTAGACACAATGCTGAACTCCGTAAACGATTTGAAAGACGACACCAATACGAAGTAGTAGAGTATGCCAGCAAACAGAGGGAGAACTTTGAAGTAGATTCATGGTTTTTTATGGTGGCAAACTCTGAGTATTGTTCAGAGACATTAAGCACACTCAAATGGGAATACAGTGTAGAGGAGTTTTTAGAATTATCGTCATTGATAGATTATTACAATGACTTAAAACAAGCTGCCGAATTAGATTATAAGAGCTTAGAAGCAAAAAATAAAGCTTTAAATACTTATGGTAAGAATTCAGCATAACAACGAGGTATTACAATGGCTGAAAACCTTGTACAGTATACGATTGGTATAGACTTTGATACTGCCATCAAGAAGATGGAAAAGTTTCAGAAGATGATGACCAATTTTGAGCAGAAAGAAGCTAGGCAAAGTGTAGCAAAGCAGAAACTGATGAACGCTCATGCTATGGAAAGAGAGCGCCATTTAAATCGTGAATATAATTTGCAGATAAAAAAGGAAAAGGAACTCCAAAGGATAGCACAAAGACCAGCAAATGCCCACGTCAAAGCCCGTGAGAAGGAAATGGATCGCCTAGCACGAATGGAAGCAAGACGGCAGACAGGATTATCTCAGGCACAAACTACGTTTGGTCGGTCTTCGTTAAACTTAAGGACATATCAAGCTGGGTCAGTAAATGCCACTGCACAACAGGAGTTGAGACGTGCTGTAGCAGCAGCTAAAACAGCAGATGAAGTACGGTTATTGGTGGCTAAGGAACGCGAACGATTACGTGTGATGAAGGAACAGGAACGTAGTCTCAACAAGCAGAACTTCCTCATGCAGCGTATGACAGCATCCAGTAAGCAATTTGCTGGCAATATGGTGAGTGCGTTTGCTGTCGCTGGATTGACAGCGGGTATTACACGTGTAGGTCAGGACTTTGAAAGTGTGAACAACACATTACTTGCTGTAAGTTCTAGTGCTCAGGAAGCAGGTAGTAACTTTCAATTTGTCAGGGATGAGTCGTATCGACTAGGGTTGAGTTTGGCAGACAGTGGTAAGAACTTTGCCAAGATGTTATCGGCCAGAGGGAAGATGAGTCTGGAAGATACGAAGGCAGCCTTCAGTGCCGTTTCAGAAATGAGTACTTTGCTGGGGTTGAGTAGTGCGGAGAGTACTAGAGCTAAACGTTTATGGCTCCTTTAATAGTAATATTAATGAAAAACCTTGTTAATTGCTGGGAAATCTAATTAGACAATCAGCATGGACGGTTACTAGGTAACCACCTTCAGAGACTAATTCGTAAGAATGTAGGGGAATCTCCTCGAAAATAAGGAATCCTTCGGGATTAAGATATAGTCCACAGGTAAACGCTTTACAACAAATAAATCATTGTTTGGCGTTATAGAAATATAACGAATAATTAAATTTATGAATTAGGTGGACGTCCTAGCAGGATAATACCTAGCGAAGCCTCTAAAGAGGAACGTGTAAAGACTAATCCGTAAGGATGTAGAGGTTTATACCTCGAAGCGTAAATGACCTGACCATTCAGTTGAAGGTTAAGATATAGTCTGAACTTCTATGGTAACATAGAGCGTGTTTAACACGGAGTAAGTCATTGATTTACTTAACAAATTGGATGTCAAAAGGAGTCGTATCGGCTAAACCCTTGGCCTTTTAACTGGTGACAGTTATCAATAATTCATTTAATTGCTGGGACATCCTTAAACGGACAATCAGCAGGGAAGGTCACTTTGTGGCAACCTTCAAAGACCAACCTGATAAGGTGTAGGTTCTAAGTAGAGCCGAAACAGTGAAAACCTCTTGAGAGGTTATGATATGGTCTAGCCCTACAGTAATGTAGGTTACATCTAAAGACTTTGATGTAGTGACTTGGTAACGTAAGTCATTGATTTAACTAGAGGAATTAAAGCTCCAAATGGGTAAACTTTGCCCATTATAAAATTATCTAATTGCGAGAAGCCTTAATGCTTGTTCAAAATGATGTAAGATGGTAAACTTATATCAAGGCATGATGGTAATTCGCAGGGAATATCCACTGCCTTCTTAACAGGAGGTAACATGAGAGTCATAGAAGAGTTTCCAAATTATACTATAGACGAGAGCGGTAATATTTTTAACAGTAAAGGTCATCCAATAAAAAGCCAACTTAACATAGATGGTTACAGGGTGGTTAATCTTTATAAAAATAGAAAATATTACCACCGACGTTGTGCAAGAATGGTTGGACTAGCATATCTTCAAGATACGTACGAAGAAGGCTTAGTAATTAACCACAAAGATTTCGATAGGACAAATGACCACGTTTCTAATTTAGAATGGGTTACAAGTCTCGAAAATAATTTGCACTCCATTGAAGGTCAACCTCATAAACACCTACGAGGCTCAGATTATGATGAGCAGTTTATTCGTAAAGTTTGTGAAATGATTCAAGATGGGAAGAATAATGAATATATTAGGAAGCACACCAACATAACTAAGGATGCACTGCTACACTTAAGATGTGGTGCAACTTGGACATGGATTTCTAAGGATTATAAAATGACTCCATCTAACAGGTGGGAATCCTCCAGAGACTAGCTATTTATAGTGTAGGCACAAGTGTGTCGAAAAGGTAATCACATACTAAATGTGAAGATATAGTCCGATACCACCTGAAAGGGTGGACAGCCACTAACGATGGTTGTATAAAACAATAATGGAAGTTTTGCCAAATGCCATAAATTTGTGTGGCTTTATACAGAAATGTATATCGAATAACTGAATTAATTGCTGGAAGCCTTTAATATGGTGATCAGCAGCGAGGTACAACCCTCGTCCAGAGACTAACCCGTAGGGTGTAGGTGACCAAGTGGCATCGAAAAGTTTAGCACCTTAAATGGTGATGATATAGTCCGACCTATATATGAAAATATATAGCTATTAAATGGGTGTGTTTAACGAACACATTAAACTACATGACAAATCATGGCGAAGTCTGCTCAGGATGCTGGTCTTACGGTAGACGGCACTGTAAAGTCTATGATGGACTTGCAGATGAAAGGTGGTCTAATATCTGAAAAGGTATTACCACACTTTGCTCGTAACATGTCTGCGGCTGCACGTGCTAACGGAGGTCTGGATAAGGCCATGTTATCTAACCGTGTTGCAATGAACAGATTGATGTTCTCATTCCAAGAAGCTGGTAATATTATATTCAAGTCTGGTTTCGGTGAGGGTTTGACAGAGTTATTCAATGCTATGGCTGAGTCAGTGGTTAAGCTCAAGCCACTGTGGGAAGCACTTGGTAAGATAATTGGGTCAGTGTTCAGCTTAATTGCTGATGGTGTTAAATGGGTAACACCTATGCTAGTATCTGTAGGCGAGGTATTGAATAGTATCTCTAAGGGGTTAGGAGACAGTTACGCTTTCTTAGTTGCAATGGCTGGCCCTGCACTCTACATCTATAAACTGTTCGGCAGCAAGGCACTAAAGGCTCTCCCTCTGGTAGGTCAGTTCGTAATACTTCTAGACTTAATCAAGGAAGTGGCTTTCTGGGCTGAGGAATTGGATAACTTGCTATTCAGTAAGAATAAGATTGGCTTGCTATATGATCCACGTAAAGGTGCGGCCAATAACACTGGTGCCAACGTAGCACAACACATGCTTGGTGCTGCCAATACTTCAAACATGAGTGTTGGTGACAGTATGATGATGTCATTGATGAATATGTTCAGCAAAGGTAACCTTGGTGGGTTTGTTGCAAGTGGTATGGGTAGTGCTATTAACGCTGGTCAATTCATGGGTAACAAACTATCCATTACTGGGACAGTCAATATTGATGGTCAGAAAGTTGGTGAGATTGTTGCACAGAATCCATCAATCAAAGACGCAATTCAATCAGAGATTAAAATGGTGCAAAACTAATGGCAACTTTAAAAGATGTGGTATTCTTTTTAGCTGCTGATGGTAATACGTTGTTAATGTTAGATGTGACAAGCAGTATGGAGGTGATGCGTTCTGCCTCCACTACTATGAACACACTACAGAGTGGGGTGAAAGTGAGTGATCATTATCACCCCGACTTACCTAACATCAACATTGTTGGCACCATCAACTCCACTAAGATACGCAATGAAACTCAAACCCCTGAGAAATATGTCCAGCTAATAAACCAGTGTATGGACGAAGCGGTTGTGTTCACACTGTACGGAACTGCTGATGGATTAGTACCATCCTTCGCAAACTGTGTAATAACATCATTCAATTACGTTAAAGAGGGAAAGGACTCTCTTGCAGTTAACCTAGGTGTTCAGCAACTAGATTTCGGAATGAAAGCTCAGTTGGATACACTTACTGCGGTGACAGTGAAGCCTAATGCAGCTACAGGCAGTTCTCTGGCTTCAACTACTGACCCTAAAACTGGAACTAAGACTCAGATTGATGGCTACAACCTCACTCAGAAATATATTGAGACTAATAAGATTGGTGAAACAACTACACCAACAGGAGGTGGATAATGGCTATTGAGTTTAACTGTACTGGGGATTACCAAGTAGTCGAAGTTAGGGACTATCAAATTGAATCTGGTAACTACCGTATGCACACAGGTTACAACAATCGTAATGGATGGTATGTGTCCTTATATACCCCAGATGATGAATTGATCCTTGGAAGCTTAGGTATTATCAGCGAAAATGGTCAGAACCTGACATGGCGATACAGTAGAAATACTTTTGGATTACCAGATGGAGACTTTTGGGTGTTTAATAAAACAGGCGACCCGTCCAACACACTCACGAAGGACAACTTTGGTGAAGGTAAGGACTGGGGTTTGTTCTACTTGACCCAATCTGAAATGGATGAGCTTGGTATAAATAAGCGTTAGAATTAGCCCACTTAATTGTGGGCTTTTTGTTGGCTGTCAATTACGTAAATTGATTCAAAAGACTAATCATGCTACACTTAATCATTGATGGACGTAACGATGAGATTGTGCTAAATGGCAGTTACAGCATTCGGACGCCGTATGAAAATTGTCATCGGTGCTCCACAGAGAAATATAGAAAGTTACACGTATAAATCTGGTGTGATAACAGGTAAACCTGTCCTCGGGATCGATGGTAAGCAATCTGAGACTTTAATTGACACTACAGTAAAGGTGGATGCTACTACTATTCCTGCTGGTAAGATTATTAATCTATCTAACCTGCCTCCTAACCCTAAACGTGGGTTCTACTTCAAACTGGAAACTACGAGGGGTGCACCATCTGGTGGGACAGCGAATGAGAAATCAACCATTGAACTAGCCAATCTAAATGAAGATACACTTGGTATTCTGCATACAGAAAACTCCATGATCCAAGTGTGGCTTGGGTATGAACCTGATAATTCACTAGACCTTTACTACTCTGGAGATATATACGACATTCAACCTAAACGTGTTGGTGAGGATATGATTTACACCATCACTGCTAAAGATGGGTTTGTTGATCATAAGAACACCAAGGTCAGCTTGCAGTATGACGAGAGTATGCCAGTTAGTGAGATCATGAAAGACCTTATCACTAAGTTCCCTTCTGGTAGCATTGGAACTATGGCTATTGATTATCTAGACGGAGTTAGGATCAATGGGGGTAAAAGTTTCCAAGGTGTATTATCAAAAGAGTTTGATAGATTGTGTAAGTCATATGGTGTGTCTTATTTCCGCTATAATGGTAAATACAACCTGCAACCATACCAACTTGTGAACGGAACCCCTGAATATCTTCTAGTAGGTAGAAATACATTCACTATTCCAGACAAAGGTGTGTTAGCATTAGACCCTATCATACAGAATGGTGAAAAGTATTTCAATCAGAAGAACATTAAACGTGGTGTTCAACTTACCACCTATTTAATCCCTATTGAGTTAGGGCAGTTCTTCACGATACTTCCTGAAACCTCCAAGGAACTTGCTGGTACATATAAGGCCACTACAATTAAAGTTGAGGCAGACTTCCTAGGTAACGCTTGGAGTGTCACTGTTCGCGGGGAACCAATGTAATGGCAGCACAAAGAAGACCGATAGATATTGGCGTCCTCTCAACAAGAGAACTTATCCAGAAGTCCCTCACAGACTTCACCAGAGAAGACCTATACATCGCATTACCAGCGGTAGTAGTTGGTATTGACGACTACGAAACTCTCCAATGCGTGGATGTTAGGGGGCTTATAAACGATGTTTACGAGGATGAAGCGATCATTGAGGCCGTCCTTATTAAGAAGGTGTTTGTTAAGCTTCCAGCAGGCGGGGATGTAAGTATATGTCTACCAATCAAGGTCGGGGATTTAGTTACATTACACTGGGCACATCGCAACCTCAGCACATTCCTAGATAACTCTGGGCAGGCTGTAGACGAACCGATTGATATGGTTGCCGATATCCGTGACTGCTGGGTTGAACATGGCTTCGGGACTCGTTCTAGTAATCAACGCCCAAGTAAATTGAATTACATATTCAGGCATAAGAATACCACACTAACTGTTACCCCAGAAGGTAAATACACTCTTGAAACAGATGCAGACGTAGATGTTATAACCCCTGCTCAAGTGAACATTAAGTGTGCTAAGGCATACATTGACGCACCAGAGAGTGAGTTTACAGGTAATGTTAAAGTTGGTGGAACACTTGAAGTTGAAGGTATGTCTTCGTTAAAAGGTGGAACTAAGTCACCCACATACAGTTCGCTTACAGGTTCTGGTGGTACGATGACAATTGGTAATGTGGTTGTAGAGAGTTCCGTGACCATTAACGGTGTTGCAGTTGAAGGCCATACACATAATAACCAAGTCCCTCCATTTGCATAAGGTGATAATTTATGGATTTTTTATTGTCACCTTTGACTGGTGATTTAGACTTTGGTGAGAACAATTCAAAAGGGTTACAACTAACCCCAGATTCCCGCACCGAAGCGGAACAGAGATTGGCACAGGCACTGAGTTTAAATATAACTGAATGGTTTGCTGATATTACAGCAGGATTACCCTATATCAAGAATCCAAATGAAACACTGGCTGAAAACTTGAGGTATTTTTTAGGTGATAAGTCTCCTAATGCACCTCAATATGTTAAGGCTACTTTGGATAAGTATATATTAGACCTACCATTCATTTCGAGACTAACATCGTCTTACACTTTTGACGAAGTTGCAAGAGTCTTTGTGTATAACTATTCAGCCGTGGCTAATGGTGAGGAGATTGTGTTCCCCTCTGTAACCTTCAATATTTAAGAGAGGACATTTATGGCTGGTATTACAGCAAATGGCTTTGAGCCGAAATTATACACAGAAATTATAAGTGATTTGCAAACTAGAGCCAAGAGTCCAGAGTATTTTGGTACTGAAATACCAGTAACCCCTGATAGTAAAATTGGGATATTGTTTGGTGTACTAGGTGCTGGATTAAAAGACCAATGGGATCTATCTGCTGCCGTGGCTAACCAAGGTAACAGGGATAAGGCTGAGGGTAAGTACCTCGATGACTTGGCTGGACTAATTAGATTAACTCGTTTATCGGCATCAGGAAGTACTGGAACTTTATTATTTACTGGTGCTAATAATATTACTGTCCCACAGTTTACACCAGTAAGATCAACATCTAACCAAGAAATTGTCTTAACCAATAATGCGCTAACTATAAACCGTAATGCTTGTAACCAATCCAGATTTACATTGCCGTCCGTGGTGGTTGGAAATACTTACACTATTACAGTTAATGGAACACCTTACTCTAGAACAGCAGCAATAGGTCAAAGTGCCGCTACAGTAGCATCGTCGTTGGCAAATGCTATTGCAGTTGGTGGAGGAACTGAATACACAGCAGAGTGGTCTATTGCTACAGGGCAGATACTGGTATACAGCTTGGCGTCAAGCAACAATTTGTCAACTAGCCACAGTGTTGGTATTAATTTTATATCTGCGAGTTCTTTAGTAGAGGCAAGTGCCACAACGACAGGTGCAATTCAATTCTTCGCAGGGACACTTACTACAATCATACAGCCTGTCATAGGGATAATCTCAGTCACTAACCTAACTGACTGGAGTGTGGGTAGAGAAGAAGAAACTGACGCAGAATTACGTCAACGTATGGAAGATTACGAACAAGCCTCTGGTACTGCCACTAAACCTTCCATAGAAACTACTGTTAGTGATTTAGAGGGTGTGTCATTTGCATATGTAGTAGAAAATACAACATTATCCACAGACTTAGATGGTCGTCCACCAAAGAGTTACGAGGTTTATGTAGCTGGCGGGTTAGATAGTCAAATAGCCAGTGTTGTATGGGAGACTAAGCCTGCTGGTATAGAGACTTGGGGTAATGTTTCGGTTGAAGTTATTGACCGCAATGGTGACACACAGTTGGTCAAATTCTCTAGGTTTGACAACAAGTATGCTTGGGTTAGAGTTACGTATCAAATTAACTCTGAAGAGGAATTTCTCCCTGATGGCGAGGCCAATATCAAAGCCGCTGTTGTGGAGACAGGTAATAAATTCTACCGTGGCGAAGATTTTGAACCTACTAAATTCTACGGTAATATATACTCTAAAGTAAGTGGTGTGTATATTAGTAAGATTGAAGTTTCAATTACAAATAACCCAACTGATGTACCTGTGTGGTCAACAACACGGCTACCCGTTAACAACGTCACTAACCTCATCTTCTCAGCTGACAGGGTGCCTTTACTAACATGATACCTACATTAATCGACCAAGTAGAATTGGGGTTGAGTAGGAATATTGATTTCTTAGATAAAGAGAACTTTAATAAACTACTCAAGTTGTTCTTAGAAGAAATACAAGAGTTAGAAGTTGCAACATTATCTATAGCCGACCAGAAGAATATCCAGACAGCTGTAGGTGAATGGTTAGACTATATAGGGAAGATTGTTGGGCAACCAAGAGAAGGCAGAATTGACGCAGAATACCGATCGGCACTCCTACTTAAAATTGCTGCAAACAGTTCAGATGGTACTCCAAATACAATCATAGATATTACTAAACAATTTACGGGAGCTGTTAGTTCTAGAATTATCGACTACTTCCCTGCATCGTTTTTCAATGTGTTGGAAATACCTGAAGGTGTAAGCACCGAAGGGTTTTCAAAACTAATTGACCAGATTAAACCAGCAGGTGTTAGTGTAACACTAATAAATAATATTAATGGTGACAGGTTTGTACCCTCTTGGCAGAATTTAGCAGGAGACGAAACTAATACACAACATGCCTATTTTGATTGGGCTGGGTTGGTAGGAATAGAAGTAGTATCTGGTGGTATCTTACAACCATTGATTGTCAATGGTGAACAATTACAAGTGGCTACAACTACTGGAACTTCAGTTGGAATAAGTGAAGGTTTGTTAGCACAGGTTATTGTAAATTAGAGGGTCTTATGACAGCAAGAGAAGATTTGAAGATTTGGGCTAGTCAGACAGTAATAGACCCAATAGAGTTAACGCCAAACAAACTGTCAATAGGCGATGACTTATGGTTGAATGGTTGGTTAAGACTCAACCCAGTGAACGCACAGCACATCAATACATTGTTAAATTTATTAACTGATGTTGCTAAGAATGATACATTATCTCCAGCATTAAATCTCAGTGATGTGGATGATGCAGCGGTAGCTAGAACCAACCTTGGCATCATATTAACTGATTACTTACGTAAAGATCAGAACCTAGCGGATGTTCCTAACAAAGCTACTGCAAGGACTAACCTAGGTCTGGACATTGATACACTATATAACGACTTCTTTGATAGGATGCACCCAGTAGGAACAATCTACACAGTGACAGGTGTTGCTACAAACCCCTCTACTTTGTTAGGGCGTGGTACATGGGTAGCAGTTGGTCAAGGTAGAACACTTGTTGGTGTAGGTACTGGTACTGACTCAAATGGTTTCAATAAAGTAATCACAGACGGCCAGACGTTCGGTGAGTATCAGCACACAATGACTCAAGCTGAGTTAGTAAGCCACAGTCATACACTAACCACTTATGATGACCAAGAAACTGGTGTTGCAGGCAATGACATTGCTGGTACACCAATCACAGGTCAGTCTGGACAACGCTCAACGGATGCAACTGGGACGAGTACACCCTTCAACGTGTGTCAACCATCATTGGGTGTATACTTCTGGAAGCGCACAGCTTAATAATTTTATAAACAACAAAAGGTAAATTAAAATGGAAATGTGGATTCAATACTTTCAAGATGGATTAATGTATTTCGGTGCATTAGTAATTTTCGCAACTACAGTTGTCGGTGCACTAGAGAAATTTGCAGCAGTTACTCCCACTACCAAAGACGATGAGTTTGTCGCTAAAGCTAAACAATATTTAGGTGTTGTGTCAGCCATCCTCGACAAATTATCTGTCTGGAATGTGAAGAAGGGTCAGTAAACTTTTATGGAATACCTAATAGCGTTAGGGTTATTTATCCTTGCTATTATTGCAGCCTTTTTCCAAGGAAAGCAGAGTGGAAAGGACTCCACAACTTCTAAAGCTCAAAATGAGGTGCTGGATAATGCAAAGCAAGCTAAAGAAATCCGTGAGCACATTGATACTCTTTCTGATATTGACATTCGTGACAGGTTGCGTCAGCGTAACAAATGATTACTGTTTAGTAGCAACACCTATCATTCCATCAGACAAAGATATTGATGTAATAAGCTCAGAATTAGCCAAGAAGATTGAGACCCATGACAGCACATACGAAAGGTTGTGTAAACAACAAAAACAATAATAAGAATAAGGACTGCCTCATGGGTAATATAGATGTGTTGGCACTGTTTAAATACCTGTGGGCAGCATTGGTGCCAGTGTTGATTAAAGGTTGGAGTATGATCGATGAACGTTTCGTTAAAACAGAAGACCGTGTGGTCGAGATAGATAAACGTGTGTCAGATATGTCTGCTGATATTAAGGTTCTTGCAGCAAGTACAGATAATATCAAAGAAGACGTTAAAGAGATTAAAGATCTTCTCATGAAGTTAATACTTGAAAAAGAAGGTAAGAAATAAATATGAACCCACTATTATTCCCAGTGGTATTAATATTATATGCAGATGGGAGTCATTGTGCGGTTACACGTAAAGTTGCAAGGGTCATATTATACTCATATCTACTGACATTCATTACCACAACCTATTTATATTCACAAGATGCCGCCAACCTGTCACTACTTTTAATACACACTGCATGTTATCTAGCATGTATCACATTGTGTCAAAAGCTTACAGGTAAGGTAGCATTCTTCTTATTGATGCTGGGTGTATGGTGGATAGATATGGGTATAATCCTTGGCACTTTGCAATACGACATTAAGGTATTCGGATATTCATTGTTGAGTTATAGCAACTACTTCTACAGAGAACTAACTATATTAGCAGTAGGGTTATGTTCCTATGTCTCAACAACTAATGAAAGACATAATACACGCGAGAATTTATTAGGGTTATCTGCACTACTTATGTGGATAGTTGAAAAACACTTTTAGAAGGAAAAGTAATGGCTACAATAGATAGTTTGGTAGAAGCTACAATAGTCGGGGATAATGATTTACTCCTGATAGACCAAGGTGGGGAGGGGAAGAAGTTAAAGAAAGGGAATTTTAAAGTTGATGCAGATAATGTGCTGGATGCAAACGGTGGAAGTGTACAGGATTTTATTGACAATATCCCCAAAAAGATTGTCTCAACCTATGCTGGAATTGATGAAATTTTAACATCTACAACAGGGGACATTGCTATTGAATTACCCGTAGGTAGATTCAAATCCCCAGATCCTGTTAATTTGCGTGAAGGGGTTTATATATTTGGCTCTGGGTGCCCTGATAATACCGCTGATAGGCTAATTGGTGGGACAATATTAGAAGGAAGGTATCACTCTTACAACATTAAGCGTGGGGCTCTAGTAGACTTGGGTGTTGACTGTGGTGCGTACACTATATCAGAAGGTAAAGCTGTTGAAAGCGATGCAATTGTAGTTAGTAACTATGCAAAATCCGACGGGACTGTAGCACTTGGGAGTAGATTAACTGGTTGGACACTTTTAAACGTCATCGGCATGTGCAAAACGCCAACCACGGCAGGCCATGCGGTACTTTTAGAAGGTTTGGATCCTCCATGTATAGTCGATAACATCAGCGGAGTATATTCTAACACTCCTGTAGTTCTTAAGTGTGGCCCAATTCAGGTAGGTAAATTACGTGGTGTGGGTGCTTTTTTCGCGGGGGTATTGCTTAAATCTAATTCGTATGACGCTGTGACTGGTACTCAAGTATCTCAGACGCTTGCACAAGCGCTAGGCGGGTACGGGGCAGGCACGCTAATTGAGGCGGATGACGCTGATGTCAATGGCGTACATATTGCTCAAGTTTGCGCAGACCCGGGATGTGATTGGCTGTTTCGTACTAGCACGGCTGGTGCTAGTACGCTAAGGGCTTCTGTAGGTAGTTTTAGCTCCTATCTTACAAAACAAGACGCTGTTACTATAGACGGTGCGGGTGTATTGAGCTTCAAATGTGATTCACATATGATCCGCGGCGCAGGGCATGCTGGTGGCGGATCATATACTGGGGTTAAGGTTACAGCAGCGGCTGGTGATAACAATGGCGTAAATCTTGGCGATGGTTTTTGCGATAACTGCTCAGGCAATGGATATTCTTTAGACGGTTTTGCGAGGTTAGGGTATGTAAACGCCGAGAATAACGGTCAGTTTGCGATCTATTCTTCCGTTGACTACGAATTGCAAAAACTGAAAAAGTTTGCCGGAAATGGCAGCGGTGTTTTCGGTGGAACAATGCCTCGAACCTCGGATGAAACCATCCTAGCACCTTTAACACCAGATTCAGGGGTGGCATATGACACATCAATAAGATGTCATTCGTTAACTAGAGTAGCGTTTGCAGGGCAAATAGGAAGCCCTCCAGTAACCCCAGTAAAAATATTAACCTTAGATGTTAGATATAGACCTGTTGTAGAGTGTCGAATTCCAGTAGTATGCATAACTGGCGGCACATTTAGCACTGAAAGTCTGCTAATACAAACTGGTGGTAACGTGATTCTTGAAAAGTCTTCCGCTACTGATACGGTTATTCTCAGTGGAGTAGATTACTCTATTATCTAAAAACAAAACCCGCCTTCTCAGGCGGGTTTTTCATATTACACCATATACAATTTAGTAATTGATAGTAGTGAATATCATCTTAAAACGGGATCACACTAACGTGTGGTGGACTATATCATGGCTGACAGAAGTCAACTTTTGCGCTTCGAGGAAATCTCCCCTACACCTTATCAGGTTAGTCTCTGGAGGGTGTTACACTACATAGTGTAACCTTCCCTGCTGATTGTCAGACAATACGATGAATTTATCGTCTAATTTCCCAGCAATTCACAAAGTTTATTGACGACATCCTTAGAATGGGTATTTATCGTCATCCCAACCTTCGTCCAACCCACCTGAAACACTCGCTACTGAGTTAACAGGCTGCGGTGCTACCATCGTATTGGCTGGTTGAGAACTCGCGGCTACGTGCTTCTCAGGAGCTTCTACAGGGGTTTGCGAAGGTGATTGTTGTCCACCTGCACGAACAGCTTCTAATTCTGCCTTCAACTTAGACTCATTCCAGTTCTTAGCCAATGACATGGTGTTGATAACAATAGCACGAGCTTCCTTCAAATCTCGTTCACGGTTACCGCCTTGGAACAACAGGCCACCTAATACATCATCGTCAAGTTTGGGTTTGAGGTCTGAGTTGTAATAAGCTTCATCACGAGGACTCATACGTGCCGATGGTTTAATATCAGTTTCAAGCTTACGCTTAGTCTCCCCAGATTTTTTATCCTTCCACTCATTCCACTTCACTTCCACTTCGAACATACACACTTTACCAATCAGGTTGGTAAGATCTGCAATATGGAAGTTACCATCTGGTGCCAACGCACCACAATAATCTGCAAGTTCATACAACATACCATTCTTAGCAAATGCAGAATGATACGGTGCATCCTTTTTATTACGGTTGACGTTGGTCTCTGCCAAGTTGAATGGACGTGCAATAACGTTCACACGATTACCATCTACAATTCGGAAACCACCAAAACCATTTTGACCAATAATATCACGGAATGGTTTTTCTACTTGCTCACCTTCGGGATTGAAGAACTGGGATAAGTTCATCATCTTCTCAGGGAAGTCTACAGCGATTGCCATCTGACTAACATCGGTTGGTTTGTAAGTAAGGATCTCCTGTTCTTTACCCTTATACTTACCCATCTCGATTTTAGCAGAAGGATCTTTCTGTAGTCCAGTTTCTGGGTTAATCTCTAATCGCCACCCGTGGTCTTTTTCACTTGTAGCATCCCAAGGGATAGACTTTTCCTGACGTTCTTGTAGTCCCAAATCATACAGTTGCACAATCCGACCAATCAGGCTGTGCTTACCAATACCAAGCACACTAGCTTGATATTCATTTACCTTGTCCCAATCAACATTACTTTCACGTTGTTGCTGAGGACGTGGAGATTGTTTTGGAACTTCTGGGTTAAATGTAAATTGCATTAATATTACCTCATCTTTATTTAAAAATCAGCGTTTCCGCTACCATGTATAAACACTACCTAGTTACTCGTAGTGCACTCAGGAATAATTCTCCTGATAGACAATTATACCACCCATCCTACACCAATTCAATGAGTATTTATCAAGGTAGATAATTGAATTCTTTAATTATCTAGCCTAGAAGTGTGTATCCTAGCACAGACAAATAAACTCGTTTAGCAATACCATCATAAGCTACATGTAGCAACGAAGTATCACTTTCCTTATCGACACTCCATACATTACACAAATAAGCCGCATAAGTGTGTGTTCGTGCATCGATATCTAAATCTAACAATGAGAAGTTAAATTGCATGTTTCCGACTCCTAATCCTTAACTAATGTTAACAAATCTACGTTATTAACAGAGATGCTTTGCAAGCAAAGCCTTACACTCCTACTACGTAGGGTTTATAGATGAGCTGAAATCTGTCTCATCTTTATTCTTTACTTGTTTGCTAAACGCAAACCTTCTTTAAGGATATTCTTAGAGGCATTTAAATCTCGGTCAACAAGTTGACCGCAGTTATTACACTTCCAAGAAGATTCTCCTAGTTTAAGGTTATCGTTCTTAAATCCACATTCGTTGTGAATCTTACTTGATGGATAATATCTATCCACGAAGTAGATGTCAACACCTCTTAAGAAAGATTTATACTCCAGTTGCCTACGAAACCCATACATACCTACATCTAAGATCATTCTATTCAAATTCTTATTCTTACCCTTCGTCATAGACGAAACAGACAGATCCTCTAAGCAGATAGTTTTATACTTAGATGTAATTGTATGGCTTACATTGTGAAGCAACGCTTCACGTTGTTTACGTATTCTAAAATGAAGCTTACTAATCGAAAGCTTGGCTTTCGCATAACGATTAGAACCTTTCTTTTTCTTAGATAACTTCTTTTGAAGTTTAACTAATTTATACAGACTTAGAGTTAGTTTGTTACTCTTTTGGAACGTAGTTCCATCAGATAGTGTAGCTAAATCTTTGATACCTAAATCAATACCAACACTTCCGTGTTGTCCAGAGATATTTTTGTAGTTTTCCACCTCTACTAAGAAAGAGCAAAACCACTTTCCATTCTGGAAAGAGACATTAGCTTGTTTTACCTTGCCATCAAAGCGTAGCTTCTCCCTCATCTTAATAGGTTTAGATTTCTTAGAATTATTGAATTTCTCTATTCTAAAATCCCTACCTACTACAGAAAACTTCCGAGATTCATAGATATTGAAGCTTCGCTTCTGATGTTTACTCTTAAACTTAGGGTAACCTTTCTTAGTTTTAAAGAACCTCTTATAAGCATTATCAAGATTATCTATAGAACATCTAACGATGTTAGCGGAGTAGTCATTGTACCAAGGGAATTCTTCCCTTAAAGAGTACATCTTTTCCCTAGCGGTCTTCTTATTCCATTTAACATCACCACTACTAAAGTAGTGAAGTAGTTGATTCCACAAGTGCCTTGTGGTTCCACACAGTTGTAATAGATATTGTTCTTGTTCTTTAGAAGGTCGTAATTCGACCTTATGTGATAATAACATTACGACCTCCTATAGTATTTAACCAATGTTACTACATTTTAAACTAAACGGTTAATGTTTGTCAATATTTAATTAACTGTTTTTAACCTCCTTAGTTAATACACGGTTTACTTTCATTCGTTGGGCTAACACCCACATACCGCCCTGAGATTCTGGTCTAGTGAAATATTCAAAGTTATCACATTCAACTTCACACCATACACGTTTCTCTCCAGACTTTAATTCATCCTTCAAGTGTGGTGCACGTGGTAGTAGAGTAAGGTGCCAGCCTTGTCGGACGGCAAATCCTTTAGTTGGATGACACTCTGCATCCAGCCACTCACCAACAGGCACACGTAATTTCCTATTGATAAATAATGGTGCTAGTTGACCATCCTTTGTTAGTCTGAATAGTTTGTAAGCTATCATAACGTCAACTCTTAACGATACGGTAAGGGATTGCGTTTCGCTCAAGTAGCTGCGTCAACCTGTTCTTACTCTTACCAAACATGCCCACTAACATCGACAATGTTCCATTAGCTTCTTCCTGTAACCAGAACGTATCATCCTCCTGTTTCAGAAGCACTGAGACGCTCTGTGATGGCGAAACGCACAGGTTGTTAGTGTTACATGCATAACATCGTCCGCATGCAACAGGGTCGCTCTGGGAAGCGATAATGAGTGCTCTAGGTACATCCGAACGTTTGAAAACTATATACATTTATTTCTCCTTATTTATTAAACACGGGTAAATCTGACACATCCCAACAATATTGCTCACACATTACCAGAAACACTTCGTAAGCACGTTTGTCATCCTTAATATAAAACAAGTCCACTGGCATGTCAATCACTGAGGTGTTTAAATTCATAGTGTTGACTATATGTTGCCCCAAGCGATAACTAGGGACAGCAAGTTTAATTTCATCATAAGATGAAAGTAGTTGTGTTAATGACATTCACATTCCTCCTTAATCTACCAATTTAACAACAGAAAATAGTAAGTATTGATCTTTTGGAGATTCATGTACATGTTCTCCGATCAATCCCTCATCCACACCACGATAATCACCATTCTTATGGAAACGGAAGTCTTCAATTGCACGATTGAAACGTAGCCCGAATTTCATGTTACTGGCTTCACCGAGGAGATTTAACTCTGGGTAAAACTTCAACAAGTTATCAATCATCTTCTCTGTGTCATCGAACCAATCACAACATCCATATGACGGGATACTTGTAAAGTCTTTATGATAACAATCAACCAAAGCATCCAAACCTTTTGGGATCACAATGCTGTTGTTATCATCTAAAAATAAATTATCACAGACACAATCCTTTACATTGGAGTAGCAGATGTCTAACAACCAAGCACCACAAGTAAGAACTGTAACCATACCACGATAAATTTCAGGGAATATAAAATCCTTACCCATATTCTCCCTAAAGGCCGACAACCGTTCAGCGTCATGTATCTTCAGTTGCAAATCACTTTCTTTAATCCACATATTCATTCCTCCAATTAATCAATTTATGACACACATTATAGCAAGGGTTGTGTGGGTGTCAAGTAGATTGTTTAATAAATTCAACTTTGTCAAACTCTGAAACCAGTTCATCTTCTGTATAAAAATGGTGCATAGCTTCAGTACCGACACTATATGAGAAACCACCATCATCTTCATACACCTTGATGATTTGTTTTCGAATATCAAAATGTTTATGTTTTACAATATCACCTTTGTTGAATAAAGGTTCAGTCATATTCATGTCTCCAATAATTTAATGTGTGTTATAAGATATCAAGCGTTAATTGGGTTGTCAAGGGCATTCGGTAGATAAATATAATCCCCTCAAACGTTAATGTCTGAAGGGATTATAGTGTGGGAGAGTGGATGGTGTCAACTACATTTCCAATTATCCACGCAAAACAAATGATACGAACGAACATACACTTGTTTGGTAGACAAACACTGGTATACACAACCTTTCACCCAAGTATCATCGTCTGACTTGATATCCACATCGTGATGAAGCACAAAATAGGTGCTACCGCGAGGTAGATAGGTTAGTAGTGTGGCTGATTGGATCATTTTCAAACTCCTTTAGACCAAAAATATGAACCACTTCAGAATGATTAAGAATATTTTGTGTGAAACATTCCTGAGCACTACCATCAAATGATTCTTTTGGAGTATAATGATAACCTCTAAGAGAGAGTTCTTTCTTGAAATATTTTTCTTTTTGGTAAACATTGATATGCAAATCTTCTACTACAGATACTACATCTATGTTATAGAATTCACTGAAATATTTGAATCTCTCTTTTGGTTTAAATGTTCTACCTATTTTATAGAAAAGTTCATCAGTGTTACAAAACTTTAATAAGTATAGAAAATCATTATCGTTGGAGCGCTCATGATAAAATCCGAACACACTTTCAGAACAAGTTTTACATCTGTGCATAAGGTGTATAAAGTTGGAAACTTCAGTGGAACATTCGTGACCTTTACTACATATCCAATTAAACTTCGAAAACGCCCCAGAATATTTGCCACACCAGCCTGTGAATTGGCAGGACTCGCTAGTAAGTATCTTCTTAAGTTGATACTCTCTTTGCTGCTGTGACCATTTAAAATTCTGAGAGCACCTACAGGCTAAACTTCCAGCAGATAACGTACTTAGTGCTCCTGTAAAAATACCACTACATAGATTATTTTCAACATACTCATCTTGCGAGCATAACGGACAAATATAGTTCCAGTAAGAATAATAACCCCTTGAATCTCTTTTATCAGACCTCCAAAACCTAGTACCTTCCAAGAAAGATCCGCCACCCATAAACCTATCTATGTATACGTTATCTGGTTTTCTTAGATTAGTAATCTTATTAGACATTGCTTCACCTAGAGAGCGTTTACCATTCAGATATTCATTTGCGGACACACGCCAATCCTTAAACCCTTTAGTGCGAACCTTAATATTTGAATTTTCATCAAAATCTAAAATCTCATCTTTATTTTGTTTTGCGAACCTCAGCACCATCACCTTATACTGATAATTAGAAGGTTTCCAACCAGAAGAACACCTGCATGGGTACTTACCTTGATTTAGATTATTCTTACTTATTAGCATTTCTTTTTCAGGAAATAATTCACAATCATTTGAACAAACAGAGCAGTGTACAGAAAATAAAGTATTATTACCTTTATTGTATGAGTCTGTAACAGTTAACACACCTAACCCTTCTTTATGAAATGAACTGCCTATAAACTGTAACTGTTTTGCACTTTTATTAAGTATCTTTTTCGCTTCCATAATCTTCCTCATATTCAATTTTAGCTCTAAACCACATAACAGCAAGATCGTATTTCTTCTGTTTCTTGTAATTGTAAATATAACGTGTTGCATTCCTAGACGTAGTTTTACCATCTATCATAGATTGCAAGATTTCTTCGTAAGTTCTATACATAAAATATCTCCTGTGTATATAATATTATATCATAATAAGATAAAATATTAAACCCTCCGAAGAGGGTTTAAAGTTAATCTTCTGATTCTACAACGTCATCACCGTCAGCAAAATCAATCAGTTTCCAAGTCCGTTCGATATAATAGTCATAATCTATATCCCAGTCAAATTGTTTAATGTCGTTGGTTACTTTAGTTTTCCAACCAGCTTCAATATTAAATCTTCGTTCTGGGCATTCAGTTTCAACCTCCTTAACGAATTTGTAACCTTTCTTTTCATACTTAGCAATGTCAGATTTTGATGATATCACGACCTCATCCATCTCATCAACATTTTCCCATAATTGTTCTGTTTTAGTTGGTTCAATTGGTGGCATAACTTTCACCATGTCGCCACCTTTTGTAGATACATAATATCTGGAAATATTCTGTATTTGATGGTCGTTACCGTTTTCATCAACTAACACAAGTTTACTACTACGTGGAACCTTAACCCTTAACATGAAATCATACGAGTTCTGGTGATTACGGATGAAATCTTCAGGGTCTACGGAGTTCACCAAATAAGCTTCTGCCGCCATTTTTACAACAAGTGCGGATTGATTTTTATGGTGAGGTAAATCCTTCCACTCATACGCACCTTTGTTTTTCAAACTACCATCCAATTTCACAGCAATGTATGAGTTCACATCACGTATTACCATCTTAGAGTAGTCACATCTCTCAAGTTCTAACTTAGTAGTATCTTGCCACCACTTTACAATATCTAAAGTACGTTGTTCATGTTCACGCTTACGTCTAAATGTTACCCCATCCGTGTTGCACTGAATAATTTGTAACCCATCAAGCTTTAATAGTTTCTCCACCAACATGCACAGTGATAACTGACCGTTAATCGTAATGCTCATTGTAAACTTAGGGTCATAGAATGAACTAAACTTGTCGTTAGACTTACCATATGTCCCGTTTAAGGCCAACTTGAGCATTGCATTTTCTGCTGACTTTTTATCGTAAGTCTTACGTAGGTTATACAAATACTCATAAATATCACAGAATTCCACACCTAAATGCTGAGGGAATACTCGATTTTTGATTGCCAAGTTAGGGTAATATGAACTCACGTCCTCGTCTTCTATGATATATTCATCATCTGAGACGACAACATGTTTATCCATACTCGAATGCAAGCCGCCAACCCCGAACACATAACACATACCATTGATTACAACGTTTAGACTTTCTGCGATTCGCCAACACACATAATAAGCTTTTTTGAAGCCACCTCCATCTTTCTTAGGTAACTTAGCCTTCAGTTCACGTTCTTCAATCCAACACAAAGGTTTGACTTTCTTCAACTCAGCGATTTGTTGTTCGGTGGGTTTATCCTTCAACTTCTCCTGCTTGGTTACCATGAGAGCATATTTGGCTACATCACCTAACTCATGTTCTAGGATATCACTGAATACACCTTTTGTCTCAGTAATACGCTGCTGCTTGAACCACTCCAAGACGGCCTTGAACTCGGGTCGCTCAAACTCGATATATGGGAAAATACAGTTCGCCAAATCAATATAAGGTCGTTTAGTTTGTCGAACCTTACCAGCTTGGTCATAACATTTAATACCAGATTTTTCAAGCTCCATGATAAAATATTCAGAACCGATCTTCGGGTCATTCCAATTGAGTGCATTCATGCCATAATCTTTCTGCAACTTCTCACGGAATTCAATTTGTTCCATACTTTGTTCGTAAAACTTAAAGGTTTCTTTAACGTCATGCATATTATATTTGATTAATACATCAATTTCTACATCGGACAACATTTTACCTACTGGGAACGGTAGATCTTCAATATTAGCTGAACGAGAATTATACTCAATCATTTTCAATGACGTAGCTTTTGCTTTATTATCAAAGTGGTGAATCTTAAATAGATCCACCTGCGTGATAAATTCATCTTTGGTTCTAACTACGTGCTCCCATTTATTTTCAGCACTGATAACCTTCATGGCATACTTATAAATTTGGTTAGCACTCATTGTCTGGTCATTCAGAAGTTTATGTAATACAGGGTAATCGAAACCGACACTATTGAAGCCGATTAGCCTTCCTTTAACCCTGTATATATTTCTGAGATATTCAAATAACTCATTGCGTTGGTCTTTACGGTTAGACAATTCAAATACTTTCATCTTCCTAGCACTAACGTCAGCAAAGCAAAATGTTATCACATTAGGGTAAGTCTCGATGTCCCAAATCCAATCTTTCATTAAATCCTCCAATTAAAATGTTGATTCAACAACACCGTTTTCATCCTCTGTTACTATGTTATTAGGTGAAGAAAGTGGATTTTTAACAACGTCTTCTTTAACATTAGGGTTTTGTTGCCTAGGTGATGAAAAATAATCATCCAAATCATACTGCTGTCGAGTTTCTTGATCATAATAAAGTTTACATGCCTCCCCTGTAACCCCACCACGACATTTAGGCATATCTACTATAGTGGTATTACGTTCGATTGGGTCTTCAGCCATTTTATTGCGATTCAGTACAATGTTAATATCACTACTTTGAATGAATGATCCACTACCTAATACCTCATACTCGGAAACTTTTCTAAAATCTCCATCTTTTGATGATGGGGGCTTACGGGTATGTAATACGTTGACAAATACAATACCATCCTTTTTCATCATCTTCTGATACATCATGAATTCCTCCTGTGCTTCATTACCTAAAGATCGAAGGAAATCGGTGAGTGGGTCAAATACTATCAATTTACTACCATACTTTTTAATAGCCTTATCCACTTGTTTTTTAAGTGTAGTAATACTACCATCGCGTTCATCAATGATATAGAAACGACTCTTGCCGTCCTCATTATAGACAAGATATTCACATAAATCCTTTACTTCGGGCTTATGTAAATATTCAACAGCGTCATGTCCATCTTTGAACCAAGTCAAGTTCTTTTTCAGATACAAAGAATACATGTCCGTTAGTAGTTCACCAGCGGTGCGTTCTAAGCTGATAATTGTAGGAACCAATGGGCTGTTGAAGAACCAATGCATTTCTAAGTTATCGCTGAAGAACGACTTTCCTATCGATGTATCGCCGATGATATTAATAATGGCACCAGTTGACTTAATACCCCCTCTCATATTCTCCTGTAACTTATGTAAGTATGGAGGTAATGTGATTTTAGGTGCAGTTAAAAACTCTTCAACTTCTGAAATAGCATCAGCGGCAGATTTAATACCACTATCAATAAAATCCTTCGCATTGAAGAAGTCACGTATAAATTGACCAGTTCTACCCTTTTCAAGCATTTCATGTGGGTCTTTCAGTGTCCATTTGCAAATCTTAACTTTGTTAGCAGGTAAAACTTTCAAACACTTTGCAAGTGCTTCATCACCAGCATGGTCAGTATCCATACCAATATAAACTTCTTCATACCCATCAATGAAATCATATTGTGCAGAACATTGTTTAAACAAACTACCTTCACCACAAGTCCCCCACACTACATGCACGTTTTCATAATCACCATACCCCTTACCATCATAATATTCTTTTAACATACCCCAAGCAGCAACACCGTCATTTTCAGAACCTAATATCAACAATCGTCGAGTTGGTGACTTGTATCTGAATTGACCACCTAGTTGACTACTCAGACCAGTTCGACCAATCTTATTGAAGTTCTTGGGAATAACCCTGATTTTAAACCCAGTAACTTTGTTTGATTCAGTCTCTGGATAATATACCTGCAACGGATTACCGTTCGAATCGCGCTTTACCATAAAACCAAAATGTCGCAACCATTCAGGTTTTAATGACCTATATGGTTTGTCAGTGAACCCAACACTCTGTTTCAATTCCTGAATATGTTCAGTTGTCAACGGTAGTTCTTTAGGTTTCACAGTGAACTCTTTTACGCTCACACCATTCGGGTCTAAACCTAATTCAGTAGCCAATGAACTGTTGTTAATCTCATTTCTATGGAATGCTTGATGACACACCCAACAATACCCGTCAAAGTATTTATTGTCGGAGTCGTCAAGTTTCATGTAAATAGCTAAACCGTCACTACTAGAGCAACTGTCCTTGTTATCAAATTCATTTGCCACACAATGAAAATGTCCAATAAAATCACCCTTTTCTCTTTCACTCACTACATATACCTCCTGTTATATTATCATGCTTTATAAAGCCAACTCTCACAAATTAGCTTTGTGAAGGTGACTATCTCAACAATGCCCCAAATTCCGCAACCCTACACCTACACTAAACGCAATCCGATGTGCCAGAGTCTTAGCGCTAATCCTAGACATGTGCAATCTATCCGCAAATAGCTGATGTAAATCAGTCCCATCATTATAATCATGACAGTATGTATCCACCCATGCTATAAGCTCCTCAGCACCAAAATGAGCCACTTTATCCACTTTGACAATATAACCCTCCGACATATAAATTCTCCTCTTAGTATGCGTCCTATTGCGTTAGATTGGGTATGTTTTACGTAAGGAAATCTCACCATCCGTAATAAACTTAAACACTACGCCATCCTCGTGTAGCTCAGCAATCGAGTGTTCGCATGGGTGCTCAGTTGCACACCCATCCGCGACATACATGTCTAGTTCACCTGTCACATAGACAGGAAGCTGACTACCTTCCACTAAGTATGTATCTGCTGCATCAATGATCTCAATGTAGCCAAGAAGTTTTGGTATACTAATCATAATCTTCATCCTCCCAATAGTCATCTTCCAAGTATTCTTGATACCCCACCTGCTGTGTCTCCACAACAAATTCAAACTCTCGAATCACATCTTCCCATGATACACTGTGTTTGTCAACAGGAATTCCGCCATTGAACACCATCATGTCAAGAATTTCATACTCTCCATAATAATCATTATCACTATCAGCAATCCATTTTGCATACGGACGAGTGTGTTGCACAGTGGCAATTACATCAAATGTATCTTTGGCGAAGGATATTGTTTTTGTTGTCATAGGTATTCCTCACCACACTCATTGATATAATGTTCCCATAGCAAGCCACGCATAAGTTCTTCCCCACCTTTCTCAGCGCCAAGCAGAATACATGCAGCTCCCATATCATCAAAATACGCCACCACTTCTGCTGGTAACTCCAATGTCACTTTCACTAATGTTGACTCATTCATTGTTATTCTCCTTGCTTGTATAGTAATTGTTCTAACTCTTGTCTAGAGTCCTTGAAGATAGGTGTATCGACTAAGCCTTCCCCTCGAATCCAAAACTCCCCACGTTTCTGGTGAGTAGGTAAATTACCCCATACAATATCGTGTTCCTCTTCAACCTTTGTGACAAGTTGCTTACATGACAACCCTTGGAGTTCCTTATGTGAATATAAACTCTGTGCTAACATTTGGACACTGTTACGTTCCCAATCTTGTTGTCTCCAAACTAGATAGTTAACAACTTCTTCTTTTGGTAAGTTAAACACCCTTGAATCAAAAATAGCCACGTCAGACACTTTATTATGCAAACCGTAGGTCACCGTCAATACCCTCTCATTCCAATAAGCTGTGCACATGCTGGCACTAACACTGCAAAGCTTCTGTAGTTTGTTATCAAACCAACCTTGCGTTTGGAAAGTGTCCCAATCTTTTAAAACCAGAGACAGCTCATCCGACTGAGAGTAACCAAAAACTACACCTTGAATATTCTCGCATAAATACATCAACGTGTGTTGACGAACTTCATGTAAGTCTCTGTCATAAGGCTTTTTGCAACCTTTAGTATATGTATGAAAAGCTTTACCGTCTAATCGAATGATAATAGGCGTGCGAGACATTAATTTCTGAGAGGTGGTAACCCTCTCGTACTCTTTCATACGATCACCTAAGCTAGTTGTATCTGACATAATTACTCTCCTTGTGGTGGAATTTTTACTGAAACAAAACTTCCCTGATGGTCACTCCAAGTTTTCACATCAAAGCCTCTCACCTTTAACAATACCTCTATTTCTTTCAATGTTAATCCTTCAGGGCAATCAAAGGCGGATTCATAACCACCCTTTAGTTTACTTGGCAGCACAACCTCCTGCAACCACACATCCACGATATCACCCTTTAGGTTTGAGTTATCATGTATTGCTTTATACATATCTTTAGCTGTAAACATAGTTACCCCCCTTCTCTAATTTCTCAAGTTCGCTAACCAACTTTAACACTTCCATCTTAGACACATCCAGTTCCTGTGTCAACTCCCGAATATAGTCACCGAGGAACGCTAGGCGCATATTGATTTCTTGTTTACGTTTAGAAGTTTCTGTCATTGGTTAAACCTCTAAACTTTCAGCTTCGTATTGTTCTTTATTAATACTTCGAGACTTCTTCAAACTAACCTTCTTACCTTTGGTGACTGTGCATAATGGAACTAGGTAAATTCTACCTAAAAAGTGGCTCTTGTTCTCCCAATCAAACACCAACCCATACTTCTTCTCAAGTTTTGACATGCGTTTGCTTGTGTGGATCGTATTGTATAAAGTAATGACATCTTTCATATACATATCATTATCACGTGCAATACGTAACACCTTGTTGTAAAACTTTAACTTTTGTTTTAATGCTTTATTCATCACACACTCTCCTCTAATTCTCTCGCCTTAGCCAACAATAATTCTGCTTGTTCACGTAAATCACGCACTTTACGTTGTGTTGGTGATTCCACAGGAGTTGGTTCTGGGAATAATGTTGCATACACTTCACTTTTTACTCTGTAAAAGTTGAGTTCGTCATCAACTAAGGAGGTGAAGTCGGCATACTCTAGGTTAAAAACCTCAAGAAGTTGGTTATAGAGTTGTTGACCGTAAGGCTGCGCCACTTCCCCTAGGAAGTATAGAGCTACCGCCAACTCACCATATGTAGTTGTAATCGTCACTTCATCCTCTGGGCGAATATGTTTAGGCTGGTGCATAGTTTCCTCCTCTTTAAGTTTGAAGTATTTTAGTTCATCCGCAATGATTATACAATTATCCCAGATATAGCCGTCACCATCATACACTTCATCTATGGCAAAACCATCGTCATAAAACTCGCTTCTTATGTAGTCATTCTCATCTATGTCAGACCAAAGGATACATGCCAGTTCATCCTTAAACACATATGTCTTGCCTGCTTCAAGTTTAGTTAATTCCTTCATACTATTTCTCCTCTTTGTTGTCATTGAGACTATTACACCACACCCATTCCGATGTGTCAACACATTGCACATTATTAATGTGTTTGTAATACACATCCACCTTCTCCCATTGTAGACGCATATCTCGACTTAAGTAATCCTTCACCACACATTTACTCAAATGGTGTAACACACCGTAAGCTACGTTGAACGCATGTGCGTAAGCATCTCTGGAGCCTCCGTGTTGAGTTTTATGGTGTTGGGTATATGAACGTATTGCCTCATCTAGAACGTGGCTTAGGATGCATTCTAGAGCGTTTGGCGTGGTGTTAATGTTGATGATCATAGTTACACTCTCTCCTTCTTACTCTGTTCGTATTCATTGACAAGTTCCATCCAATCAATGTTGAACTTCTTACTAATAAACATAAAAATATCTTGCCAATCCTGACAGGCCATTTCCAACCCAGATACAGTAGATTCAATACACCACAACTTCTCAGCTACCGTCGCATCATCCTTGTGAAATTCTGGATCGGTGAGTTGGTAAATCTCGTCAATACGTGTGTTCAAATATTCTAAGTCTTTCATGTTGTGCCTCCTTTGTCTGATGTCAACCTATCTGCACCTATAGTACTCCCACACTACGAGGATGTCAACACATCTTATAAGAAAAGTTCAAAGAATTATTTTCACAATATTGGAATCATTTTGTTGACAAGGTAGTTTGGTTTGCATAATATGTGTGCAGACATTAGGAAATGAGGAAGATGTGAGATGCATATAGGTGATATAACATTAACTTACCATACCAAGGTTTGTTATAACAGAAAACTTGTTGCAACACATGTGTGGTATTGGTATCAAGACTGTAATGTGATATATTTGAGTAAATTTGATTTGGAGGATTTGTAAATGAATAAAGTATTTAAAGCCCTGATATGGATTGGGCACAAGATTACAGAGGCTAAGTTCTCTGTGCTGGAGTTGGTATGTTTTCCGTTTTTAGTAGCATTGATAGTTGACAACCCTTTAATTGGTGTATTAACTATGTTAGGGTTCATAATCATTACAACTATCCTTAGTGTAGTGTTCGAAGAGGTCTACAAAGTGCTGAACAAGGAGGAAGAATAGATGAAGTTGAAGATGGCTAAACGAATGTTAGGAGTTAAGTAATATGAGACCTTGCTACAACTTACACTGTGTAGATGGAAAGGAACCTATATATTCTCTTGCTGATGACACATCAGAGAATGTTGTAGGATGGGAAGATTGCTATATTTGTCATGGCACAGGTGAAGTGGAAGATGGGTGTTATTGTGCAGCACACGAACCATCGGAGTGTTGCTGTGGTGCGTGGAGTGATGTAGAAGATTGGTGGTATGAAGATGATTATGATTATAACCACTATCATGGAGAGGAGGAGTAATATGAAACCATTAAAACAGCTACTTGAAACACATACATTACGTGAGGGTGACCATTTTCGTTGGCAGTATGACGATTCTACAGAGAAATGTGAATTTACATATTGGTGTAAGAGTTGTATGTGTGTATGGGATGGAGAACACTTCAAGGACTTATTTTGGAGCATGGGAGAAGGTTCCAATTCTTACACATTAGACGAAAATACTGTGTTATTGTCCCTTATGGGTAACATTAACGACTATCGTGAATGCTATGAAAATGACCTCAAATATTATGATGACTGCGACATATTGAATCGCCTACATTCCAACCATAGTAAGAATTGGGGCAAATGTCTCTACATTAGGAAGGACGCTGAGCGTTCACGTGAGAAGATGAAGCGGCATGTGCGAGCTAAAATTGAAGCAGCAGAATACAAAATCTGTTCTGCGCAACAGGATCACATGCGAGCACTACATGAGCTTGACAATTTAAACAATCCTGATTATGATGTAAATCAGATGTGGATTTGAGGAGGGTAGTATGAAAATAGAAACTAAACTGTCACAACTTGGATGGAATAAATTCAAAGATGATTTCAATCACCCTAGTTCAGAGTGTTCTTACCAAACCTGCGTAAGAGGCGAACACGGACAGAAACTTTACTATGTTACCCGTGTCTTGTATAATTTTGCAGGTATTAAGAATATACCACGAAGCTTGTAGTCTGACTTACAACCCACATTTGAAGCACAGTTTCATTTAAAGAGTGGTGAGTTCTTTGATGTGCAATACTGCGGCAAAGATGTGGATAAAGCACTAGAATTTTTCAGCAACATGTTCATTAAAATGGAATGTATTAGTAGCGAGGAGGTATAAATGCTAACCAAAACTAGACTACATAGAGTAAGGCTACTTGGAGGTTTCAAAGAAGAGTTGCACAAAGACCTATTACCCTACTTTGAGAAGAGTGGTAAGCTTAGTGATTACCTATCAAAGTGGACTAGACCTAAATGCATTTCCAATGAAGATTGGTTAACTCTTGTTAGCCCTGAGAATGAAGAAACCACCAAATTAACCTATCCTAAATATGATGACTGTGATGTCACTGTGCAGGATAGTGAATTGGTTAAATTTGTAATGGTAGGGCAGGAACACTTCAAGGTGGTAGAGAGTTTTGAAATTGAGGTAGATGTTGCTACAGGTGCAGACCAAGCGGAAATGTATTTTCTTAAGACGATGCAGATTATGGAAAAGTATCAATCTCAACTTGAACGGTTATCTGAGAATACATTCAATACTAAGTGTAATTTACATGCAGGTGGTGCAGCACTATCTCAATACAACCAGACTATGTTGTGCGAGGATATCTGCACAGATGTATTGCAGTCTAAGCTACATGAAGGTTGGAGAATTCTTGCGGTATGTGTCCAACCAGACCAGAGACGGCCAGATTATGTATTAGGTAAATTTGTGCCTCCAGAAGAAGTTTCTATGGGCGCTGAGAGGGGGTATTGATATGTCAGGTGGGTATTTTGGATACTATGATGGACAACTAGCGAGCTTGTCCGAGCAATTGGATATTCTGGTATCCGCACTAGAAAATGATGGATATTTAATCCCCTACGTAAATAATTGTGGTAGGTTGAAGACTACGGTTGAGGATGTGATTATGGAACTAAACTATTGTCATAAGGTTCTAAATCATGTAGATTACTTCCTGTCTGACGACATAAGTGAAGATACCATGTGGGAGAGAATTGATAAGGTGGAAAAGGAGATTAGTGGTGGAACTAACAATTGACCTAAACAAAGATGCTATCCACGATAATCTACTTAGCTACTACAACCACAATTACTATATACTTAATAAAAGTGTGTTCGGTTATGATGCTATAAAAGTTGAGTACTATGAGGCATCCAATGGATATGGTGTTACATTCGGCCACATGAAGGAAGCTTTCTATGGAGAGGTATATTTTGATGGATTCGAGAGTAATAAAAGAATTTTAACGGTTTATTTAGATTAAGGAGGAACAATAATGCTTGACACCACACTATACAACAATCTAAAATTCTGCTGGCGGAAGGGATATAAACTTGCTAAGATTAAGGAGTATTTGGATACAGATATGTCACTGGAGGATATTCAGTCTGCGTTCATGGAAATGTGGGAATGTGAATTGGAAAAGATTAAGGAGAGTTTATGAAAAAGAAATTCCGCAAACAGTTTCATCAACAATTCAAGTGGTATGACCAATGGTTTCTTCTAGATGCTATGATCCTGTGGATCGAGAATGCAAGTAAGATGCACACTAAACATGGGAATCTTCTCCGCAGTGAAGCCACTGGACGTGATATGAATATTGTTGCTAATGTCCTCAAACGTATTCGTGATGATAATTATGATGATGTAAATCCTGTGTTCGATTGTAGAAATAAACGGTTTAAGGCATTGACAGGCGACAAAGAGTATCATATACTTGACATGAAATATCAGAACAAACGCAGACAAGCTGATATCGACTATGCGTTTGATGTGATGAAGAAGCAATTGTTGGATTGGTGGGATTAGGGGATGATGGCACAAAGGCATGTTGTAGTGTTGAGCCAACCATTAAGAACAATTCAATAAATTATATCGCATTATGTGTAATTGTATGGTAATATACATCCAAGAGATATATAAATTCTATATTATTACACATTCACATCTAGAGGGCTGACAATGGCACGTAAGAACAAATATATCTCATCTGAACAAGTGGCTTTAGATTTACTAAAAGCTGACAAGGAAGGGTGCTACCGTAAGGTGATTAGGAACATTAATGAGATCATTCGAAGGAATAGGGGTATTGATCCTGAGTATAGTAAACAAGTGGAAGAAGGGGTTATCAAATACCATACACATAAGATTAATGAAGGATTAAAGGAAGTGGGGTACATTGATCCAGAGGATTACTAATGTCCGTTGATTAAGTCGCTACTAAATGTTATGATTATTACAGGTTGTTACGCTATTACACATAGTAACCAGTGAGGAGACTTGAAGTGAAATATAAAACAGAACAAGACGTATTAGATGCGCTATTATCTGGTTCGTTGAAACGTTCATCAGCAATGGCTATTAAGCGTAGATTTAAAAGTAATGGTGAAGATGGTTTTGCTAAGATGTTCTCGTCAGCTATTGCTAAGTATGATAAGAAGGATAATCCTCTTGTTTGCGGTTACTACAATAAAGCTATAGATAGCTTAACACTCTTAGAACTTGTAGACCTATACAAGAAGGAACCATTGATGTTTACTTACTACCACTGTGTAAGATACTCTATCGAGATTATGGGAATGACAGGTAAGGTTAAGGAGTATAATGGTATGTTGATCCATCCAGAGGATGTAGTGTATAGAGGGTAGTTTTTTTTCCCTCCCTTCCTCTCTTACGGGTATACTCTCCCAACTATACATAATTCTTATGTATATCTGTCAATAATAAGAAGTATATTAAAATAAGTTTATGATTATAGTGGGAAATTATCTGGGACATCCCAGTAAACTCTCACGTTTCAGCGATACAGGGGTGTTATGAAAATATTAGAGAATCTAACTGCGGAGGAAAGAGACCATCTACGATTAAAAGTTGGCAACACATATCTTAATCTGGAGATAAGGAACTACCACCACATCTTCCAAAGTCAATGTGATATACTGCTAAAACTTTTTGGTAAGGGGTATAACGAAGAGATTAAACTCTTTCTTTGTTGTATAACATATTCACTGAAAAGATTAGACCTAGGTTTCTACTTAGTAAGAAATAGTAAACACTATCTCACATTCAACAAAGAACATCCTAAGCAAAAGAAAATCTCACACTATAAATTGATGAAGATGTTAGATAAACTTGAACAGGAAGGCTTTATTGAAAACTACTCTGGTTACAATAACAGAGAAACAGGCGAGCATATGTCTAGCTGTGTAGTGTTCACTGACAAGCTAATAAATCTTTTCCCACAGGAACATGTGGACAAGTTTGGAAGCTCCTATGTGATTGACCATGCTATTGTGAGAGAAACAGTCAAGATAGACGGCGGTGAAGAAATTGTAGTTGAACTAAAAAATGTTCAGGGGATAGGTAAGCACCGCAAAGAGATTAAGGAGATGAGTGACTGGTTAAATACCCACTCTTTTCGTTTTGTCACCTATCCAAAGAAGGTAGACCTACAAAGGATATTCTTCGAGAGAATAGGATGGGGCGGAAGGATTTATTTTGGTGGATTACAGTGTCTTGAGAGCAGCAAGCGGCCATTGTATATCATAGACGGTAAACCTGTTATCGAATTAGATTACAAGTCTAACCACTTACTTATTATTGCAGAGAAAAAGGAAATACTACTACCAGAAGATTTTGATCCATATGGAGTTGATTTATCACACCTTATAAAATGTGATGACCCTAAGAAGATCCGTTCAATTATTAAAATTTGCTGTATGTTCTTGCTAAACTCAGGGACACCAGAGGCCACGTTTAAGAAGTTCTGGAAGAAGAATATTTCAATTATTAATAAGTTCGTAAAGGAAGATGATTGGACTTCTGCCAAGGCTAACCTGTTTTATGGTGTTACAGGGCTGTCAAATTCTAAAGCCATTATACGTGCTATCGAAAGTTACAACTATTATGCAAAGAGTCATTTCAGGATTGCAGGAGGCGTATGGGATGAACTCCAGTATTTAGACTCTGAAATCCTCTTAAGAATAATGCGTAAGATGAAAGCAATTGATGCACCTTTCTTACCCTACCATGACAGTGTGGTAACATGCTTTGATTATGAGAAACAATTAGAGGGATTTATGTATGATGCATGGGCTGAAGTATTGGGAAGTAATTTTAATTGTAGAGTAGCTAAGAAATTCTAAGGAGATTTATGACAAAGCCAGTAAACAATTGTCGAGACAATGGTAATAGCATCGCATGTGAGGACGGATGCTGTCCTGATTGCAACTACTATGAATACTTGTGTTGGTTGAATGCACACACCCATTGTGACGTAGGTGCTGATTGTCCAGATGATGGTAATTGTCCACACAAGAAAGACGCTGTTTGGGTGAGGAACTCAGACTAAGAAAAGTTCTTAAAATTATAATGCTATTTCACTTTTTAATTTTCACCTCAAGTAAACCAAACCACAGCCCCGCAAGCCTCCATACATGCACATTAAAACGCATAGGAAGCATTCTGCGGGGCTTTCTCATACTTGGAATACGATGGTAGCTACAAGGTGATATCGTGCGTTATAATGCTTCCTATGAAGTGATTGATAATGTTTTAATATATGTTATAACTTTTTAGTATTTCAGTGAGTTGGTAACTAATGTTATCATTACTTATACCCTAACAAAAGGAGAAGCAAGATGATTGAAATTAAAATGTTTCAAGAAATGATCTATCGTATCGTGATAGATGAAGATGGGAACGTAGGTGTGTTTGTAAGAGAAGAAGATTTGGAAAATATCATAGAAGAGTTGGAGAGGTTGCGGGATGAGATTTAAAGTAATAAAAAGAGAAGATGCTCAGAATAAAGGATTATATTACTTCTTTACTGGAAAGGTTTGTAAGTGGGATCACATCGTACCAAGATTTACAAACAAAGGTGCCCAATATGCCAGAGATACATTAGGATTACTATACGCCAAGGCGGGTCTGTGTTATGGGTGTGTAAAACTAATGCAGCAAAGTGGTGGTATGATAGGTAAGACCTTTGATGAAATAATGTTCGAATGGGATTCTTCGACAGATGATAAAATGGTTAAACGTATTCCTGTTTTATCAGGAACCAGTAAAATAGGATATAAGGTTGTCGATAGCACGCTCGTAGATATAGACATTTACCCAGAACTTTCAAAAATACTATGGATAAAAGACCATAACGATTATATAAAGGCGACGATGTCTAAGGATAATTTGCGTAGACTAGATGTAAATAATTTATGTTACTACCCTACACATAATCATATCCTATTACATAGGGTGATTTTAGGAATACAGGACTTACCAACTTCTGATGTCGTAGGCGACCATGTCGATGGTAATAAACTAGATAACAGAGTATCCAACCTGAGACGGGCATCTCATATAGAAAACTCTAGAAATTGTCGTAGGTCAATTGACAACACTACTGGGTATGTTGGTGTGGATTACAGGAAAAACTGCGTCAATAACCAGTACAGGACTAGGGTATTCAGGGATGGACATTTTCGATTTACAGAATACTACCCTACTGCAATCTTGGCTGCACAGGCTTATGATACTTATTTACGGGAAAACTACCCGTCAGATTTTAATGTTTATAACTTCCCATATATTGGGGAGCGAGGTAAAGACGGGGTAGTTATGTAGGGTTAAAGCACACAAGGATGTGTGGTATACTAAGAAACTAACAACAGTGCACTAGTAATTTAGCAAATAAGAACTAAAGCTAAAATTATTTGTAACTAATTGAAATGTAAAATAAAAAGGGATAGATTGAAAATTGATAATTCACAAATTCATTTGAAATTCTAGGAGTACCTATTACGTTTTTCGTATAAGCGAAAAGTGTTTGAAATTCAAGTACTTCCACTCTCGAAATTATATTGTGCAAAAGTGAATCTAAATAATAATGATTCACAAAGCTGAATGAGAATTATTATCGTTTGCTGAATGACGGGATCGGATGGTTCCTGCAAAACCTTGGTCTTAACTCATAAGACTCGCGATAACTGGCTAACCGCTGAAGCTTTCCTGATTTGTTGATAACAGTATAAGGAAAGCGCCTCCCAATTGCAAGCGATAATCTTAAATAATTTAAAATATTTTGTTGTTGACAATTGGCCGCTATCGTGTAGAATTTATTGTATCTTATAGAAAGAGGCGCAACAAATGAAAACTTTTATATGCAAGGTCGCTGTTAAAAATATCTATAATAACGGGGAAAATTTCTTGCAAAGGGAATATAAGGCCGATACAGTATACAAAGCTTTAGAAGGTTTTACCGAATATCTAGAAAGTAATAAAAACTTGATCAGCTTTAAAATTTTATCAGTAGAAGAGGCTTAAACATGAATATCAATTTAGAGTCATTAAACCGTGATATCAGCACGTTTAAAGATCGCCAATGGCAAAGTGAAGACAACAAAAATTTATTGCGTATGGTGGCGGATTTGCGCCTCAATCTTGCGCCTTGTACCGTTTGGACGCTAGACAAGCACGGATTCAATCACCTTGAAATTTTATCGTTTTCTCATATGGTCGGCAAAGTGATCCACAAACTAACACCTTGTGAGTGTGACCAATTAAACTATTGGGAGGAAACGAAAGGGATCATTTTTGGTTATGAGCAAAAAGAGGCTGGAAAATATCTCAAGGCTAAAGCCGATCATTTCTGCTATGCATTCACACCGTACGGAATGCCTCAAGGCGTAACGGCTCTATTTAATATCAATAGCTTATATGAGGTTAAGGGATGAAAACAGTGTTAGAAGTTATCTGCAAGGTTAAAGGCTGGCAAGGTGGCACTATTCACCAAGCAATTGCAGAATATAAACAAATGAATGTAACAGATCAGCAAAAAGTTATTGACTTGTGTCAGGATATACCTGATCATATTGCTGGCAAGGTTGAATTAACTAAATACTTTAAAGGTGTATAAAATGTTGTGGTCAGAATTTAGACTGAAATATCCAAACGCTCCACACAACGATCCCGATTGCTATGATAGATATAATTGGGGTATAGCAGATCCAAACTCCGATAAATATCAGCAAGTATACCACAATATAAACAAGGCCAATTTGAGCGATGTTATCAAAGAATATTGTCATAGTAATAATTTAAACTCTGACCAGTATTTAGAGGATTGGCGCAGTATAAAACGGATTAATCCAACAACTAAACAGTTTTACAAGTCTTCAAAATTCAAGTAGGTGTATAAAATGAAAACACAGCCATTAACAAGGTCGGAAGTTTTAGAAATATTTGATCGTAAGGTGTCAGGATTCCCAAGGGACGAAAAGCGAACAACGGTACACATAATTGATCATAGTGAAAACCCGTTAGCGCCTGAATCATATTGCTATAAAATAGCATATACTTGCAGTATGTTTAAGGATCGCCATTATATCACTTTGTGGCCGTATACAGTAGGGATTCAAGGCAAAAGTAAGTTAAAAGGTGTATTACTTAAATAACTAACACAAACAAAATCCCGCAATCGTGCGGGATTTTTATTACTTACAATTGATAATAATTCTCATTAGCATCCGCTAACAATCGCCCACACTTTATAGCTACCAACCCTTTGCCATTCGAGGCGCGATTAACTCAGGCTACCGCTTTAAAAGCATTATAAACCCGCCCACAATAGAATGCAAGCGGGGATTGTGGATTATCTTACGCTCACTTTAATGGTATAACCTTCCCACAAATAAAGTCTACCTAAATTAGTATCTAACACCTGATCGCTAGTCATAATAAGTTTATTACCTTGCCACTTCTTTTCTAACTTTTCGGCAATGTTTAATAATACTGTATGGTCAAGCTTGAATATTAACTTCCCGTTTTCGTCTCTAACTTCGTGTTGTTCCATGTGTTCCGCCTTTTCTAATTGTCAATGTTTCCTATCTGCCACAAATAATAGTCCCCCTTCCTCGCATTGTCAATCTATTTTAAACTAAATTATTTTGTTGACATTTTCCTCTTACACAATGTAGGCTTGCTGCAATTCAACTATACAGGTTTTACATTATGACACGTATCAATACAATAGACCCATTAGACCTCACTAATGAATGGTTGATCGCTGAAACACGTGAGCTTTTACGCATCCCAAACAAGATCATCTCAGGTAAAACAAAGCTGGACAAATCACGCATCCCTGCTACCTTCCGCATGGGCACAGGTCATGAGTTATTCTTTTTAGATAAATTGCAATGGCTACACAATCGCCACGACTCCCTAGCCGCTGAATGCCTCAAACGTGGGATCAATATCAATACAGATCATCGATTTGATTATGAAGCATTACCTGTCACAGCTAAGCTATACTTTTATAATGACTGGGAGCCGTCAAAGGCTGACCACAGCGTTTTAATTGATCGCCTGTGCGAACGGTTCGACCTACGCAAGAAAGCCTATCACATCACTGTTGACGGTGTTAAACACGTTATAGACTGCGAACACAGCTTTAACCAATATTGCCGCGATCACCTTGAAAAATATTTTTAACTTAAAGCTTGCAATCGCTTTGCAAGTGTGCAATGCTTCACCTATCAAATAATACAGGGTTTAGGATTATGTTAACGCATGACCAAGAAATGAAATTAGTTAAACATTACAGAAAACTTTACGCAAAGATCTTAAGAGATGAGCGCAAACTATACCGCCAAGGTGGTGAAGCAATGGCAAACGATAAACGTTACCGCCACAAGGATTATTTCTTTATTACTAGCCGTAAAATGATTGTATTTAATGACTCAGGCGACCTAGATCTAGATCAAATTATAGAGCAAAGACAATATACAGAAAACCTTATGCAACGCAACGATGCTTTATTGTCTGTCACTTTTGGGGTGGAAGATGACGATCGTTTTTCTTGTAGTGATTGTGGCAGAGGTGATACCTTAGCTTGTGTAGATATATCTTTCGTCCGTTTCGGGTTCTTGCCGCTTACCAATGTTAAAAGGCTGATCACAAGTCGCACAAATGACCGTATCAAAGACGCTAGATTTAAGTTTGTCCATCAAGCAAATGGTAAGGACGTGAGACGCTACCTAGAAATCATAGATAAGGTTAAATAAAGGCTTGCAATCCTGATCGCCCTGTGCCATCATTCAGACATCGGGCAATATTGCCATAACTTAAAAGGGTTTAACATGGAAAACAAACCATTAGCCATTGCAGCCGCTAAAGAAGACGCTCAAGCCATCGTTAACGGTGCCAATATTAAAGTATTACTAAGTGATCGCATCGCTGTCGGCATTGTATCAGACCCGTTATGTGTGGGTTATCTGGTGCACTATCTGCCAGAGGATATGCAAAGCTTAGTGCTGCGAGTGTTGGAATCAAAGTATTTTGAGTTTTAAGAAGGAGGCAGCATGGTTATATACACTAAACAAAAGATAAACGGTTTCTTACCTTTAACAATCAAACATCTTGAAGGTAAGAAAGATTTATATCCTGAAAACCGTTTATCTTTGGTTGATCAACTTGCCTATAAGTCTAACTTAGAAATAGTGGTAACTAATAGCCCGTTTATTGTGGCAGGTTACAGAAAAGAGCACGTGAAGCTATTCAATAATGGGGAGTTGTCACCTGTAGACTTTGAGACTTTAGGGGCAGACCCGCTAGTAATTGCTAAGCGCTTAAACAATATTAATTTAAAAGGTGATTATTATGTCAAACTGGTATTTAGTAAGTTTTCCTTCTCGTTTCTTTGAAGGCGGTATCTGTACGGCAAACTTTAAGACCAAAAAACAAGCGGATAAGTACTGCGCTGAGGTAGTAAGAGAAAAATTAACGGAAGGGACCGACAGCATGATTAAGGAAAATATCAAGGTGAGATTTGGCAACTCTAAAACTGGATATAGTGACGTTACGGCATGGTTTAAAGAAAAGTTCGATAAGATCAAAATAAAAGCTTGACACACTAACCAAAGTTATACAATAATACGACACACAAACGGCAATAATGCCAAATTAAATAGGGTATAAATTATGACTAAATTAGCAGAACTGCAAGCGGCTTTAACTTCTAAGCGTGAAGATCTGGAACAAATGCAAGACACACTGGCAAGCATGGAAGCAGATCCGTTAGCTCACTTTGAAGATGAAGTTACTTCAGCTTGGGATAATTTCTTGAATGAGATGTACGGCGAACAGGTGGACGCTTTACCGTGGTATTGTGGCAGTGCTGCCCGACTCTGTGAAGACAAAGATAATACATTTTACCGCTGTGGTCTCAATGATTATGCTGATGGTTTTGATGTAACAGGGCTAGACGCTTACACCGATCTAGAAGGTGAGATCGAAGACTTGGAAAGTGAAATTGAATCACTAGAAGAGGAAATCGAAGAGTTAGAAGAAGAGGAGGAGGAAGACGAAGAGTAATTTGTTGACTTTTAAGTCATAGGGCTTTAGGGTAGGCTCTATGTTTAAGCGCCAATGCTTAGTAATGTAATCAAACACAAACCAAGGAATATATCATGACACGTAAAAACTTTAAGCCAGCAATTACAGCCTACGTTTTAGAATGCTTAGCCGAGGAGGATCACGGCTTAGATAACCCAACTAATGATCAAATTTGGGGACACGTTAAGAGCCGTATTGAGTTAGAATATGACCACATGATCAAGCGTGCAGGGCCGCAAAATGCGATCCGAGAATGGCTGTTAGGGCTGGCGATTAATTGCGATTTTACTTATTTTGATATTGAACAGCGTTTAAAATCTTGGGGATTGCTGGCGGGTAATGAAAGCGAAACAAAGTTATACAAAGAATTAAATCTTTACTGGGATCGCCTAGCGGCTGTTATCGCCCAAAATATTAGAAAAGTAAAGGTGGCTTAATATGGGGTTCTTCTCAAACTGGCTACAAAAAGAGATCGATGCGGATATCGAAAACCAATTGCGTGAGCACAATAATATCTATTCGGCTTACGAATACTTTGCGAAACAGGCTGGACAAGGTAACGTTGAAGAGTTTACCAGAATGTTAACACATACCTCAAACCTAGTTAATGGCTTGCAGCGACAAAATATTAACAGCTTGCAAGTGGCACACTGTAGCGCCTCAATGGTAAACGATGACTTTAAGAATGTGAGGGTCTACTGGTGCAAACAGGCCAAAATGGTTAAAGTTGTAGTATGTTAACAAGAAGGAAATTAAACCTATGCAAAATTTAGAACGTATCAACAAACCAGCTCGTAAATTTTCAGACTCGGATAATTTGAAACTAGAACGCAAACTTAAGCGCAAGGAGTTAACACAACGCAAAGCACAGGGCAAACTTTGCAAGCAATTAAGCCAGGGTTATGATTTCTAGATAGCATTTAGCTTATAGCGACTTAATTAATGGATAACTTGAGTCGCTATTGTTAAACGTTATTAAACCAAATAGGATGACACGCAATGTCAAAGTTAATAGTTAAGAATACAGAAAAATCAGGTATCGGGCAAGTAATCGGTGAATCTGTCACTTGTGAAGTTGAAGTATGCCGCCTAGCTGGTCACTCCAGTTACACAGTGAAGGTGGACGGAACATGCAAGGGGATCAGCAGAGCAACAGCTTTCGAGGCGTGGCAATGGGTGATTAATCACTTTAACATTTGGACAATTGAAGCGCCTGAAGTGAAACCGAAGAAAAAGAATAAATAATGCTTGCAATGTGAAATTAGTTAGATTATATTAAGTGGTAGATAGGCAAACATTCAACTAAACAAAGGGAATATACCATGAACAAGATCATCACTGCTAAACCAACTCGCCAAGCCGCAAGGGAATTTATTGCCAAGGCAAAGGCTGAGGGGGTGACACTATTAGCCGCACCATTTAAAGCTTATGGCTTATGGTGGGTGGAAACTAAGTCAAGACAAGTATTGAGTTTGAAACGTTAATTAAATTTACAAATTAAGGAGTCGATAACATGGGCACACGTGCAACAGTTCAAATCCAAGTAAATGAAGTCCCTTTATTAACTATCTACCGCCAATATGATGGTTACTTAGATGCAATGGGGCGGGAAATTTTAAGCCAGATAACCAAAGAAAATGTTAACGGTTATTCTGATTCAAAGGCACAGTTTAACGGGCCTACAAATCTGTGTGCGATGTTAGTCTGTGTACTGAACAAGTCGAACATCACTAAAAATGATGTAGAATGTGGAAATGTATATATTCAAGATCATCCAGAACATACGAACCAGTATAATGATTACCGTTATACTATTAACTTCGAAAATCCACTAGCTAAGCCGCTAATTAAAGTGGATTCGTATGGAGAAATTACTAATTGGATGACAGTAGAAGAGTTTTCAGAGCATATCGAAAAAGAATATTTGGAGGATTGACTACCAAGTGTGAATATTAAGCCAGCCTAACAAGCTGGCTTTCTTGTATATGCATATAACACTTGTTAAACGCAGCCAATCACGCCACAATCGATTATCTTAAGTTATTAATGCAATCGTATAGCCTAAAATTATCGTCGCTTAAAATGCATTCTAGGGCGTTTTAGTGGAGGGATAAATAATTTAAAAATATTTGCAATTATTTTGCATTCTACCCATTGCAATCTAAATTTAGTTGATCTACTATTTACACATCGAAACGAAACACCACAAACAAAGGTAGACGAAATGAGTGTATTATACGCAAACTTACAAAAGCTGGCATGTTGGATCAAAGAAGGTGACGAATACTTTATTGGTCGTTGTGTAACTGAGTGCGATAATACTATCAAATCAATGTTAGACGATGGTAAACGTGCTGAAGTTAAAGAGGTGATGCTTGCAGCGATCCAACGTATGCCAAAAGAGATGGGCTTTTATATGGCGCAATCTTGTATTAATCGCGGTGTAAGCTTGATTTAAATAATTTCAAAATAGGGCTTGTAATAGTCAGGCCCTTAAGCTAATATCTTAATCAATGAATAGCGGCAATGTTGCCAAGGTTTAAAGAAGGAATACCCAATGAAAAAGCCAAACATTCTCAAAAGTAACAAAGCGGTATTAGTGTTAATCTGTATGTTGACAGCCGCCATTATCTACCATACAGGTGTCAAGGCTGAGAAAGATTGCATCGCTCAAGGTTATAACGCTGGCTATTGTGCTAAATTGTTAGATTAAGAGGGGGTAAATCATGTTAACATCTTGGATCATCATCGGCTTAACTTGGGTAGTGCTAGCGATATTTGCCGTGCGGTTTAATTATGTGGCCACTGTGGGAGATTGCGACAAATGACACAAACTGAATATATAGTATACTGCTACTTTTGTGAATGTGAAGGAGAAATACTGCTATCATGGGAAACTATTGGAAAGAAAGCAGATTAAACGCAATAGCAGACATTCTAAGCGACTTTTATAGCTAGGTAATGTGATTGCATAGGGAAGGATGAAAGCCGCTTATAGTGAATTGTAAGCGGCCTTGTGTTAGGTGAAAATAGTTGGAATTTATTTTATATAGGGTATTGACACAAGCTGAAAACCTGTTAATATTTAACACATGGAAGGCAATGGTGCCGCGAACGGTAGAAGGTAGAATAAAATGAAAACATGCAATTGGTTAGTAGTAGATTACAACAACAAAATGGCAGACATTATAAGGTACATTAAAGATCATACGGAAAGGCTTTCTGAAGATAGGATGCTCAATATAATAAGATTGAAAAAATTAGCTTTAAAAGACCTCTACGCTGAGTGGCAAAAATTGCCAAATTGCTATAAAAGCCAACCCGACAATTTAGGTGGAAGATAGAATAAAGCCCTCTTTCGAGGGCTTTATTGTTAGGTGAAAATAATTGGAATTTATTTAAAATAACGCTTGTATCCTGTGATAGACGTGTTATATTCACCACATAAAGATTTTTAAAAACACCGATAACTAAGGACACGACCATGAAATTCCAAGAAATCTTAAAAGCCGTCACTACTAAAACTGACAAAATATCAGGCCACTTAATAGCCGATCAGTTTGTAATATTAAAAGTGATAGCTAAAAATAAAAATGGTAAAGTGCTAGACTACACTAGCCACAAACAGAGAAACATCACAGGACTGGCTGCAATTGCAGATAGAGCCAAGGCCAGACTAATGATGGAATACAAGGGTTCAAACGTAACGATAGAATACAGTTTGTAAACGATAGCATGAAGCAAAAAGCCCTTAGAAGTGATTCTAAGGGCTTTATTGTTACACTAATTCATTGATAGTGGAGGCGGCTAGTTTGTTTCTGGCCCCTTCAGTGCTTGGATCATTTCAAAGGTAACATCTTTACCTTTTGCAGACTTCTCTTTGTGGAATATGCTGGGATCAAACTTATAGAGTTTACCTTCTAAAATATTCCCCATAATATCTAAATACCTAAGCCGTGGCAGCATCCTAGGGATTTTTAAGCGGTAGACATTCTTGTCTTTCTTGCCGCCTAGTTTCATCCTAGTTACTAACACAAAACCAGCCTCACTGAGTAACCCTATCTTGCGTTGCACAGTACGAACATTCATACCCAAGTCTATCCCTATCTGATCCTGATTTGGATAGATTGAATTATATCCGTGGGCATAGCCATATGCAGATAAGTAAGAGTATATGGCCCAGCATTCTATATCTAGCTTAACACACAAGCCATTATCTTTATTTTCTACCGTTGAAATCTTTGTTAAGTATTGAGGCATCATAAAGTAGTGCGCCCCCTCTTCAGCGTTAACCTTGTGAACTTCTACTAAGTCCAGTGCTTTGGTTCTTATCTTCATTTGTATTAATACCTGTGTCAGTATTGGGGACAGTAGCACAGCTACCAGAAATATGATCTTGTAAAATCTTCCTAATGTAAGACCTAAGAGGGGCCTCCCCGCTTAATTGATCGAGCTGGTCTATCATATGCCTAGGCAAATTTAAGTCTAATTGCATCCTAAAGCCCTTTGTAAGTAAATGATAACTATTATCGTTTATATGCTATTTTACCATAAACTCTTGATCTCACTCAATACGACAATTTGTCATATCGAGAAATGACTAAGTTATTGATTTGCTTAATTATGCTCGATACGACATTTTGTCGCTGTATAAACTAATAAAACAAGGGCACACTTTTATACTATTGTCAACTATTAAATAATACACATCACACAACAATCTAATCACTAGCAAGCACTATGCCAACTTTAAATTATATCCATCTATGTCATAACATGACAAAATTCTAATGTTATTTGCAAAATGCAAATGATAGTGATTATTGTTTAGATGCGAGTGCATCTTATAAGGTAATTGTTCAGTGATGAGTAGAATGTCAGACGATAGTGAGTAATGGCATACATTGTATGCAAGGTTATATTGTTATACACATCATGCGTATGAATTGAATAGTTTGATGCATAGCATCATAGAGTAATAGTGTGGGGTAAAGTTGGTAAGCTGATGGACGAATGCTTAGTTATACCGTAGGTATATAGGATTAAATTTCATACGCATGTTGCGTATAGATTAGATAATGTTGAGAGAAGTGATAAGTGTGGGGAATTGTTAAGTATGCCGAAGGAATGCTTAACAATCTTTTCCCTCTTCGCCTTGCTTGCACAATGCAAGCCATTTTATATCCTAACGTGTCGTCACTCGACACAACATTAAATAATAACACTAATAATAATCATTATCATTACACCATAAATTCAGTATTGAATAGTAATCTAAGTGATAACGATTATCGTTATCGAATAGTAATATGTTTGTGCCTGCACACGGCACTAATAAGAATTATTCTTATTTAAATCAGGTTATACGAGTGTATAGAAAACGGTTAGATGATAATGGTTCTCATCTAAGATGAAAGGTGTGGTTATTGGTGCCAATTCAGGCACAGCAAGGGATTGGAGGGCTTAGGCCGATGGCCTTGATATTACACCAAGATAGAGAATATCAGACAGGCTGGCAGCAGCCTTGCTTAATACCTCAGACGTAGCGACAGTAATATCCCACATTAATTCAATCTCGTTCCTATGGAACAGGGGTATCAATATTCACCCCAAAAATTGGGGGTGGGGGTGTTATTCCTATCGAAAATGTATAAATTCGTCACAAAGTGACGACATATTAATTCCATCCCGAAGGGATAAATATTACACCATCACTAAAATTTATATCCCTTCACCAAACGCTCTATATCACACTAGGATGAATGTTTCTGACAATGTAATACCATCGCACCACATCTGGTGCAAACGTCTATTAGCATAGCTCTATGGAGCTTTAAATTGATATCCTGCATGTAACCATGCCACATGATATTATTCTCCTGCTAAATTGCAGGAAAGGGGGTATGTTTTATTTCCCGTTATGGCGGGGGTGGGGTAGTTTTGGGAGTAAACTTAGAAGGGCGTTGCTAGGGCAACTATAATATAAAGTAAAATGTTTATATAAAAGAATTGGTTTACATATCAATTATGTACGGTAGTGTATCAATACAATAATACACTATTGCGATGTTTGTATTGTGGATACGATACAGTACAACACGTTGTTGATATTATGAACAGTGTATTTTATTATACAACACTAAGGAAGGAATTGAGGTGAAATATGGGTAATAATAAGAAATGTTGGTTTAGAGAGGTAATTAAAATAAAACTAGAGGTTAACCCATGTGTTAGATAGTTGTTTAAAGCTCATAGGAAGCATCAGGAGAGGGGATAATAGATTGGCAGTGTGTTTGTATAGGGTAGAGTGGAAGCCCATTATAGAGCTTCCTAGGGTGTTTAAATGGAGGGTGTGTTAGAGAGGATTCTAGCTTTAGAAATTGAACTCATAAACCCTCTTTACTCAATTATAAAACTCAGCCTTTAAGCATCCGCAACTATTAGTCTTTCCACTGGACAGATTATCAGAAACAACAACCTTCTCATTTCCGCACTCACACAAACAAAGCCATAAATGTTTATTCCTATGGTCTTTGCCTGCGTGAGATATAACAGTTAGTCTCCCATGCTTATCGTTGGTTCTATCTTTAAATCTAGGCACTTAATGCGCTCCTTAATTCTGTTCACGCCAATATCGAAATAACTTTTATCCATCTCTATTCCAATAAACTTACGATTAAGATTAACACAAGCTACACCTGTCGTAAAACTTCCTGCCGTAAAATCTAAAACCGTCTCACCCTCGTTAGTGTAGGTCTTAATTAGGTATTCCATTAGAGCGACTGGCTTTTGTGTAGGATGTAGTTTTGATTTTTGCTTATCAGTGCTTGTCTTGATAACGCTTCTTGGATATCTAGATGTTGAATCGTAGCTAGTTTCACCTTTTTGATTTCCGTAGCAATCAGAAAGCTTTTCTGCTCTATCAACTCTTAACGCAACTTTTCTTTCATGGCCGTGCGTCATTTGAGGGTTATAAGTCGGTGGCTTTGAGTAAAAAACTAAAATATCTTCGTGAGCCCTCATAAATTTACTTTTTGCATTTAAATGACCTGTAGCAGTGGTCTTTTCCTATACCAAAGATTCTTTAAGCATTGGTAAATTGCTACATGAAAGAACGCTTGTAAACGGCTGACTCGCCGTCATAACAATAGCACCATTATACTTGATGATACGCTTCAACTGTTCCCACATAGGTTCAAGTGGAATAATTGAATCCCACTTACACGCAGTCGTGCCGTAAGGAGCGTCCGCAAGAATCATATCTACACTACCGTCAGGAATTTCTTTCATCCGTTCTAAGCAATCGCCTTTCATTAGCCATAAAGTATCATTCTTAAAATCTGTCATGTTTTCTCCTTGTTGTTGATAAAACCCCACAGAATCGCCCCTATGGGGGTTGTGTTAGCAGTGTGAATAGACACTACAAATTTAAGTATGTTACATCGTTACAGGATAACCCAAAGCTGTCAATTCCTCTTGTAGCTTCTTAATCTGAACATTGTTGTGATGTATCTTAGCAGCAATGTTCTTAATCCATTCTGTTGTTGCCAATCCATACAACCCAGCAGATAAGTCCAGTCCATCTGCTTGTTCATCTCGGTATGCAGCGTCACATAAGCCAGCTACTAATGTGTTTAATACTTCGTCAGTACTTACTGATGAACTTTTGGTAATAACATTCACACAATTAACGCCACCTACGATATCTACATAAGTGGAGGGATGATTAGGGCTAAAGTGATAAGTCCCACCCTTCTCTAAGATTACATACTGGTCTATTTTATTCATACATTGTACACTCATTTTTAATTATCTCCTCGTAAACCAACCAACCTAGGTAATTGGCAGCATTATCCCCAAATTCATTATTGTTGCATATGCGTAGAATAAGTTTGTGTTTGAATAACTCAGACTTACCTGCTTTACTGACAACATCACCATCGAATGTAGGCTTTTTAACGATTTGACGTAACACTTCCTTCGCTTCACCACTTAATACCTTTGCAATCTTCTTAGCCTCTACATAATCATCCCACTTATCCTCTCCGAAGGCATTGTTGAAGTTTTCTTTAATGTGTTCTTCGAATAACAAGTGGTCATTACTGGCAGCATACTTGCAATAAGCTTTAATCAGGGAGATTGAAGTCTCCTCTGGGTAGTCTTTATACTTTGTTTCCACATACTCTACGAAATTCATAATTAGCTCCTTAATCTACCTTAAACATCTTGTATGAGGTCTTCATACCCCAACCCATTCTCAACCATAAATTCTAGCTTCTTAATCTCCTCATACATATCTTCCACTTCAGCAATAAACTCATCCATCAGCCACTCATCTGGCCTTTCTGAACGCCAATATTGCATCCTCTTACCTAATGCACTCTTACAGTCATCTGGTGTTGTGTATACCATAAGTTCCCCTATTAACCTTCCACATCAAATTGGACAATACCAGACGCTTCCTCATAGACTGTATTCACTCTATCCAACAATGCATCACATAATCCTGAAGCCTCATCGTCATCTAGTGCTGATACAAGCTCATTGAGGAAATCCTCCATGCTCAGTAGTATACTAGCTGCATTACCGATACCAAGATATTTGTATTGCTCTTGTGTTAATTTAATTTTATCCATGTTTCCTCCTGTTAATTAAAGTAAATTCCCATCTACATCACAGTATTGTCATTGTGCTACCCCTCCGAGATGTGGGCATGGATAATCATATTCTGGGGAATTATTTCTATGCTACAATCGTCATCGTCGAGAATAATATCAGCTACAACCTCATACACCTTGTTTGGTGTAAGGTCATAAATAATAGCCTTCTCCACCTCTGGTGTTGATTGGAACATTACATATTGTGTCATAAATCCTCCATTAGTTCTGATAGTCTAACATCTGAAAGTGTAGGGTTCTTGACACCAATACTTCCCAACCAGTCCATTACATCCTGCATTGATTTTGAGTAGTCAAAAACTTTACTAACACTCTTATCATTAAAGGTGTCAATCCCGACCTGAACACATGATGTGTATGTTGCTACAAATTTCATAATACCTCCTGCCCACAATGTAAATAAATAATGTCATCAACATACTCGTTCAAACATTCACCATCGTCTTGTTTTGCGGATCTAATAATAGTATCTGTCCTAGTATATGGGTTGTTATGCCCAATTACCTTGTGAGAGTCTGAAGAGTCCGTTGCAAGTTGTCAGCTAACTGTTTTGCATTGCCAGCTTTACCAAGACGTTTTAACGCTTCCGACTTCTTTAAAGCCGCTTTTTGTGCTTGTGTCATACTAGCGTCCCCTAAATTATCCCCTAAATTAAGAATGCATTGTGGTGCTGAACCTTGGTCGATACCCATACCACACTGTTTATACCCTAAGAGGAAACCCTCTTTTAGTGACTGGGCTTTGACCTCGGCAACCACATCAGACCAAACATCGGATGTAAAATTAATATTGGCACCATTCAACCACGCCAGACAAGCTTCCTTATGTTGTGGGAGGCAGAGGTAGTAGTCAAACTCATCTTGAATTGGGAGGTTATGAGTTTCAAACCAACCCTCCTCTACGTGATATGCATCCCTACAGAATACTACCAAATTCATGTTGGCAGCTTTAGCAACAATTTTATCATAATGTTTGTGTTTCATATTATTCTCCTTTAGCTACCCATACAATACTTCTCACTTCCTTTGGTTCCACTTCAACCATCTCATCGAAGGTTTGCCAATAGAACCCTGCATCTTCCCAACTGTTCTCGCCAGAATAGGAACACACCGTAAACTTGAAGTATCTGGGTGCGTTACCATCCATAATCTCCACAACACGAGACTCATCTACACGCCAGCGATATTCTATAGAATCACCTTGCCATTTGGTAGGGAAGCATTCTAATAGTGCTTCACGTAACCCGTCCATTGATACATCATACCCGTGTTTGATATTATATTCAATAAGCAATTGTGCTAATGTTTTCATACTATTTACCTCCACGTTCATTCATGTATTCAACCTTCTCAATTGTGCAACCCAAACCACCACAATGCTCACACTCATGCACAGGTGCATTAATTACATCCATAAGATGGTCTAAGTATAGCTTAATGTTCTCCACCAAGTCAGCCAAGTTTTCACCCTTGAATCCCGCAATTGGTGTGTAGTCTTGATACTTCTTGCTAGGACACATCTCGAAGATTTCCACTTCCTTAGCTTCAATAGTTTGAGACTTGAATTGTGGTTTGGCGTAACTACGCCCGTTACTTTTCTTAATTTCAGTTTTGTAAACATAGGGCTTAATCTGCACACGTTTCTTCACAGTGAAACAGAAATTATAATCGCTAGTCACACGTGCATACTTGGGGTTGATATTCTTCTTGATATGGTTACGCACGATAGCAAATGTTGTATCACTACCAATGTAGCAAGGACGATTGTGGATAACCAAATCTGGTGTCAACAACTCCTCTAGTTCATAGTAATGCGTGATATCGGATAGTTTAGCCTCTGTAGGTTTCTCTGTCCAACCAGAACCTTGGATTAAGGTAATCTTAGCATCCTTGTAATTGTTTTCAATCAAGCTATGCTCAATAGTCCCTTTGTAGTCTACTTGAAACTCCACATCTACAAAAACGTAAGGTAGTTCCTCGCGAACACGTTTGTAGAGTCCACGATAGGAGTAATACTTACTACCAGAACCAAAGTAGAAATCCCCGTCGCTATCTTTAATTTCATCAGCATCTTCTGGTGTAACTACTTTAGGAATAACACCTTCGATGAAAGTAGAGTCATCTCGTAGCACCCAAGCTGCTGCACCATAGCCACCGTGGACACGTTTCTTAATGGACGTGATTGTGTCCTCTCCTTCTAAGAAATACCAGTCATCGCGATGTTCACTCTTGGTTAGAGGTTTGCCGTTCACTGTGTCTACATTATAGATGCTCTCACGTTCCCTACGGTAGTTCCATTTGGTGGTTGCATAATACAACCCTTTCTTGCTACGGTAGGCCACTAATTCTAATTTCTGTGTTTGTGGACTCATATCATTCTCCTTTAAGTTTGCGGTCTAAACGAGCCTTAATCTGCATCAACTCTTTGTGGTAGTGGTCTACCGAACTTAGTTGCGCCCCATACTCCTCAGTTTCTTCTGGATTAGGTTTATCCCCTGACAGTGTAGCATAAACTGTGTACTTGGTAGTCAACATTTCGTAGTCTTCGTAATGATCGTCGTTTACGTCAATCTCCTCGTTTTCCAGTCTGGAAAACTCCCAAGTGTCAGACTCTTTACTGTCAATATAATCAGCAATTTCCTTCCAGAAACCTGCCAAGTAATGTGGGTCGTTAGCACAATCATACTGTACCACAAACGATTTAACAGCAACAGGCTTATCCTTCTCCCATTCAATACTGTTTAAATCACGTAGTGCGACTTGATAGTTATTTCTAACTTCATTAAATTTCTGAATATCGTAGGCGAGCCAAGAATCCTCTAGATTGATATTAAAGGGGTATTTATCTTCTATGCTCATGTTATTTCCTCCTAATTATTTACAACGTAACACACCAATTGTGTCACGATGACATACTATTTTCTCACCATCTTTGGTGACACCATGTGTATTGCCGATAGTATTAGTTTTCCACTTGTTACCTTCCACATCACGGGTAGTCCCAGTGGTGTCAACTCTGTTAATATCGCCTTCTGTAGTAGACTTTACACCAAGAATATGTGAGTTGTCAACTACATCATTACGCGATGTGGATTTATATTCTGTCACAACTTTACCCTCACTCTTACAACGTGTGTTTCCGAAGGTATCTGTGTAGCAAGTTTCAGATGCTAGGGATGAGAATGTTGTGAGTGTTAGCAGGAGTAAGGTTTTCATTTTAATCCTCCCTTCCTGAATATAGATAGAAGTAGTGCTAACACCACAATTGTCATTGAAACTATGTAGGTAATTAACAAGTAATTATACCCAAAGTTATTCATCGTAAAGTAGTGCAATCCTATATAAAGCGTCACCAACAATAACTCCTTTATATTAATGACAGGTAATTCTCCACGAGGGGTGCATAGTGCACCAATGAGAGCAAATATACCAACAATTAAGGTTATACCTGTAACACCCCAAGCAAGCCACTGGTATACAACAGGGGCGATAGATTCGGGGAATAACCAAGATAGTGCAATACTACCTAGACCTAACAACGCACCTACTCCAGCTTGCCGATTAAATTTTGTATTAGCCATCATTTACTTTCTCCTTTAGCGTATTGTTCAATGTAATATTGTTTGATATCTATTGGTGTATGGCTGTAATCTATACCGTGTTCACCCATCATCACACCACAACCACATAAGTCGTCTGGAACTTTACGATACTTCCACTTGGCGATCAGTTTTCTAATTTGATACCACATAGTTATTCTCCTACGCAAATAAATTAATGTTATGTTTATCCAGTATACGACACACAGCAGATTGTGTCCACACATTTTTACCATTAGGCGTAGGCACATTAGCATCATTGAGAAACTGTGCCACTTTAGCTTGCGTAGGGCGCTTACCAAGATACTTTAATGCTGTGTGTATATGTGGCACAACATACTCAGTTTTAGCCTTAGCTTGCTCCCTACGAGCTTTTAGCACACTTTCTACGGCCTTCTGTCCATTACCAGAGTTCATTCCATAATTAGGTGATGCACGACCACTACGTATACCTTTGGCTTTAGCTACTGCACATGCACGTTTAGTCCTGTCACGAAGATCCTTCCTCTCAGCCTCTGCCAAACTCGCAAATATGTGTAATTGTAAGTTCTCAGCATTTGGCATTCTAGCCACTCTAAACTTGACATCACTCTCCATATATTGGGCAATTTGTGATACCCTACGAGATAGACGGTCAAGTTTGGCAACAACTAATATAGCCTTTTGTTCACGGCAAATTTTCATTGCCTTCTGCAATTCTGGTTTATTGTCGGCAGCACCAGAAATGAATTCGTAGAAGTCCCCCACAACTTCATGATTTGGTAACGTGGCTAGATAATAATTTATGTCTGCCATCTGGGAGTCAAACCCGTGCTGGGTTTTAACCTTATCTTCTTTAGATAAACGACGATAGATTACAACCTTCATAAAATAATACCTCCAAAGAACTTAATCAATGGAGGTATTCTAGTGTGGTTAAATTGTAATGTCAAGTATATTTATCGAGGATATTGCAAATAGTTTCCAACTCCTCGACTGCAATACCAGCAGGAATGTCGCCGAATTCGAATGTATTACCAATAACCCTAGCCATCTTATTACATCGACGGACGATTGCATGGTCTTCCTCTGTGCGATACACACCATTATACAGCCCGTGTTGCAATCCATCCAAGGAGAATAACGTAGTCTCTCCATAGGAGACAACATCAGTTACCTTCTGCATACATTGAGTTACAGGGTTATATACTTGCATACCAACTTTAAGTTCGTCCACTGCAAGGGGTTTTGGTATTTGTGTCATGTCAATCTCCTAAAATATAACTAGCGGTTGGTAACAATTCTTCCTCTGGTGTGAGAGGACGTGTGCTCCACGTTATGTATCCGAGGGCAGACTCAGACCTTTGTCTCTGAACCCACTTGTCAATTTTACGCTTAACGTGTGGGCCAGATGTCTTCTCCTCGTTGAGAATTTTATTGTGGCTAATCATCATTACTCTTTCTTCCACGATTACACCTCCACCAACACACCATGCACACTATAACGCTTCAATAAAACATCTACTGTATCCGAGTGCACAGATTTAGTCACAATAATATATCCCTCAGCGTCATACTGTGAGAACACTATATCATTACCTAAAGATAAGTCAATCACTTTAGTGCTGCGATACCTATCAGAGTGAATCTTATTCAACCCTTTCAATCTCACACAAGTATCTAGTATGAACGATACATCCCCTTCAAATTTAGGAGGTGTGGAGTCTGTAATCAACTCTGTGATGTCAAACTCCTTATATCGTGCACATAAGTCTGTGTGAGAGTTGTATACTAATAAACTCATTTGCACACTCCTTTGTATTTGTTACCAAGTATCTCAATAAACATCTCATGTGGTATAGAGCCCATCTCTGTAGATGGAATCAAGAACATGAACCCAACGTATTGTAACGAATGTTTAGCTTCAATCTTAGCATCATCTACTAGTGTCATAAATACCGCCCTAAGAATATCCCGAGTTTCATCCACCTTGACATTCCTAGGGTCTAAGTATGGTGTATGCGTTCCAATATCACTACTGGATAATAGACACACGTCATCACTGAATAGGGATAGGTAACTGGCTGCTGATAATGCCTTCATTATAACAAGCTTAATTTTCTTATCACGAATACATTTATCAGCTAAGTGTGCCTCCTTTAACTCACCACCATTACTTAGAACAGTGATTGTATCACCAACTTTAACCCTGTCACCACAGATTTCATCTTTAGATACAATATCTATAGTCTCAAGCACATAATTAGCTGAGGATGAAAAGCTACATAACAGGAGAGCTGTTATAATCAAGTATTTCATATTGTTTCCTTTTAGTAGTTCCCTGCAAGCAGGATAATTAAGGTGATGATATACACCATAGTAACATTCTCAAATGTCCAATGCTTCTTGATTGACAGAAGCACTTCATGCCTCCCCCACAGACTAAATAATATAAGTTCAAAACCTACCATATTCCACCAAATGTATCTATCTGGCGGCATAAACCAATCCGTAAGTGTCTGCCATTGCAGGGTATTCAACCCAACAAAGAATATTGCCTGTGTTAAGATAATAACCTTTGTTAATTTCATGGTGCTTAGGAAGGAAATTACCAAGAGGATGGTAATCAACTCATGAACTGTTTGCATCATGAACCAACTACCACCATCAAGATAATATGCCTTGGTAAATCCCGTTACCACCCAACTGGCAGAAAACCAGATACAAAACTTACGTATCTGGACATTCGGGTGAAACACTGCGGTCATCACCATGAACAACTTATATAGGATTGCCCAATTTTCTATAGGCAACACCATAAACATTTCTAGTTATCCTTTTTGTCTGGCGGGTTCCCGCTTCCTGCCATTGGCGAAACCACATTATCACCTGACACAACTTTGGCAGATTGCATATCTTCCAACATCGGAGCAATCATGTCCTCGTAATATTCAACGCCACCAATAGTGACTACTTTACGTTCAACGGGTTCTTCCTTAGCAACGATTTCATAATCCCATACAAGCTTACGTTCATATGTGAATTTGATTTCCGTCTCTGGTTCAGCTTCAAAGTCTGTACGATCATTCTCATCAGAATATAACAACATTTCGTGTCCAGTGTATAGGAAATAACACCCCTCCTGAATTTCAATATTTTCAAATTCATCCTCCCAACCAATACCTTGTTCAAAGCAAGCTTCTTGGAATGCCCGAGACAATTCCTCATCAATACTACCATCTGGCTTGCGGCAATCTAATTTCACATTAGCAAGTGATTTTGGTGTATTGGTAACAAGGTTGGTAACAGATTCAGGTTTAGTCAACCCTAGGTGTTCGTCAACTTGGTCTAGTGTGAGGAGGACGGCGTCTTTTCCGAAATATACAACATTGTCAAAGCATCGGGTATTATTTTCACCGTCTACCACGAAATACCGCCAGATTGAAGGTGTGAATGGGTAATCAGCTTCCTTATCTAAACCCGCCACACCACGACAACGTGTCACACCGACACTGACAGCATTATCCAACACTCGCTGCACTTCTTGATCAGTCATCCAATCTTCATGCTGAATGTAAAATGGTTTAACTCTGAGATTATTCATCTCCATAATATTCTCCTTAGTTTAGGTTATTAATAATGATTGCAAAATCCACATCTTCAGTTAATACATATTCTTCGTGCGTAAGGCATGTTTCATAATCACACAAGTCTACCAGTCCAACAGATAATGCACCCGTGTATTCAAAATTCGTATCTACTACTTCCATTACATCTCCTTATTTTAGTTTTTGTTTACTCTCAATCTCAACCTTGGTGTCGGCAACCATCTTATCCACTCGAATACCTTTGAAGATAGGTAAGAACAAACTATGTTGCCCAGTTTTCTTATCCTGTGTGATAGAATCATACTCTACTTCTACGACTTTGCCAACAATATTTTTATCATTCCAAAAAATTTCTCGTTGCTCATCGGAAAATCCGCTACCACAAGACACTTTGATATCACCACAATCAGATTCTAGCAGCAATCCACCAAGTTTACCAGCAGCCTTCCCTTCACCTTCATACATGCCAACAATTTCCAAGTCAGCAGTGTCCTTCCTTTTCATTTTGACACAATCCACAGGCTTGCCATTATCTACCCAATAAGTATTAAGTTGTTTGAGGATAGCACCTTCAAATCCAGCACGAACATAACCCTCAAACACACTATTAGCTTCGTCAAATGAGTTCACGATGGTGCGAGGAATTAGTTTGATACGTTCACAACCACTCTCTTGAATCATAATTTCAAGTAGGTTACGTCTTTCAGTGTTGGTGAATGGATATTCTCCTTTAGGTTGATAATAGTTAGTGTCAATACAATCCCAGACTTGGTAATAGACACCATCACATTCCTCTTGTGTGGCAGTCCCTTTGATTACCTTACCGATAATACCGTTACCAAACTCACGAGTCCCTTTAGTCAGGTCGTACACAAGCTCACCTTCTAGTGCAAACCCTTCAAATGCTGGATTAGACAATTCACTCTCCAGTAGGGTTAATCCAGTAATAGGATTTCCATTGCGTGACATCATTGTCACACCATCACTGCTACACACAGAAGCACAGTAACTACCGTCCGACTTCAGTTCGATAGCAGCGGGGTATTTAATCTTAGACAGAGCCTTCTCTGACATACTTACAGCGCCCTTGCGAGGCGGGGTTACGATTAAATCCTTCCACACTTTATTGATGGTAGATTGCCCAACACCGCACCTTAAATCCTTCTTAATAATGCGACAAACAACCTCCGCTGCACGATAATCGATAGCCGATAGGGTATCAACCAGAAGTTCCATTGCAGCATTACCAGTGAATTGACGAGTGCTGAGGTGTGTTAGCATATCCAAGACGTCATGTGTTACAAAAGGGTATTCCTCAAAGTGCTGCCATCCGTCACGGATGTTCTTAATGTAGAATTGCACAGTTGGTGAATATGCTAAACGGAAACACTCTTGTAGCAACTGATTATCCTTGTGAGATGAGAGAATAGAC